GGGTTTTTATTTATGACGACACCAGGAGATTTCAGCACACTTGACTTCTCCGTTCAAGAGAAGGAGCTTCTAACTGCACTTTACTCCGCGGTCACGGAGCTAAACTACTGGGAGTATATGAAGGGAGAGCCTTCCGGAGGGAACTTTACGTATACTCCCGACATTCAGTTCAGACAGGTTATGGCAAAGGTTGGGACGGGTTATGACCATATCATGATCGGCGTATGTGCTCGCATCATCCAGAGGATCGCGCGGACTGGTTGGAAGGAGTGGGAGCCCATCACGAGCAAACGGACTGAGTTTCTTGCTCTTCCAAACGACATGACACTTACTCAGCAGTTCAGGGCTATTGCCGAGCATCAGAATACGAGGATGACATACGCAGAGATGCGTGAGCGTTTCGGTTAAACAATCCTTGTTGTTCAAATACAATGAGCCGTCTCGAGTTTATGGTTCAACCACCTGCTTGGTTCTATTCGCGAATCCTAGTGGGAGCCGGACGAATGCTCACACCCAGCTTTGTAGCAAAAAATAACATCACTCACGTAATTAACTGTGCGTTTCCTCAAGACTCCCCGGGCTGGTTTCAGCGTACGTACCGGTCTCGGTATATATGCTTGGGAGCCGTTGATGACATCAATGCCAATATTTTACGTTGGTATCCCGCCTTTGAGAATGTGATGTCTCGGATGTTGCGGGAAGGAACGGGCACTGTTTTTGTCCATTGTCAGTGCGGAATCAATCGCTCTGCCTTTTTGAGCCTAACCTATATTGCTAAGAACTTTGGTTTCGAGTATGAAGAAGCTGTCAAGATCCTGAAGAGACAACGTCCGTGTATGTTTACAAATTCAGTCTACATGAAACAAACGAGAGAATTTGTAAATGGATGTGTTCAGAGTGAGAAAGATTCGAGAGTCGAACGCATCGGGGACATCGATGGGGACACTGGACTCAGTTCATCAGGAGCTTGTGCAAGGGATGAAGGAAACCAAGACAAAACAGAACGAACTCACGGACTCATTAAAAGCCCTCCAGCAACAGAGACTGTTACTTGATTCCTCTGCAGAACTCAAAAATATTGTCAAGTGTTCACAACTCGATTCGCAGATTCGCGAGATAGAACAGGAACTAGCACAAACAAATCCGGTCGAAGAATACTATGTGAAAAACATGGATATTTTGATCGATTACTATGGAAAGCAAGATGCAACACATATTTCTGCTCCTGCTCCCAAAGAGGCGAATACGTTCCTCAAGTTCTTTGTCGCGAATGTGCCGACAGTGGACACTGGGTTATCGAAGAAGCAGATGTTCGATGAATTTGTATCGCGTATGAAACTGAGCAATGGACCTGAGGCTACACAACTGCTGACGGAACACTGTACTGCGTGTAATGTAGCTCGTGAAGAAATCAGTTCTGAAGGAATTCTGGTTTGTCCGTCATGTGGTTCGGAAGAGTACGCATTGGTTGTGTCTGACTTTCCGAGTTTTCGTGATCCTCCTAAGGAGCGAAACAATTACGCGTACAAGAAGATCAATCATCTCAATGAGATTCTCAACCAGTTTCAAGCAAAGGAGTCTACGATCATTCCCGAAGAGGTCATGAATGAAGTGGTGATGGAAATCAAGAAACGCAGAATCGACAACATTGCCGATCTGTCAGAGGAGGATATTCGACAGATACTCAAGAAACTCAATCGGTCAAAGTACTATGAACATCGTGCTCATATTCTGAGTCGTCTTAATGGTAACCCCCCTCCTACCATCACGGCCGAAATTGAAGAGAAGATACGTGCCATGTTCCAGGAGATTCAGGCTCCGTTCCTGCTGTACTGCCCCAACGACCGCACGAACTTTTTGAGCTACAGCTACATTCTGTACAAGTTTATGGAACTTCTTGACATGGACGAATACCTACCCTATTTCCCGCTCTTAAAATCACGCGACCGCTTGATCGCACATGACCAAATCTGGTCAAAGATTTGTGAGTATTTACATTGGCAATTTATCCGTTCTGTCTAGCCGATGACGATTTATTCAGAGTCTATGATAATGGCAAGAAGGCCTGATTTTATGGTTACCGCTCTCGCTACAACCAATTGTTCAGGTTGTGTTTTAACTCCTGATGGACAATCGCTTATTTTTACGACTGGCCACGAGGTACGTCGGGTTCCAGTGGGTGGAGGCGCCAGTGTTCAGATAGCAGGAAGGTTGGGAGAGGGCGGTGAGGACGGCTTAGTCACGACGCCGGCGCGCTTCAGGTGGCCTCGAGGCGTTGTCATCAGAGAGGACGGCTCCATCTTCGTCGCAGACGACGGCAACCACCGCATCCGCATGATCTCGCCGGCGGGCGCCGTCACTACCTTCGCCGGCAGCGGCGAGGAGGGTGGAGCCGACGGCGTCGGCATCGCGGCGAGCTTCAGATACCCTTCCGGCCTAACCCTCGGACCGGGCGGCGTCCTGTATGTGTCTGAGAGCCATCGCGTCCGCATGATCTCGCCGGCAGGCGCCGTCACGACGCTCGCGGGCAACAGGGTCCAGGGCTTCGCCGACGGCAGGGGCACCGAGGCGAGCTTCAACTACCCTACCGGCATCGCCGTGGACGCCAAGGGAGTCGTCTTCGTCGCGGACTCCGAGAACCACTGTATCCGCCGCATCACGAACGGCGTCGTCGACACGCTCGCGGGCAACGGTACGTTTGGCTCACGCGACGGCGTGAATGCGGCGGCGCGCTTCAACCACCCGCGCGGCATCGCCTTCGACCCCACCACGGGCAACCTCCTCGTGACCGACGTCGGCAACCAGCGGATCCGTAGTGTCGATCCTCGTACCAGAACTGTCACCACACTCCCCATCGGTGGCGGTGCTGCGCAGCGGCCACCTATTGGTGCTCCTCCATCAGATGCCGCGGGGCTCAATCTTACTAGCTTATCGGCGATTACAGTGGACCGCAACGGTACTCTCTATCTTGGAATGTATGGAGGTATTGTGCGTATCGACAATGTCAGAAGGATACGAGAACATGGTCGTGATTCAAGAAATGCCCTGCTTGCCGGGTTACTTCCTGACCCAAGACGACCGCTGGATGAAAAGAGAGCTGAAGCCGATGCCCCCATCGATCCCGATAGAGCTGTAAACAGAGTGCGCGAGTCTGGAGTTCTTACTGCAGGTGTAGGTCCATTCTTAAGTGGGGTTGAGCCGGTGTCAGGTCAAACTCAGGATATGAGATCGGTGCTCGGTTTTTTGGGAGATCAGCATACCGGACGGATACCGATGGGGTCTCGATTTACTGCGCCGCCACGTCCGTTGCCGGCAGCCGCACCTCCGTCGGGTGGTCGGAGTAGAAAAACAAGACGTCGCATGAAGAACCCATGTTGGAAGGGCTACACGGCATATGGTATGAAGAAAGGAGGTCCTAACTGTGTCCCCATCAAGTCCCGTCGTCAGCGGCGACGCGAGTAACGGCGACGGCGACGTACCTTGCGGCTCCGACGTCTACGACGCCCACCTGCAGGGTCTTGTGCGTCTAATCTTGTAACATTTTCGGGCCCAGGCAAGATATAGTCTGGACTGCGTACTACGAGTCCAGCAGGAAGCGGTTGGTCAAGCGCAACGACCGGGTTACGTGGGCTGTGAACCCCGTTCTGATTCGGAATGATTGTTCCTACAATATGGTAGTCCTTTCCACCCTTCGTTATATGAACAATTACGCGGTCACCTACCTTCAACGGTTCGGCAGCATTGATTAACTCGGAAGGGTCTTGCGACATTATTAATCGTAGAGGTTATCTTTAGGAATGCGAATTCGAAGTTTCCCCGAATCCGAAATAGCCACATCCTGGGGAACATGACCTCCCGAATGGAAGAAGTGAATCTGATCCAAATCACCCATCTCTCTCACTCGATTACGAAACCACAGTCGTATGAGTTCAAGCGGACGCCGAATTTTACCGGGTGGAGGACGAGCAACTGCTCCTGCCTCCACTAACAGTAACATCAGATGAGGCGATTCCTTGTCATTGAGACAGGCTCGTATAAAGTCGGGAAGTAAATGAGGCATCAATGAGTGGATGCGTTTGAGACGCAGCCACGCACTCATGAGGTTCTCTTCCTGAACACTTGAAGGACGCATGAAGGTATCGTGAACAAATGCGGAGCACATAGAACACTGCGACATTTAAAAATTGTCTTTTTTAGACCTGGCGAATTCGTTTTCGCCTACTTCCCCTTGGACATATTCGCCCTGAGAACGCAAGTCATCGCATACTCTACGGCGGCCTCGAGTTCAGGGTGTTCGAGGATCCCGTCGAAGTGGCGCCAGGTAGACCCGAGACGCTGGGCGATGGCCTCGTCAAACACACATGACTGCAGGTTCTGGCGTTGATTCCTGAGGTCCCGGCGCTTGAGAGCAATGCGGAAGTATCGCATCCTCGACTCGCGAGCCTCCTCCTCATTGAGCTTGTTCCAGCGGGTCGCGTCCGCCGTGAACGCGGCAAGCCCGTGCCGGACGAGGTACTGCACGATGCGGTATTCCTCGGTGTCACTCCCTCCGCTTCCCCCCAAGGATTCGCGGCTTGCCTGGATCTCGCTGAGGAGCACGTGGTCAACATCCTTTTCATCGGGATCGAACAGGCGCTCCATCGCGTAGGGGTGCCAGAGAGCGGCCTTAACGAAGCCCGCAAACCGCTCAGAATCTCTGCTGCTGAACTTAAGCCCCATGAAGAATTCGTAGGACGCATCCCCGATGTTCTCGTTCTCGGCGATAAACCGCCACAGATCGTCACCTGTGCGCAAAGGCCTGGGCTTGGCCGTCCTGCGGTATTCCAGGACCTTCTCGGAGAACTTGTCGAGCCCCTTGATCGCGATCTCCTGCATCGTCCTCATGACCCACGCATGAGAGGTTCCGGAGTGACCCTCGTACTTAATGTTGCGGTCGATCTTGCGAACGTCCGGTTGTTGCGTCCACGAGAACCCCTTGGGGTCGTTGAACTCGCGAAGGATGGTCCAGCCTCCATCCGTAGTGTTCACTGCCTGAGTGGCGTCCCGGAGCATGTCGATCTCGTTAATGGTGTAACCGAGCGTCGCGTAGTCAAAGTCGTTGGAAGGAGTATTCATTTTCAGCACTGAAATACGGTTGTCAAACGATATGTAAATCCATTTTAGACGAACGTGCTTACAAGGAAGTTATTCGCGAGGTGCGATGCCACAACGGCTACAGCACCCAATACTCCAGCGCCCTGCCACGATAAAATTCCGCCCGACGTATAGGCATTCGGCACATACTTCAGAATGAGATCGCGAGGTGCAGATAGAGACAGTGCAACGGTCACAAGAAAGAACGACACATACAATGTGAGGTTGGCCCACATGAGGCGCATCATGGGTAAACTCGGCTTAAACGACGGTGTCATCTGTGTACGAGGGTGGTGATCAGAACCTGCCATACCGGGCATGGGTCCGGCAGATTGAGGGCCCTGGGGCGACGGCAAAAGAGCATCGAGCGGAGTGGCGTCAGAGTCCATTGTTTATGAGGAAGACGGGATTTCACATGTGGCGTCTTCCACGCGATACGAGTAACATTTTCCATCTACTTTGTTCGTCTTTGTTTGAACTTCAGTCAGTGGAAGAGCAAGTGTGCGATAGCTATCGTAATTACGGTGAAACAGCAGTACAGAGATTCCCAAGCCGATCACGAATGAAAAGAAGGCCGAGGCTCGTTCAAGACCCTGTGTGATATTGATCATTGCTTAACAGCGAGAAGATTGAAAGAGTCTGAATTGTCTCCACACGGCACCTCGACCGAATTCACACGAATGCATCCCGTGTCCGTGTGAAACACACCGGTATCGTGGGGTGTAGGGACAGTGACTTCTTTACGAGTGGGCGGTGTGATAACGCATGAAATAAGCATACCCACAATGACCCCCGCAATGACCCAGAGAGCTTGTATCATTATACACTCTTGGGTTGTTTTTCTAAGTATGAAAAGATAGCTAGGGCAACTGGTGTTGTGATTAATCCAGAGTACGGGATGAAGATCGCAAGTGCAGTCAATACGTAGGCGGTCATGATATGGTTTTTCATTACCAACGCACGGTATGTAGCTGCGATACTGAATACCCAGAGGACCGCTAGGATGATTGTGACGATAATGCCTCCTCCTTTTGTAAGAAAGCTAATGGTAGTTGAACTCACGCTTGACGATACCGATGATGTTGGTGTTGTTGCAGGGGACTTGCCGGCAGTAAGTGTCTGGCCCTCAGGAACCATCACGGTTTTCTCGTTTCCTTTTTCATCAATGATATTGACTGTCAAACGCCGTCCCTCAATGATGTTCGCCGGCGAATTCTGTCGAGCAATCTTCGTTTGAAGTGTAGTCGCTTCAAGGTTTGCCGTCTGGGCTGCGATACAGTTCACGTCATTCGCATTTCCCTGGCAATTTGCGATTGCCTGTGTTTTTATATCTGCCTTATCGTCATCCGATAAGTTTGCGACAGTGTTAAACAGTGCCACGGCAGGCATCAGGCTTGAATTTGCGACTAAGTTGATGGACCCATTCTTGATTTGTTTTTGAATACTTTCCGTAATGTCCGTGGCCTGAGTCTCGTCGCCCCATGTTGCTTGTTTGATTGTCACGCTCATTGTTAGTTAGCAAATACGAAATTCGCGAGACCACTTGTGATGCGTAAAAAGTTGATCGCTTCTACGTAGACGCCTACGTCGTACGTATAAGCAAAGATGACATTGTCTCCGTTTGTGTTGACAACAATAGTCACAAGCTCCGAGGGATCATACAGAGGACACTGGTCGGTCGGAATGATAACAGGGTTGGGACTGAATACGCTTGATTTCAGAACAGTCTGAACCTGCTGCGACTGAATACCAGCTGCCGTCGGAATTGGTTGCTGTAGTGTCAATCTGAGAATTGTCTTGTTAAACATGCTGGCATTGAGTGCGCCGCTTGGCTGATACATGTCGTTATTGAGGGCAAAGGAATACTGATAGACACCTGGAAGACCAGGAGCCTCTCCTGTTGTGTGCTTGTACATCTGAATCAATGAAAAGTAGCTGACCGGTTTTATAGAAAATCGTTCTTTGCCATCAAGCAGAATGAGACCGTCAATGACCGGATCACGAGGGGAAACCGATGTGATTTGCTGCTGACCACTCGAATACAAGAATGTCTGCGACTGACTCGAATTGGTCAGACTTGAGAAGACGTCTGTGTTCGTTGTTGTAAACGGGGCAGCATGAGGATCGTCCCAATTCGTGTAATTGTCCCAGTCATTCGTGAGGATCTTATCTGTCCGCTGCGCTGAAAACACCATGCGTGTCACCAGATTGAAAGCGGGAACCAACATATCACTCGAACCATACTGACCCGAGTTACTGATGTAATTGATCGTCTTGACTAGGAATGTCTGATCTGCAGAGGCTAGTTGATTCATCTCCATATCGGTCACATATACGAAATTGCCCTCGAGCCATGGGTCGGGGAAAAAGGATGACAACCCGGGTTGGCTGGGTGTCCCGTTCGGATTCGGTGGCGACAAGAACATGCCGATTCCCAGCTTTGTCGGTGCGATACGCTGTCCGTACGTATGGGATGTGCTGTCGGTATCAATAACTGTATATAGATCCGCAAGAGGGCGATACGTGACGTTAATGTATACGTCCGAGTTCTGCATTGCCACCAATGGAAGAGCCAGACCAGGATTCTCACAGAACCAGAAGTGAAGAGGAATGGTGAGCTGACGAGAGCGAATGGACGGCTCGGGAATGAGAGTGTTTGGCGTCAGGCCCGGATAGGCAGTAGGGGCCACTGCGTGGGGGTACTGATTGGCACGTCCGTTTCCATTTGCCGGATCATAGAGCTCAGGGACGTTGCCAACCATCTGATCAACGACCTTACGCTTATTTGAGTCGTGTGTCAAGTAGGAATACATCTTGAGCCACTCGCCCGTCAGAGTTTGAAGAACCTGACCGTTGGCCGTGATAGTGATCTTATCGATCAGGTTGTAACCGATATTCTTGATCCACTTGAATTCGTATCCAATTGAGTTCGAACGTTTGTCATATCCATCAGGAGGTGATACGCCGAGACCCAGGTATGACAGTGGAGACCAAACATCCGGGAGCGTGATAATCAAATATGTATCCATAAGGAGCTGTGCATAGCGATCGATACGACACGAAATTGTTCGTGTGCTGGTTTGTGCGAACGATAAGTTCGTACCGGTGAAAGACATTCGGATCGACTCCATTGCAAAGTTCGTGTGACGGCGGTACACAGCCCGAAAATGCGTCATGGAAGGATTTCCATTGACGAGTTCATTCTGGGCTCCGACGCCGGCTAATTGAATTAGACCACCAGGCATACTATTGTATAGAAGACAGAGGGTTTGTTTAGGCAAGATACGGACAGATCGTAGTGTATCCAGCAGGAGGTGTGTACGCCAGTGTACTAGCGTTCGCCGGCTTGCAGCAGACGGATGTGAATGTCTTACCAAGTGGAGCACCGTAGATATTGTTGCGACCGGGAGCACTGACAAAGCGATTGTACTGATCCGCACCGTTTCCGGCGACGGCAAGATATAGCTGGTTAGTACGGCTCTTCTGCTGAGGAGACGCAACTGAAATCGACTTAGCGATGATCTGTCGCTTCTTCTGACTAATGTAATCCTGAGTGTTGTTGACCTGCATTTGTGATTTACGTAGAGAAAAGACTACAACAGTAATGAGATTTGTTCTTGTGAGCACACACGTTGATCAGACGACAGGGTACTCGAAGGTGGCATATAACCTGCTAAAGCAGTTGACGAAGCTGGCTCCCGCTGTGAAGACGTATCATTTTGGATTTCAGCGTCACCCCAAGCGTGAGTTTGTTCGCAAGGTCCCTACTGGAATTGTCGCCTACGACGCAGCGGCGAATGAGGATCCTAAGGAGGAGGGATTTGGTTTCAACAAGATCCACGAGTACCTTGAGATGGTGAATCCAGACATTGTCATGATCTATAATGATCCGCTTATCATCCATCGTTTCATCGAGGCAATGAAGTTCAAGAAGGGTGAGACTCCGTACAAGCTCTGGCTGTATGTCGATCAGGTGTACGAGGGTATTGCGCCTCCACTGATTGAGACCATGAACAAGAATGCCGATCGTATCTATTGCTTCACACAGTCATGGGAAGATGTGTACAGGAAGTATGGTCCTGCCGCCGATCTGAGTATTCTCGAGCACGCGGTGGATTCGTCTGTCTTTAGCAAGGTGACACCATCTGTTCGCAATAGCATTCGGGCTCGTATGAACATGAGCTCGGATTCGGTTCTGTTCCTCAATGTGAATCGCAACAGCTTCCGCAAGCGTCTTGACCTCGCGATCATGGGGTTTGTTCGCCTTCTCAAGCAGGATACTACGAAGCCGTATTATATGTTGTTTGTTACGAGCATCAATGTCAATCAGGGTGCATACTACGACATTGCTCGTATCTACAATACAGAACTTATTGCCAATGGTCTCAGTGTCGAGGAACTTGGGAAGCGTATGATCATCGTTGACACGGGTGATATGAACAATAAGGCTCTCTCGGATGATACAATCAATGAGCTCTACAACGCCTGTGATATTGGTATCAATACCTCAGACGGCGAGGGATTTGGTCTGTGTCAGATTGAGCATCTCTACACAGGTGCTCCGCAGGTGGTGACGGATATTGGAACGTACCGTTCGTTTCTGGATACTTCAGTTGCCGAGTTCATTCCTGCCGGACCACGGTGCTACACGGCTGGAACAATGCCTCTGGGACTGTGGGCGCCTACATTCTCTCCCGACGATGTTGCGGATGCGATGGGCCGGGCAATCGATACTCTGTCGAGCAAGACTGAGAATGCTAGCAAGTATACGTTCAAGACATGGGATACGGTATGTGCGAGTTGGCTGGATGACGTGAGGAACGCAAACTCATCAAAGTAGAAACCGTATTGAAGTTGAATTGATCATCTCGCCCATTCGAAGAAGACGCTGATTATCGTCCCATGCTGGTCCGTCGAAGACTTCCTTTGTATCGGGATCAATGAGTAGCAATAGCCCCTTGATCATCACCTTTTGTAGACGACGGTGCTTGCGAGATGTGTTGCGTAACACAGTCGCATCTGTGTCTTCATTCTTAATGTTTGGCGTAAAGGCCAGGTCTTCAGCTCCTGTGGTGCTGTCAAACCGCATACAGGAAACAATGGGTTTCTCACGGGCGTGAAGCTTACGGTGAATCTCGCAATCTACGGCCGACTCTTTGAGCAATAACCCAATCTTTTGGCTGATGCGTTCCTTTTCATATGCAGTCTCGTAGAGATACTCGTCTGTTGACATGAAGGCTTCCACGGGTTCTCCTTCGTATCTCCGCATCGACGTATCATTGCGACGAATGGCCACAATGTTCGGAAATTCGGCTGACTTGGATTGTTCTTCCGTGAACACGGAGACATAAAAACTGACCTTGACGGTACGTTCATCCATTGGCAGAGTGGCGTGAGAGCAGATACGAATCGCACGGCCTATGACCTGGTCATGACGAGCGGGGGTCCAATGAGGTTCCATGATGTGAACGTGCCGAACATTTGCCAGAGTAATACCTTCCGCACCACTGCTTGAGGCCATCAACAGAGACAAGATCTTCTTTCCGCGCTTTTCCACACTCTCTTTCAGGGACGCCGGGAAGTTTTTACTGTATGTCCCGTTAAAGATCTGACGGGTCAGATCGCGTTCTTCGGCGTCCTCCTCACCGGTGTAGAATGTGTAGGCAGGTCGTTCTGTCAGATCAGGGCTCTCCACCCATTGTCCAGCTTGTTTCACAATCTTGTATTGTTGCCATCCGGCAGCGTCCAAGATCGCCGAAAAGACGCCAAGACCTTCCAGTGACCGATACTGGGAGTACACAAACTGATTGCTGTCCCCAGATGCCTTCACGTTTCTCAGTATCTTCAGTAGTTTGGGACTGAATACTTCCAGTGCCTTCTCGGATAGGAACCGTTCGGGTTTTGATCTCAATCTCTTCAACATCTCTTCCTTGTCGGGAACGTCTCGCTCGTTGATTTGAATAGTGGGCACTTCATCTCGTAACTCGGGAGGGATCATGAAATTACAAGCAAGACGAGACGGAACGCGGTAGGTTCCCAGATCATCATCAAGAGAGGATCGATTGCGACGAGAATCGATCTTCATTTCAATCCAACGGACCTCAAGGTATCGTGTGAACTGTTCAGTTGACATCGGAATTCGTTCTAGCATTTGTTCGTCGTCTACGCGACGAGGAATCAGGCGTTCATCGGCACCCTTGAAGTATGAAACGAGTCCCTGAATGCGCCGACGAAACATCATCGGGTTCTTAATGTTGAGACCATCTAGAAAGAGGTTTGCAAACTCTTCATAGTTTGTGGGGAGGCATGTGAACTCTTCTGTTGTCGCACGCTCCGAAGCAATTTCACCTCCACCCACACCTGTTTCGATCTTCTCTTTGATGGAGGCAATCCAATCGACAGCCTGAGGAATATATGGCATGTCTTTCTTGTACTGAACGGCAATACGGTCACCGTCTCCATTGTATGTGGACCGAAACTGAGGGGGGTTACGAGTAACCATGACGTGTTTCTTAAGCGCATTGAACTCGATTGTGTCTACATCGGGAATCTCACGAAACGCTTTGGTGATTCGTTCTTCATCCCAAGACGAGATGGTCTTGAACGGAATTGTAATGCGTTCGATAGGTCCGCGAAGCATATTCATCAAGTATGAGATCTCATTGGGCCGATTGATCACGGGAGTTCCAGACAATGCTACCACCTTGCATCGCTTGGCGTGATAGATTGCCTCATACAGCTTGCCTGTAATATCAGACTCATTGATGACACGCGAGATCAAGTTGTGGACTTCGTCAATGATGATAACGCTATCGTCGTACATTCCGGGCTCAACATGTTTCGCAATGTTCGTTGAAGTCAATCCATTGTAGCGAACAAAGTGAAACCTGCTATCGATGACGTCCTTGATTTGTTCACGAATAACAGATTGATCCTGCTTAGAAAAGGTCGTGAAATTGGGTTCGCCACCAGGAACCGTTACGTAGAATCGACTGTGTTTGTCCATGAATTTGTCCGAAATGCCGAGCTTCTTGCCTTCTACACGAGTCTCCTCCGTGAGGGCAGTTCGTACCCAATTCTGTTCAATGGCGTAGACCGGATCACCGCACTTGAGAATCTCGCCGCGGTAGTTCTCTTCCAGTGCCGCTGGAACCATGACGAATACATTGGACGTTGATAACAGCGACTCGGCAACTGCGATCGATGAGCACGTTTTTCCAGATCCCAAACCGTGATACACAAGAATACCTCTATACGGTGTCTCAATCTTCAGGTAGTCGCGAATAATCTTTTGGTATGGAAAAAGCTCCCGATTGTTGCCCGATGTCTGCTTCAAGCAAAGATCGATGTCTTTATCATCCTCGGCGAGTGGATCCTTATCCTTTTCCCTGTATTTCATGAAGACACGTGTGATGGCATCAGCAAATGCCTTTCGGTTGGGAAGCACATACGCTCGGCTCATTGTCTTTCAAGCGGAAACATTTGCGTTGCTCATAAACAATGGATATCACTCGGAGCAACCATCGGATGTGGATGGTGACTATCTATCTGTTTCTCGTATCCATCTTCCTTTACCTGAAACCGTCTATCGCCTTCGGGCGTAATGGACGGATTCGCCCGTTCGGGGCAACCGACAGGGAATCGACTGTATTCCCTGTATGGTGGTGGATTTTTACGATTAGTGTAGTGGCTTATTGCTTAACCGTCTACTTTGCAGGGTTCCGTTTCACTTCCTAAGAGCATTGTAGTATGCTGCGACCGTGGGTATGTACACGTGTCGCTTCGTATGTTGATTGTAGATCTCTTCGATAAAGACTCCATCCGCCCAATACAGTGACTCTTGCCAAGGCCGACACATGTGCCTAGGAACAATATACTGAGCCGTATCAATCTTGCGAAGACGAGGTTCCTCTCCTCCCAAGATTCCACCTGGCTTGTTTGCGAACTCATCGTTTCGAAGCTGATCCCACGTGTAAAAATGGTGTGTATCGAACCCAACTGTGAGTTTCCAAAACTCGGGATGGACAATGTTATCGTCGTCCAAAAAATACACCATTCCATCAGATACCATGGAAAGCCCTACGTTACGTTGACTGTTTCCAGAGCATGACCCAATGGGGCTGACATGTCCAAGCTCAACGATCTGCGGATGATCAAAATGGGTAGTATAGATCCCTCGTGTCCGCGTCGTATCGTAGATAATGATCCAGCGACGAATCAAATCAAACTGAATCGACGCATACATCATCTTCAGATTGTCTGAGCGGGAGCACGGTGTGATGATTGTAATCATTATACTTACTTGCTACACCGTTTCGAATGTTTCAACGATGCTCTTGAGTTGATCAATCATGGCCTGTCTCTGAACGTGATGAGGTCGTACATGAGACTCGCACTCCGCGAAGGTCTTCCAACTGATTCCCGAGATTTCACGGCGCTGCATCGCAGTAAACCGCTGATTCAAATTGATTTGATCGGGTTGTGTCAGCACGGCCACAAAGTAGACATGACGATACTGAACGCCATTCAGTCCCTCGAATGTTTCCTCGAGACGAATGTTTCGAAGAACGAGGTATGCATCGCGGTCAATGTTCGTCTCCTCTGTGAACTCGCGAATCGCACAATCTACATCCGACTCGTTACGAACCCTACGACCCTTTGGGAACCCCCACTCGGGTTCCGCGTACACAGACGGGTTGTTTTGAACGAGAGAAATGCGATCGAGTTGATTGAACTTATCTCTCGACGCAATGAAATCAGCGGACGCATGATCATCCCCCCACAGGGTCTTCCACAACGTCTCGAAGGTCTGATTCCGGATCGCCGTCTGTTCCTCGATCGTCATGTTTCCAATCAGGAGCCCTACGTACTCAGTATTCGCCGGGTCGTACTTGCCTCGCATGAACTCGGCGAAACTCATACTGTCCTTGCGCCGGATCATCAGAACCCGTGTAGTATTCAAGTTAACGGGTAGAATAGGTTTGTCTATGAGTATAATTCCACAGGAAAGCACTGGATCCATACATCCCCTGAATAGATGCCCTTTCCCCCCACAGTTATTACAGAACATTATAGGTATTGGTTTTTGAGCAAGAGCTGTCCGTTTTTCCATTGCTCCTTTAATAAAGATCCTTTGTAAACGATAAATGTCTGCTCCGCTTTTCCAGTTGACGCCGGCGTACCCATTGCCACAGTCATCATCTTCATTCAACACCCTTAACGTTATGTGGAAACTGTTAATCGTTCTTGTCGGCCTTGCGCTGATTTCGTTTACTGTCTATATTATCTATACGGCCGTTGGTGGCATATCGTTACCATGGTCTGCGCCATCCGTGTCTTCCTCATCTGCGGTTGATAATGCTCCTCTGCCCATTGATGGAAAGTCAGGAACAGTAATCCCTGCAGCAAGTGTCCCCATCGCCGCGGGCTCCGATTACGGAATTCAGTTTTGGATGTACATCAAGGACTGGGACTATGCGTTCGGACAAGCGAAGCCCATTCTGACGAGAGCAGATGCCACGAATCAATACATTACGAATCCGAACATTTCGCTTTCTGCCACAGATAACAACCTTGATGTTTCAATCTCAGTCTTTGGTAGTGACTCCGTAAGCTCGGGAGCATCCTCACCGGCACCAGCAAATGGCGCCGGGGCCACGGGAGATCTGTTCACTGTGACAGTTGAAAACGTCCCTCTTCAGACGTGGTTTGCTGTAACCGTAACGTGCTTCCAGCGTAACGTAGATGTGTACATCAATGGAAACCTGGTCAAGTCTGCTCTTCTGCCCGGTGTTTCCAGACCTGCCGTGGGTGACATTACGGTTGGAGGCGGAGGAGGATTCTCCGGAAGTGTGTGTAACGTAAAGTCGTACCCGAACATGCTAGGTCCTGCCGATGCGTCTTCCTTTTATGCATCTGGAACCAACTGCTCGTCGATTGTTCAGTCTTCGTCATCAGCGGCCGGATCCGGTGGTACAAACCCAGCGTCAAGTGCTAACTTCTTTGGATACAACTTCACGTTTGGAATCTTAGACTCTTCGGGCAAAACTGTCAGAAGTTTTACAACCTAATCACAATGCGAATACTTCTCAAATGCCCAACACGATCAAGACCAAGACAAGTGATATCAACTCTGAGACGTTACGTCCAACTCGCAAATAGAAAGGATCTCCTTGGTATTTGCGTTTCGTGTGACAACGACGACGAAACGATGACGAATACATTCATGAAAGATGAGCTGATGCGGACCATTGAAGTTGTGGCGTGGAAGATGATGTTCTTTGGCGATAACAAGACTAAGATCGAGGCTGCAAATGCCGACATGAATAGGATTTCGTGGCAGTGGGATATCGTTGTATTGGTTTCGGACGACATGATTCCCCAAGTGAACGGATACGACGATATAATTCGATCTCACATGGCGGCCAGATTCCCTGATACGAAGGGTATTGTCTGGATCAATGACGGGACGCAAGGAGAAAAGCTAAATACACTGTCAATCCTAGGGCGTAAAATGTATGAGAAATTTGGGTACATTTACCATCCATCCTACAAGAGCCTTTTCTGTGATACGGAGTTTACTGATTTTTGCACGCCGCAGAATTCCGTCTATATATCTCACTGTATCATACGGCACGAACACCCTGGGACTGGTTTTCCTGAAAAGGGAGACGCATTATACAACAAAAACCAAGGATACTGGAATGATGACATGTATAACTACATCAGTCGCAAGTCGTATGACTATGACTGGAGCATCTTAATCCCCACCATATCGGGACGTGAGGTTTCCTTCCAGTCGCTGGTGGATTCGATTAATGAAAAATGGGCGCGCATCTGTCCAACTCTTCGCATTGAGATTTGTGTGTCATTCGACAACAGGGAAAAATCAATCGGAACGAAGCGTCAGGAACTCAAGACATCTGCTAAAGGAAAGTACATGTCCTTCATTGACGATGACGACGATGTAACCGATGCCTACTTTCAAGATGCAGCCGAATGTATTGCCAACAGCTATCATGTCATGAGATTACGCGGACAGATCAATCAGTATACGTTCACTCACAGCATCGAATACGATGAAACATCAATGATGGCATACGACGATGTCTTTACTCGGCCACCAAATCATCTGAACGTTATCATGACAGATGTAGCGAAGTTTATTTCGTTTAATGATCTGAAGACCGGTGAAGACTTTGATTGGGCTATCCGTCTAACAAAGAACAGATTTTTAACTAACGAATATAGGTCAGATCCAACGCGTATTCATTATATCTACAAGATGGGTGATCGAGTCATTGATGACAAGACGATTGAATGGCAGAGAACAAGCCCTGTCGAAAAGATGATCTTCAAACCACCGCCTCGGGAATTACCCAAACCAGTAGCCGATATGAAACGGAATGGAATACGGTTCACTGCAAGAGGCTTTGTTTCTAAGTAGAAAGCAATGACTATCATCGGAGGGTTAATCTTTATAGTCGGCATCGTCGTTATCGCCCTAATCATCTGGAATATTGTTGGTGCGAGCAAACCGCCAACCACGGACGCAACTGTCTTAGTTGCAGGTTCAATGGCGGGAAATACCAAACAGACAAGCTCGGGTGACATGCCCCGTTCTCAAAACCAGCAACAGGGTATCGCATTCACTTACACCTGCTGGGTTCTTATCAATGATTTCACCGTGAACTATGGATCACAGAGACCGATCTTCACAAAGGACGACTGCCCTGGGCTGTACCTCGACACAACCTCTAACGCGTTTGTCGTTGCTGTTGATACATACGGAACGAAGGAGACTGTATTGATTAACAGTATCCCTGCAGCAAAGTGGATACATGTTGCCATCGTAGTGGATCAGGACGCAATGGACATCTACATCGATGGAATCCTCCGTCTTCATCATGCACTGGCGCAACTTCCCAAGCAGAATACGAGCCCCGTCACGATGGGATCGAATTGGGACGGTGTGTTAGCCGATGTCAGGTACTATCCTCGTTGCTTACCGGTGTCCGAGATCGAAGCGCTCTCAACGGTTATCCCGTCAAATGATATGACGGTACATCCGGCCGCTCCTCCGTATTTTGACATCACTTGGTACACGGGTCGTTTAACTTCTCAGTGATGAGTAATGAGTGCTGGTGGTCAAAACTCTTCGTCTCTGAGTGGGATTCAGGCAATGCGTCTTCGTGATTCTGCAGATGTAACAGCACAGATTCGTCTGCGCATGATGTATCAACAGTTCAACGCAACTTCACCGAATGCGATTAACATGCGTATTAAGAACAGCTACAACAACTATCTTCAGTTCCTCGAAGGTGTCAAGGAAGTGTCTACCGGTGGAGTATGCCCGACGTGTACAGGTCTGCCGTACAATGCCCCATCCGTGGCTTCAGGAACAGCCAGAATCCTTGCGTTTACAAACCTTTAACCCGTTCAGAACGGGTCTTCTTCAGTAGCTTCTTGATACTATTTCGGCGTGTTGCAGGATCCTTAGGATTGTAACTGAAAAAGTACCTGACAAACTCGGGCGATTCCTTGTTCTTTGACAGTTCTGTATACAGTTCTGACTTGTGTCGTTTCATCTCGATAAAACTCTCTTGCTTCCCAAGGCAGTCCTTAGGAATCAAAATAGAAAATCGACGTTTCGATTTAGACTTTGCGACATCCATGAGCCTCTGGGCAATACACAACATACTGGCCACGTTTTCCTGATGAGGGCCTACGGAATATACGTAAGCGAAAAAGAACTGCAAGATTGTGGGAATACTCGCAACACGAATACCATTGGGCAGAGTATGATAGCTGTGACAAGCTGACGTTTCATAATACCGAATGGCCGACTTGCCATTTGAGTCCATGACAGTATGGCGGCGCGGCAGAATCTCCGTCTCCTCGTCAATGACTACCTCCTTGCCCTTTGTCAGACGTTCGATTGTATCCTTTTCTGCGAGCAACATGACCGGGTTTGTCCAATTCTTGTGGACGTGAATCTCGTACGCAGTGACACCTAGCAAGATCACAGACTCTTTCCTTAGTAGCGTTTCGACCTCTTTCCGCTGAGCTTCATCGATATCCGCGTGAACCCGCTTCGTTGTCTTAGGACACGTGCTGGGATAATGCTTATTGAGAAGTTGAAGACGACTATATACTTTCTCCCAACGGCTAACATCTCCACGAGGACGGGATAACTCGAGGTACATGGACATTCTCAGAAAGTTCGGGGGCACGTAGTGAATCTTGCCAATCGTCACTGCATCCGACCATAAATTATCAAAGATCTTCTCGTCGAGAAACGTGATATCCGCAACACCCGTGAAATCGGCAAAGACCTTAAATGTGCCCAGGTGTATTCCCGGTTTGACTTCGACGTTTTCCACTCCCGACTTGATCAACTGATTTGCGATGATAACCGAGTGCTCTTGAGGAGTCTTGCTGAAAAAATCATAGTCGGGAACGTCCGTCTTAGGATTGTAGAAACGTTCCTTGGGAGGAAGAAGATTGTTGATGGCGGTTCCACCATAACACATTACAGGGTGGTGCTTGATGAATGCCTCGACGATAGATAAGCTCTTTTTAATACCTGGATCGGAAGCCATAGCCTTATCGTTCTCAAGTTCGAGATCTTCTATGATTCCTGCGATGTCGTCCATTATAAAATGGAAGTTACTTTGTTTTAAATATTGAGAGCCAGCAAGAATGCCTCCTAAGAGATACAATCTTCGTAAGCGTGCAGATCCCGTAGTATGGGTTGACGACGACACTCTCAAGACCAAGCAAGAGGAGGATGACTCCGAGGACTCTGATTTCCAGGTAGAGGAGTCTGAGGAGGAGTCCGAAGACGAAGACGAAGACGAGGAGGAGTCGGAAGACGAGGAGGAGTTCCGTATTCCCAAGGGAGCCAAGGTATCCGTCAAGCTTCATATCCATACAATCCAGAAGGGTGGCCCTAGTCGTATTGACATCGAGCAAGAGGAATCCGACGAGGAGGAGTCAGAGGAGGAGTTCATCGACCACCTAATGTCCAAGTATGTTCCCCAGAGTCACCGCGGCCGCCGGCAGCGTCGCGAGAAGGACGAGGTCGAAAGTCCCGCCCTCAGTCTCAATGACGAGGAGGAGGAATACTACGAGGAACTGTCCAAGTCCAAGAAGCGTAAGTTGAATGATCAGATGAAGGGTCTCGCTAAGCTCGTCAAGGACGGTGAGATTCCGCACAAGTTCCGGGTTCTTGCTTTGCCGATCGCCGACCAGCTCAAGGCAACTGTCATTCGCAAGATCGATATCCTGAACGAGATGGATGCCGATGGCGGAGAGGTCCATAAGCTTCGGACCTGGGTAGATGGATTTCTCCGTATCCCGTTCGGAGAGATTGTTCCTCTACCTGTGAATTTCGAGAAGAGCAAGGATGACTGTTCGAAGTTCCTCTCCACCACAAAGGAGACGCTTGACAAGGCAGTCTACGGTATGGATGCTGCCAAGACACAGATCATGCAGATCGTGGCCCAGTGGATCGCTAATCCGTCGTCCGTGGGTAACGTGATTGCTCTCAAGGGTCCGATGGGTGTTGGTAAGACGAGCTTCGCCAAGCATGGTGTCGCCGAGGTTCTCAAGCGTCCGTTTGAGTTCTTCTCCTTGGGAGGTGCGTCCGATGCGTCGAACTTCGTGGGTCACTCGTACACCTACGAGGGGGCTACATGGGGCCGTATTGCTGACTGTATCATGACTGCGAGGTGTATGAACCCGGTCATCTACTTCGACGAGCTCGACAAGGTGTCAACTACGGCCCACGGCGAAGAGATCGTCTCCATGCTGATCCACCTCACGGATCGCACACAGAATAGTCAGTTTCACGACAGGTACTTTGCGGGCGTCGATTTCGACCTCTCGCAATGCCTGTTTGTCTTCTCGTTCAACGATGAGACGAAGATCCACCCAATCCTCAAGGATCGTATGCAGGTGATCAACTGTACTGGATACACAGCCGACGACAAGAAGGTTATCGTCCAGCAGTACGTATGGCCTCAGATCCTCGATCGTATCAAGATGGTGAACGACCTCAAGATCTCGGATGAAGCGATCAAGTATCTCATCTCTGAGTATTCGAATGAGGAGGAAGGTGTGCGCGTCCTAATCCGTGCCGTCGAGACACTGGTGACTCGTATCAACCTCCTGCGTATTGCCGATGAAAAGACGGCTAAGGGGTACAAGTTCTACATGCCCATCAAGTTGCCCATGACAATCTCACCCGATGATGCCAAGCACATTCTGGTAGATACGGGCAAGGTATTCAATGAATCGTGGCGTCAGCTCTATACTTGAAGCCATCCTAACTGAGCCGTGTCGAACGTCACAATAACAGGGTTATCGTCCATTGTAGATACGAAACATGTTGCGATCAGTCCCTTCATCGTAATACCCAAGCAATACTCGATCGTTTTTTGCCTGAACACAAACGGTGTCGAGACACGCTTCGGCTTGTATGTTTCATCAAGAATGACGAAACAGTGAAAATACTTGCGAGGCGTTGAGTATTCAACAAAGTGAACAAGAGTCCAGTACTCATTTCCGACCATCACTGGGCTTGCAGAACCGCGAAAATGCTTGAAGATCCACGGTGTCGTATACTTCGTGTGAATAACAATGTCTGAACCGTGAAACGTTCCGATCTCCATCGGATGCCAGCGATAGATCACATCATCCGACATGTCAATCGGAATCCAGTTCTTTTCACATTCCTGATTGGTAGGAGAGTTGACGACGACGCAATCCGAATACTCACCGTTCAGATCGTACTTACCGCGCACAATTCGGATCTTTTCGCTGAACTCAAAAGAGGCAGCGGTGAATGACATGTTCATTCTTGCGTTGCGATAAATACGAACGTCCTCCAGCCCCTTAATGAACGAATCGCGACGAGGCATTGTGACAGAAGCATCGTTCATACGTTTCACAACACCATTGATTGACACGGCATTCTGTGTACGCACGTTGTTGTCAGCCGAATACTTGCCATTTTTCATCATGTAACTCCCGTCCGTTTGGTTGATTGCGTAATTGACGAAACGAACATTGTGAACATTTCCACAGACTGAAACCGATGAGGGATGATAGTCGAATCCAAACAAATCGTGGATCACAGGATACGGACTTATATCTGCATTCAAGGAATCGATGTAGAAAGGCAGGTTGGTGTATACATTGTCGTTGTTCTGAGTACCGGTTAACAGATACTTCATGCTCACCTTCAGTCCATCAAGGATAGAACTCTGAACGTAAAACCTGACAATCGTCTCCTCGTAATCGAAGAGTCCATCATACACGTCCCTCTCGATGAACAGCGCATCTGTAGTGATGGGGATCTTCTTCCCAAGCTGAATGTAGTGCATGGCCTTATAACACTCTCCCTTGATACGCAGATACTTGCAAAGGTGATACAGTGCCTCTGACCGACTTGACCGAAACTCGTATGCCTTCTGAACCCAGTGTTCCGCGTCGGGTGTATTGTTCAGGGCCATGTACGTCTTTGCGATCATGTACATTGAATACCAGACTTCCTCGAACCACCCGCCCGAGTCAATGCGCTTCGTATACCACTTGATCGCATCAGTCCACTTTTCCATGCAGTGGTATGTCTGGGCAATATAGAACATGTAGCGCACATTCGTAGGATCTTCATCAAGTCCCTTCATCAGGAGCGCGAGATCGCGAGGGAACTTGTCGCTCTTACAACCACCATCGTTGTGATCATTGATGTAGCCGATCTTCTTATCGAGGAACTGTGTCTGACCATCCCAGTATTCGTGCGTGACGCCCCTACAAACCCAGTCGTAGTCCATACGAACAAGGCGAGTGTTTGGATATTCGAGGGTCCCGGCAACTTGAAGTAGTGTATAACCAACCTCGCCAAGAGCCTGGTCCTTGAGGGTCCCTGGAACAAACTCCATGTCGGCATCAAGCAGAAGGCCGTATGTATCCTTTATATCCCAACCCTTCGCGAGGCAGTATCCCTGGGCATTCTGAAAACTGAGGGTGCGATTATGACCAAAGTTCTCCCACGTATTCACCTCGAGACAGCCCTCGTGAGTATTCAAAAAATCAAGGGCAATATCGGTTGTGTTGTCCGACGACCCCGTATCGGTAATTACGTATGCGTCGACCACGCCCTCAACGGACTTCATACACCGTTCAATGATCTTCCCTTCGTTCTTGACCATGAGAATCAAGATGAGTCTGGGCATTCTGCGTCCGTATTGTCTTTCATCTATTCGCTCTGTCTAAGTAAATGAGCACAGAGTTCGTTAAGCAGACACTTCGCGAAAACCTTAGCCGTGTTCTCGTCCCCCACGTTGCCGATGGTCTCTGGTCTATCTACGACAACGCCAAGATCGCTGCGGAGAGGAATAAGCAGCCCGATCAGACTCTCACTACGTTTCAGAACCTCCTTACCCGTGTCCCTCAGTGGTCCGATGAGATTCTGAACAAGGAGGTTGATCGTATTGCAAAGGTCTCCAAATGTGATTACATCGACGATCTTATGCTCGGAGTGTTTGTTAGCTACATCCGTGCGTTTGCCTCTCTCCAGCAGGTCGATTCCGCTCACGTGGACATTCACTTTGAGCGTCCGTCCGTTGAGAAGTTCGTTCATTCATTCTACAAGGCAGGTGCTCGCGCATCGTGGTCGGCCGCGTATCTGTTCAAGACGATTGGTGTTTCGTCTGAGCAACAGGCTCGCAATCGCCGGGACATCGAGACTCTGCTCGGTACCTGCCTGAATGAGGTTATCGACAGTTTCATCCCGTGGAAGGATGTCAGCAAGGCGTATTTCCGTGCTCCCGTAACAGCCGCTGCCGCGCCGACGCCCGCCGCCGAGCCTGAGCCTCGTTCGGACACGCCTATGCCCGAGGCACCGAAACTGACCTTTGGACAGAACGAGGTCGTCGAGTTTGAGACAGACGATGAAGACGATGAGGAGGAAGAAAGACCGCGCATTGCTCTGGGCGAGGATGTGGATCTTGGACTCAGTGACGATGAGAAGGAGCCTGTTGAGACAGTGGCGCTCAATATCTAGTTCGTTCAAGACCCCTATCAAAAAAAGCAGAGGCGGAACAAAGAATGGATACACAGACTCTTGCAATGGTCGTCGGAGCTGTAATGATTGTGGCTGCCTTACTCTACGTTCTGGATCGCCGGTCCAAGAATGTAGCGGTTGATTACATGGATCTCGCCAAGCTGACCGTAGGAGCAGGTGCTATCACGGGCGGTGTGGTGTATTCAATTGGAACTGATGCGATCGAGCAGGTCGCCGAGACTGTGAGCGCATCTACACAGGAGATGTTTGTTGGAAAGCCGGAGTTCTAAATCCATGAAATATCGTAGATCCTTGTAAACCACCGCCGAGTGATCTTGCACTCTGGAAACTCGTGTCGAAGACTATCACCAACATCCACTATCGAAAGAATCTCAGGAACAACCACTGTATAGTATGTTTCGCCACTCCTGGCAGCACTCTGTGCGGACGCAACTACAGAATCTAAGAATACACTCATTGAACATAGGTGTCGCAGTTCAGAAGCAGTTGGCATTGTTTGAGTAGTTGGCCTTTCTTTTAAATATCAATGAACAGTGCATCCCCGAGCTGTGCCGCCGAAGGCGTAGCGCGATACATCGTCAGCCGACCAATCTCCTTCTTCGGAGCGGCAGAATGACAATACCGAGCAATCGCCTTGTACAGATCGAAGCCGTGAAACCGATCATGGTTATCCATCTTCTTACGGAACTGAACAGATGTTCCATCCACCATAGTCATCCACTCTTTGAACACACTGTGTAGAGGGTGACTACTGGGTTCTGCCGGCCCTTCGGGAAACATATCCCAAAACACCGACGTAGCAAAGCGAACCAAATCGAATGAAGAGGATGCTCCAATATGAGGATACCTGTGGTTGTAAAACGGCTCCATGTTGTACTGACCACCCGCTTCCTCGTCTTCGTGAAACTGACTGCTCATGAACAGCTTGGGCTCCTTCATCCCGGTAATACGAATACTCATAATCGCACGATCAAAGTCAATGATCTTCATCAGGTATCCATACGTCGGTACTTTGTAGGCTTGTGTCCCGTGGCGATAAAAGAGGTATTCCTCATTGGTCTTGACATACATGACGTTATTACCGTGGAGATCATTGTGCGCAAATCCATAGTTCCTCTGGGCAAACGCGAGGGCAAATACGATTTGAGACACCCATGCTGCATGCTTGTGAGGTTCAGGATTTGCTTTGATTAATTCATAATATGTTCCCTCACACACTTCCATTACCGTTGTGATCACCGGAACGTCTGTAAAGGTAGCCCAGGCAAATGGCTCATCGTCTCCCTCCTCGTCCTCATCCTCCTCATCCTCGCACGCACACGAAACAATGTCGTAAACGTCGCTTGATTCCGACGTATCGTCACAGTCTTCTTCATTGGCCGCCGAGTCAACATCAATTTCTTCCAATTCCCCTGCAGAGGTTGGATCGGCTACGTAATCCGACGTTACATCTTCGACTTCACCAAGGTCCGCGTCGCCATCGAGTTCGATGTTGATACGCTGAGTACGAGTGTGACTAAACCCAGTCGGTTCGGTAGACCGAAGCTTCAGTTCAAACTTCTTTCCAATCGCATCGGCAAACCAGGGCTTTTCAGCGAGCTCTTCGTAATCATCTGAGATGTCGATCGTGTGCTTTCCAGCGATTCCTGTGAAGACTCCGTATACTCTAGGAAAGTGACAGCATCCCGACTCAGAGAGGGCAATCGATGTCATCGCGCCCACATATCCTGCCGTATGGGGGCTTTGGATACGTTCCTGCATATCGGTCGCCACTTCGGATCGATTGGGTAACCCGGTGGTCCCGTAGTCGCCTCTCATCGTCTTATAGGGACTGAGAATCATTGTGGTCTTGCGATGAACAGGGATGGTCTGACCATGAACCTTGACATGTGTCTCGTCAACAATAGAGTCCATGGCGTCTGCCAACTTGACACCGTATTCGTTCAAGTGAGCAAGATTGTCCGTCTTGAAGAGCTTCTCAAGGCTGGGGAAAAAGGGCTGCATCATCTTCATAGACCATGCCGATCCATCCAGTTTTGCCATTCGGTGTAATTTCAAAGAAATCGGGGTCGTTCGCAAGTCCTTTCCCATTATAAACTTGTCGGCGAGGAAAGACGAAAACTAAACGACACACTTAGTAATGAACTTCCAGCTTCGAAAATTTGACATTAACATGATCAAGGACAGAACCGAGATTGATTCCCGCAAGAGTCCTATGATCGTGGTCATCGGAAAGAAGGACACGGGCAAGTCCTTCTTGATTCGGGATATCCTGTACAATACCCAGTCGTGCTTTCCTGTCGGTACGGTTATCTCGGGAACAGAGGTTGCCAACGAGTTTTTCCAACACATGGTACCGTCAAAATTCATTCACGACAAGTATTCTCCTCAGATCGTCATGAACGTTATCAAACGACAGATGAATGTCAAACAGAACCGTAACAAAGATAAAAACGCAAAGGGCGGTACATCGAATATTGATCCACGTGCGTTTCTGATTCTGGACGATTGCCTATATGATGCGACATGGATCAAGGAAGAGTCGACTCGTTACGTATTCATGAACGGACGTCACATTGATATGATGACCATGATTACGATGCAGTATCCTCTGGGAATCACACCGAACCTACGAACCAACGTGGATTTTGTATTTGTTCTCCGCGAGAATATCCTAGGTAACCGTCGTAGAATTTACGAGAATTACGCAGGTATGTTTCCTACCTTCGAGATGTTTTGTGATTTCATGGACCAGTGTACGGAGAATTACGAATGCCTGGTCATCTGTAACAACGTAGCTTCCAACAAGCTAGAAGACCAAGTGTTTTGGTATAAGGCATCAGACCATCCTCCCTTCAAGCTCTGCGACTCTTCCCTTTGGGCCGATAACCGACCCTTCCACTCCGCGATGCTCGCCGCCGACGAGTATAACGCCGCAAACGTCCGAAAGAAGAACGCCCTGCCTTCCGTCTGGGTGAAGAAGGAGGGAGCCGGCCGCGAATAGCACCGCCATGTTCTCCCATCTCTTGTGAGTGCACCCTCGCCGCCGCCGCCTCCTTCTCCGCATCCGTCCTGGCCTCATCCCGCGCTCTCGCTTCCGCCGCCGCCGCCGCCGCCGCCGCCGTCGCCGCCGAATCATACACCAGCGACTTCTCTAGAAACTTCTTCCTCGCCGCCGCCGCCGCCTCCGGACCATGTATCCCTGCCGCATCCTCCGCCAACCTTCTTTGTGCCTCCCACGCCGCCGTCTGAGTGCGTAAAGCGTCTGTCATTCTTTTAAGACCCACCGAGCTGAGTTCTCGGTTCATTTTCAAAACAAAAAACGTTAAACCTAAGGGCTGTACTATACGGGGGGTTAATTCTCCATATCCCCACGTGGAAAATTCAGGACCATGTCTAGCGACGGTTTCGAGTACATCCCGTGATGGAGGGAGCGCAAGGTGATGTTCCATCACAACTTTGTTTTCTGGTATGACTGATCCAATGTAATTCATGATGTTGTCCCAACCAACAATAGGAATAAGCCCACCTTCGGGACAAACTCCCACTTGCGGATCATATACACCGACTTGTCCCGAAGGTTCCTTTGCAATCACAAAGTAATGCCCTGGTTTCCCATGTGCTTGTGCTACTAAGATCAGTGTCCCATAACCGGGCAACAGTTTGAGGCCCACATACTTTATTAAATTGAACAGGGACAACTCCTTTGATTCGATGTTGACATCGGTTTTACCTCCCGCGAATTTTATAAGACTAGACACTGTGTCCCTCCATTCATCCATGGACGACGGTGTGTTGTTAGATGATAAAAATTCTACTGCGTAGCGTGGTAAGAACCCTAAAAAATTAGCAACAGCTAACCCACAGTTTTTTGCTTCTACAGGCGCCTGAGTCGAGATCATTTTGAACGTTGTTACGTCTGACATAGTTATGTGTGTTTGAAAAAGGTCAGAAGATCTCAATGGTTCTATTACAGGATTCGACGACGCCATTTATACTTCGTCATATATTTACTCGCGAATCACACCTTCGGTCGGATGAACAGACTTCGAAGCATCCTCGAGCTGAGAGGCAGCGCGCTCGGCATCGTTGAGCTTCTGACGACGAGCATTCTCCTCCTTCTGTGCCTTGATAGACTCCTCGCGCTGCTCGGCAAAGAACATCTCCTTATTGGACTCGTTTTCCTTGTACTTACGCATCAGCTCATTCAGTTCCTTCTCGGCATACTCAACCTCCGGCATCAGGTGTTCAGATGGATCCCACGGGAGCCACGCTCCCACCTTACCGATATACAGATTGTCCTTCGGGTAACGGCGCTGCAGAATCTTCGTAAACATCTGCGCCTCCTCGACCGTCGGAAAGCAACGACGAACCTTGACGCCGCGGACATTGGTGCGGAAATCCACCTCATTGTCGTAGGCCTCCTGAAGATCCTTCTCGCTCTTGAGAAGAAACACCTGATACTGCTCGTGGATGTCCGTCTTCTTGATGTCCTCCTTGCGAACCTTGGCAAACTCCTCGGCATCCTTCAGTACGTCATCGATCTTGAGTTCATACTTCTTCGAGATGAAGGCCATCAGACTCTCAAGTCCCTTGACCTTCCACTCCCAGTCCTGCCACTGAACAAACTTCTCGAACATGAACTGATTCTTGTCCTGAATCACCTTCTCAGGACTGATGAACGACACGATACAGTACTTCTGCGTCGGGATCTCAGGGTCCTCGTCGAGATAGTCGATAGGGCCAGACTCGTCAGTCTTGGGGAGAGCGGCGCGGGGCATTTACTTACACTGTCGTTTCCTTTGAAAGTCCTTTCTCCGCAGATTTATAAATGTACGACCTGTTCACAACCGCCTACCTGTTCTTTCTCCTCTGCCCGGGCCTGTTACTCACTCTGCCGCCGGGCGCGTCCATCCTGGTAGTCGCCGCCGTTCACTCGATCGTGTTCTTCCTCGTCATGCAATACCTGTCGCTGTATGTACCGTGGTATGCTATCTGGGGCGTTGGTATTGCGATGGTGAGTGCCAAGTTCTACTTCGGTATGTAAAAATTATCGTGTCCCAACAATAAACAAATGTCCGATTCAAAGCCGAAGCCTACGCCTGCACCTGGAGTTGACATGGGAGATCTGATGGTTCGCCTTGTGAAGTACCTTCTCGAGGGACTTGCGGTCGCGATTGCCGCCTTTGTCCTGCCCGGAAAGACACTGAAGGTTGCTGAGGTCGGTATGATTGCCCTGGTTGCGACTGCCACGTTCGCGATTCTGGATATCTACGCACCGAGTGTCGGAGCCTCTGCTCGCACGGGTGCTGGATTTGGAATTGGTGCGAACCTGGTTGGGTTCCCGCGGGTCTAAGAACTCTGCGTAGAGCCTAAAAACTTGAGAGCACTTCCGGCCGATAAAGCCAATGTACCCGCGATGATCCCAGCGTAGTTTTGCTGGGTGAGATGAGTAACACCAAGAGCAAAGCTACATACAGGACTTGCTGTAGACACGAGTGTGAATAACACCTCCTTCAGACTATGAGGGACGCAGAACGTGTTATAAAACGTCGCCGAACCGTAATGAACCGCATAGTTGACCGCCATGGCTCCAAGCGCATTACCCGTTACTTCCATTTACCACTTACCTGCCAAAGAAAGATAGCATGAACAACCAACCCGTTTTTTTAGTTCGTTACGGCGGTCGTTGGATCGAAATCCATCCGCGACCGTTTGAACCCGAGCGTCAGACCACTGACATCGCATGGCTTCAAATTAAAGAGGGACTGTCGCCGTATGACGCTTACCGGCGTTGGTTTGAGATAGCTCGCAGAATTTCTCGTGTCCTTCAACAATGATCGGGCGCACTATTTTGACTGTTCTCGCCTTCGGTGTACTGTGCTACCTTGTTTGGAGACTGTGGAAGCCTGTGCTGGCTCCCAAGCGCGAGGTTCCGAAGGGCAAAGCAAACTTGTATTTCTTCCATACGGACTGGTGTGGATTCTGCAAGAAGGCGGCGCCCGAGTGGAAGAAGCTTGAAGACTACCTGGGTGGAAACTCGACATTTGGAACTACAGTTGTTACACCCGTTTCGATTAATGCCGAAACGGATCGCGCGACATCTGAACTTTACGAAGTAACTGCATATCCGACAATTAAGCTTGAGACGTCTACCGGACTTTATGAGTATAAGCAGGCTGTGACCTATGATGGTTTACTCCAGTTTCTCCGCCAGTCGCTTGGTAATGAAGTGTAAAGTTTGTTCGAATCCCTGAGCAACCAATAACTCCTTGTCCGACATTGTGAGTATGGCCGTGACAGACACACTGTTATTTTCCAACCAGAGAACGTTTGGCGTTATGACCTGCTTGCGGGCACTCTGATAGAGAATGTCCATATAGGTTGAAATCTCCATAGTTGCGACTTCAGTGGGAAACATGGACCTAGGTTTCGTGCTGATATGAAGAACAAGTGTATCCTTGGGAACTAGAGTATGAAGATAGTGATTGTACACACCGCCATCGAGGTATACATTGTTGTATAGAACCTGTGGCTGAAAGATGAACGGCAAACAGCAAGAACACTTGATCGCATCCAAGATCGGAACGGAACCTGAAAAAAAGGTTGGCTTCCTCGTCGTCATGTTGGATGCGAGAATACGAACAGGCTGATTCAGGTCGGAGATCTTCTTGTTACGTATATCAATGCCATACTTGGTGAATAACCGAACAATTGTGTCTTCGAATGCGTCCATTGAAAACAGACCCTTCTTTACAGGAGCGTCCGTCAGGCACCGAAGACGGATAGGCGGCATGATCTTATCCATGTTCATAATCGGATCTTCAAACAACTTCCTGAGAGTCGCCGCATCGATACCAGACGCAATGGCAACCGCAATAACACTTCCAATCGAAACTCCGTAAATTCCATCGGGAAATTTCAGGTGTCCCTGCTGTTTCTCAATGGCCGTCAGTGCTCCCACTAAAAGTCCTCCTCTTGATCCTCCGCCTCCGAGGGCAATTGACTTGAACATTCTTATTACAAGGATACAATGCTGAAAGCCCGTGACGTATGGGAGGAGCAAGAAGAACGTCGTGAGCGCCGCATGATGGCGATGAGACCTGTTATGGCCCAGATGTATGGTCAGATCCGAAAGCAAGCTGTTCACTCACCGAATGCCCCCTACATTGTATTTGAAATTCCGAGTTATGTCTTCGGTTATCCACTATTCAATATCAACGAAGCTCGTGAATATCTGATGAAGACCTTGTCCGAAGGTGGATACTTAGCATGGGTGATTGATGATAAGTACATCCTCATTTCTTGGATCAAGGTCAACGGCAAAACAGCGGCTCATCGTCCGCCATTACTGACGAATTACCGCCCTCAGGTATACGATCCATCTACACTTGGGGCAATGCGTTAAGTATAATGACGTGGCGACAGGATCACATGATACCAGCACCTTACTTGGTCATTACTGGCATGACCTACTTACTACCAGCTTGGCTGGCATGGGAGTCAAGATTTTACTACTCTATGGCATCCTGCCTGGTTTTGTGCTTAACAACAATGTCATTTCATTGGTTCCGTTATCAATGGTTGTTTGAACTAGATGTCCTAGCGATTCTTAACTATACCATCTGCTCTCTCTATAATATCTATCATGCCGGTCTCCCCGCCGCTGGAATCTGGGCATTGTCGGTGGGTTATTCCTTGTATTCGTATTTCGTAGGCCAGCAGTTACATATTCTATCGTGGGATCCCGATTGGATGACGCAAATGTTCTTTCACGGGTTGATGCATATATCGACCGCATACAGTGCCTGGTACTGTTTCACTAAACGAGGTTCCGAAATCTAAGAAGTGTGTGTCACTATATAAATGAGTAGAAGTCCCTCCTCGGTTCCATCCGTTGAGGTCGCCGTTCCCATGCCTCCGCCTCCGAAACCTGTATATTTTCTACTCGCACATGGGGGTGTCCCATATGTGAGCGGCTCTACCAATTCTCGTTTACCCGCAGATAGCGGCTGTACTCTTAAGTTTCCACATGACACTACACAAGAAACCGTTACCTTATGCTCACATCCCGCCTTTTTTGGGTTGGTATGTGAGAGAAATCGTCCGGCTGTGAGGGTTGGTCCAGGTGGTGTATATCATGATATTACTATTGGCTTTGAAGCGATTCCCGGTGTGCCCGTGGGCATCTATGATTGTTCCGGTAAACTTCTATATGGTCTCGATCGTGGAATTCCTGGGTTTGAGAGATCCTGTCGACTTCATGATGTAGTTGCCTATATGATTGGGAAACATGCTGAACGCATGGCAGAACATGGCCTGTCCCCAGAATTTGATCTGTGGGTTATGTCGTGTTCGATAGCAGTGGGTAAAAGTACGGTCGACCCGACAAATATGGTCTTTGGAGATCCTCTTGGCAATCAGGTCTTGGCGCGATCCGGAGACCCGGAAAAAAACTACGCAGCGGCGGCATCTATGCTTTTTGGACCCCATTTCAAAGACCTTCGAACAGAACACGTGAATGTTAAATACATACCGGCACCCGGAGGACCTGGAGGACCTGGAGGACTCCCAGGACCTGGAGAACCCTCGGGATCTGGAGGACCTAAAGGTCGTGGTCGCAGAACCTACAAGAAACGGAAAAATGGAAAGAAGCGTCGTCAAACGAAGAGACGCATATGAACTGCGAACATGAGGTCGCTATCGACGATGGTGAGCGAGTGTGCACGTGCTGTGGGACGATTCTGGGATCGGCTATTGACGAGGGCGCAGAATGGCGAGTTTACGCCAATACGGAAGACGACCCCTCAAGAACCGGGACGATCACGAGCGAACTCCTTCCTGATTCATCCTATGGTTCAATGATGATGCGGCGTCGTGGTGGCAATCAGTCAGAGGAAGGTAAGACGATTGCCAAGTTGTCTGCGTGGTCCTTCTCGAGCCATGGCGAGCGATCTTGGATGGGTATCTTTGATGCAATTCAGCAGTCCTGTTCTCGAGCTGGACTTCCAAAGGCAATCATTCTAGATGGATGTGCTCTCTTCAAGAGGGTCGAGGATTCACAGAAGACACGCGGAGAGACGCGGAGAGCCCTGATGGCAGCCTGTATCTTCACATCCTGCCGACAGCACGACGCAACACGAACTCACGAGGAAGTTGCAGCCTTATTCCTCGTGAGCATCCGAGCTCTGTGCAAGGCTCTCATGCGGTTTGATGGCGAAGGGTCAAACGTACTTAATACTCAGCTCGGTATTGCCGAGCGTATGTGCGTAGATCTCCGGATGACAGATGACGAACGCGACCGTGTTGTGGCGTATTTACAAACATTGACTGAAATGGAACACACTCCGAAGACAATTGTTGCAGGTGTTGTTTCATTGATTCTCGGAGGCCAGATCCCTCGCGTATCCGAGGCTTCGGGTGTCTCTACTGTTTCAATTCGCAAGATTGTGGATAAGCTCAAGTCATCGACGGGAAGTAAGTGATCATGTACGTATACGTCACATTGGAGGATGCAGTATTGCGTAAGACGATATTACTGGTCGAAGCCGTAATGGTTGAGTAGGCAACGTTCGAAGCTACGTTAGAGACAATTCCCATGGAAGCCGACAGGCAGATGACAGTACCTCCCCAGAAATTCACATATCCACTGACATCTCGGGCATAAATATACACGAGCCCGTTTTTCCATGTCCCAATTACTGCAGAAGTTCCAGTTGCCAATGAAACGGTGACACCTCTCGATGAAAAAATTCCACCCGTCACGCCCAAAGTAGCTGTTCCCTGTGGATTTGCCGGTGTAGTATCTAGGGTCATCAACACGTTACATGTGGTTAAGGTGGTCATGTCGTGAGTAAACCTGAGGACGCCATAACCATCCGTCACCTGCATGTCACCGTTCACGTTCAGTGTGTAATCGAGAGGATTGGTATTGATTCCAAGACCACCGTTCTGGTCTGTTCCGATGCGTGCGTAACCATTGACATCCAATGTGTAGTAAGGCGCCGCTGTATTAATGCCCACTGCGTTACACGAATAGTTATACGGTGCTCCTGAAACGGGATCAGTCACGCGCACGAGGTAACCATTTTTTACTCCGCTAATCAAGATACCATTTTCCGTTACAACTCCGTCGATCACAGACGTGGCTCCATTTCCAATCAAAAGTGTATTGGAAACGACGCCAGTGGGCGCGATGTTTTGCCCAATGAAGATGTTCGAGGTACCCGAAGCCGACCCCGTATTTGTACCCATGTAGATATTGCCCGAACCTGAAGCAATTGTATTGACTCCAATCGCAATCGTGTTACAGCTGTTCACAGATCCCAGCCCTGCACCAAATCCAATAAAAATAGAATTTGATGAGTTCGAACTACCCGCTCCTGCATTCATGCCGAGTGCGGTAACGTTTGAATTGCTCAATATGTTGGAGAACGGATTGCCTGCATTAGTTCCGACATACACGTTACCCGCCGCATCGCCAATTGATGCCGTAAGTGCTAAGATCACATTTGCAGAGACCGTGTCAATATTCACCAACTCGAGCCGACTTGAGTAGATATTACTGACTGTGTCATACACATAGGTTGGTCTGAATACATTAGACAGAAGATTCTGACTCATTATCTATTATCAAGACTTTCTATAGTTTAAGTGTATCTCGCGGTATAGTAAATAATGTCCCTCTTCCCCATTAAGACTTCGGAGCAGCACCTCTACAAGATGTATAAGCAGCACGTTGCGGTTTTCTGGACGCCGGAGGAGATTGACTTTACCAAGGACCATGCTGACTGGGAAAAGCTGACGGATGAAGAGCGATACTTTATCACTCAGATACTGGCATTCTTTTCTGGATCGGACTCAACCGTGATGGAGAATCTGGCGACTCGTTTTCAGCGCGATGTGGACTCGCAGGTGGTCAAGCTTTTCTACTCGTTTCAGAACGCGATGGAAGGTATTCACTCGGAGACCTATTCCCTTCTGATTGATACCTATGTCAAGGACCAGGATGAGAAGGCAAAGCTGTTTAATGCGATTGATCAGATTCCCTGCATTGGGCACAAGGCCCAGTGGGCTCAGAAGTGGATCTACTCGTCAGAGGACTTTCAGACTCGCCTGATTGGATTTGCATGCGTCGAGGGAATCTTCTTCTCGGGCGCATTCTGTGCGATCTACTGGTTGAAGAAGCGCGGCCTGATGCCTGGACTGATGTTTTCCAATGAGCTCATCTCTCGCGACGAGGGACTCCATACACAGTTTGCAGTTGCGCTGTATCATACATTGGACTCGCGACCAAATACACTTGTTCACACAATCATTAGTGAGGCCGTAGAGCTGGAGAAGGAGTTCATTCTCAATTCGTTACCGTGCTCATTGATTGGTATGAACTCTAAGATGATGAGTCAGTACATCGAATTTGTTGCGGATCGGTTGGCGGTCCAGTTGGGCACGCCGAAGATCTTTGGAACTGCGAATCCGTTTGATTTTATGGATCTGATTTCGCTTGAAGGAAAGACGAACTTCTTCGAGAAGAAGGTTTCCGAGTATTCTCGCGTGATGTCATCGGATGCTCTCCGGTTGGACGAGGAGTTTTAGCTTTACTTCTTGGTCGAGCTTGTGGCCGTCGTGGGGGAGGGGGTCGGAGTCGGCGTCGGCGGTGTAATCGGGTCGGCATGCTCGCGGCTTCCAACAAGAACATACCATGCTGCCGCGACGACGAGGAGGAGGAGGAGCCACTTAGGAACCTTAGGCATACGCATTTATTTACCGCACAGATTTAATCCTCAAACACATCCACACTTGGGTGGTGTAGCATTCTCATCGGTAATCTTGCAAAATTTACCTTTGGGACACGGTCTGCCGCACGTACATGACACTCCAAAGTGTTCGCGTCCAACCCACAGTAGCCCCACAACAAACACGAGAACTAACATCCATAGAGTTCGTCTCGGCATTGTTAGTAGAGGATAACATTTCCGGCGGGTGTCACAACCTTCTCATCTCCCTCCGCTGACGGCTTCTGCGGGAGGCTGAAGAACTCCCGGCCGAAGACGAGCGAGTAAACAAGACCAAACACAAAGAGGACGACGATGAGCATTAACGCATACTTGCCAAACAGCCAGAGGAAGTTCGTGTAGCTCTTCGCGTTCTTCGCCGCAAAGACGGCAGTTCCAATTTCAAGCGCACTCAGTAAATCACCGCCTCTCTGTTTCTTGGGCATTTATGAATACATCTAGAAAGAATTACTTAGGTAGACGGTTCGCAAGAAAGGTATGAATCAAGACGCGGCTACGGCGATTGGTGTTTGGTTGCTTGTCATGGGAGTCGCTACAGGATTTTGTATATGGAACATCATGGAACGGCGCAGAGAGGCTCGGCGTCTCGTGGTAGAAGACTTTGCGTAGAACTCTCTCCTACCTTTTCGTGTCCGTGTATAAATGGAGTTTCTTCACGCCGCAATCGCAATGCTCGCGTCCATGGTCCTTGTGCTTGCGGGCATGGTCGGGTACCTGTATTGGCAGCAGACACGCATGTTCCAGAACATGAACTCAATCGCGCTGGTCATCGGGGATCTTGCGCAGTCGTTCACCGCGTCTCGCGCCACACTGTCGGTGGCCTCTCTGCCCACACCTGCTCCCGCTCCCGAGCCTGAGGCGGAAGATGAGGACGACCGCGCCTCTGTGGAGAAGACGCCCGACGTGGTGACGGGACCTCCTGAGACGCTGGACACGGACACTCTTCCGGACAAGACGAAGAAGGAGCTCCAGGACATCCTTACGAAGCGCGGCCTTCCGTTCAGCAAGAGTGATGGAAAGAGTGCCCTTATTTCTTTACTGAAGGCAACGGCGTAGGAAAACGAAATTTCACATAGCAAGCAAATAAGAATCATGCTGACAATCAATGGCTACAAAATCGCAAAAGGTAGCAATGACCTACTCATCAAGAAGTCCCTCACCGTCAAGCCCTTCTCGATCATCAATCCCCATGCCGTCCCCAGATATGGGGTCTATCATGAGGATAAGACCCACCTCTATCTCCCCAAACACTTTGGATTGGAGAAATACGGACCTGTACCTTCGGCTCGAGATGTTGAGCAAACTCCAGCAGAGTTTTGGACATTTACCGGATCACTTCGTCCTCCGCAGATCCCGGTCGTCGAGTCTTTCCTCAAACCCGAGCCACACGACGGGATCATATCGCTTCACACCGGAGGAGGAAAGACCGTTTGCGCACTGTATATCGCGTCGAACCTCCGTGTGCCTACGCTCGTTGTTGTCCATAACACCTTCCTCCGAGACCAGTGGGAGGACCGGATCCGTGCCTTCCTCCCCAAAGCACGAATCGGACGAGTACAGGCGGATGTTTGCGATGTCGCCGATCGAGATGTTGTAATCGTCATGCTCCAGACACTTTCTATGAAGGAACTTAATATAGATGTATTCAAGCCGATTGGTCTCGTCATCGTGGATGAGTGTCATCATATCGCTTCAGAGGTGTTTGTGCAGGCGCTACCCAAAGTCACCTCGAAACACATGTTAGGCTTGTCTGCGACACCCGATCGCAAGGATAAGCTAATGTATGTGATCAACTGGTTTCTTGGTCCGATGCTGTACAAGTCAGACACGGGTGATTCAGTGGACGTCAACGTCAATGTGGAAGTCTTTGAGTATCAGAATGATGATCCAGTGTTCAATGAAATCGTCCTGAGTTCAGCGGGGTATGTCTCAGTCCCGATTATGGTAAACAAGTTGGCAGAGTGTACTGATCGTACAAAGTGGCTCTGCAGTATCATCTCTGATATATGCGAAGACGGACGCCAGATTCTCGTTCTATCCGATCGAGTCCAGCATTGCAAGGATATTCTTGCCGGGCTTCCTGGTGCGTCGGCATGTATTCTATCGCAGGATGTCAAGGCAAGCCAGCGGGCAGAGTTCTGTGCCTCCAAGCAGATTCTCATTGCTACATACTCGATGTGTAAAGAGGGATTTGACGTCCCGACTTTAAATACACTGGTTATGGCAACCCCTAGGCCAGACATTGATCAGATCGTAGGTCGTATTATGCGGGTCGAAAAGTCCACGAGAAAGGTTCATCCTCTCATCGTGGACATTGTGGATCCTCAGTTTCGGCGCCAATTTGGTGCTCGAAACACACTCTACAAGAAGCGGAAGTACAAGGTCTCTAAGATGGCTCTTCCAGGATCTAAGCCTTCTTCGCCGTCGGAATCGTCACAGTCTGTTTGGGGCTCGGAATTCTAGGAGGTAGACTGAGTGGACTCGGGGCACCACCCAGTTCATGCTGAGAATCCACAAAGATCTCAATCTTATTGAGTCCGTTCGTTTCATCGGGCTTGGAGATGTCCATGTACTTCGCCATCTGCTGGTTGAAATCCTTAGCGATCGAACCAGGAATGAGGGGGCTCAGTTCGGCCAAACGGTCGTACTGATCTTTTACATACTTCAAGAAGTCGCCGGGTTGCATACGTTCCTCGCGAGGAAGACGCATCTCGACGTTGATGAAGCGATAGAGCTTAGCATAGTGAATGGCCGACATGCGATGACCCTCCGAACGCTTGGCCCAGCCAAAGTACGTTCCGGTCGTGTTCAGAATACCCACGACGAGGGACCCAACACCCAGCGATGTTGCGGCCATCTGGTGATCGGAAAACAAACTAGACGATCCCGCGTTCAGAAACGCAATGACACCCGAACCAATAATCACAGGTAGGTCAATATATGTCTTACGACGAGTGAATACACTTTCGGCACGCTTGTGCATGATCGCAAGACCGTTAGCTTTTTCACCTGTCTGGGCAAAGTACTCTTCTAAAATAACAGTCCAACTAACAGTGCCGATGGCATCTGTGGAATCTCCCATGTTTGATTTTAAACGCAGAATATCTATAAGGAGAGTAATGAACTTCGACTACCGCGGAACTCTTGTCACCAAGAGTCAACCTGTTGCGACTCTTCGTAAGGTTACAAAAATACTGACAATTGATTCTAACGATCGTGACACTGGATTATTCGTCAAGGTCAATGGAGGTGCCACTTCATCTGATGCCGGTGACTATGTTGTCTATCTTCCCCGCGTGTATGAGCGCGTGACAAAGATTTCGTTAGTGTCTGCGATCGTCCAGGCACCTGTCATCCTGTCTACATCTGCAACAACGATTGGATTTCAGCCTACCGATACGTATATCATGCTTGGACTGGAGGGATTGAACCGCAAGGATGAGACTGCTCCGGGTGCCGACAAGTCTGGCTATGTAGATTCATGGTTCGCAAAGCTTGCCAATGACTTCGGTGTAGCCCAGTCCGGATCAACTGTTGCATCTGCATCATCGAGCGGTACAGTCACAACCTACACTACCACCCTCTCACATGGTCTTTATGTAGGTCAGACAGTGTGTATCACAGGAACGAGCAGTGCTCTCCACAATGTGGCCTTTGTTCAGATCGCGTCAGTTCCTTCAGTGACAACGTTCACAGTGAGCAACACGGTCGCAAACGGCACAACGTCTTCAGGTGGAACTGTATTCATTCCGGGCACGCTGTATTACAACAATCACACATACGATGATCAGGTTGTCGAATATTCTCCTCCGATTAGCCGTATTCAGCGGCTCCACGTCACTCTGCGCCGTCATCTCCCGCTTGCGAGTGTTGGTACCACGACTCCTCTCGGAGCACCGATTGTGTTCGGAGCCTCCCAGAACAGTTTCACATTTGAGATTGAGTATCTCGATAACGGATTTGATGACTTCTCCTCTATGCAGACGCGTCTTGGCCCTAGCGACCGCGCATAGCCTTTCCTAAGCTGACAAATGTATCAAACGTAAACAGGAAAAAAACACCCGTCGTAATGTACAGGAGCATATCCTGTGTTGCTGCCGGTTCATATCCTGTCTTGTTCTGTTCAACCAATCGAAGAATACGATCTAACTTGGAATCATCCCCGCCACCTGCGGATGCACCGGCCATTGTGAAGCTCTCGCGGACCATTGCTCGCTGAACAGGAATGGACGGGTCGAGCGGTGCCTGAGGGAGCGGCGGAGGTGTCGCATTGAACGACTGCGTAGCGGGATTAGTATCCAAGGGAAGCGAACTAGTGATAGATGCAGCCAACATAGAATTCTTATCCTTGGTAGCCGAAGGCGGTGTCTTAGGGGAAGGATCGCTAGCTTGACTGACTGTAATGGGCACCCGTTGACCGAATGGGGTCCCATATGCGTCTTCTAAGCTAGAGTAGTTCATTGTAAGAACGGTAGAAAAATATGATAGAAACTATAAATGAACATCAAGCCTGAGTGGATTGTAATTGCTCTTCTCGTTGTCTTTATTCTCTATTGCAGCAGGGAACACTTTGGAGTCCCTCCTGGTCCGCCGGAGCCGACGTGTTCGTGTCCAGCCGGCTTTACGTATGACAAACCCACTAACAAGTGTACAACTTCCGGAAGCACGACGGGGGCTCCGCCTCAGCCATCATGCACGTGCCCGTCGGGATTTACATATGACCAGGTTGCCAACAAGTGTAAACCTGTGCCCATGGGTCAGGGAACCGGATCAGCCCCTCGCACGGCGCCTCCTCCGGCTGCAACGTCCGGATCGCTCAGTAGCAGTGCCCCCGTTTCGGCGACCGTTGGCCCCGTGACGAGCTCGGCGCCCATTACGACACCTGTTGCGACCATGCCGGCTGTCACGCCGAATAGGGGCCCTTCCACGGCTCCGGCTACATCAACATCGTCTACCCCCGCCCCTCTCTAAAATCTCCAAGTAGAACAATGTTAGAGTACGCAGAAGTGTTGAATCAGAACAAGTTCTTCATTGGAATCATGATGATTCTGCTGAACATCGGATCTCGTCATCTGCTTGACGAATTCAGTGACGACCCGAAGGAGTATTCACGGAATGTCATGTTGCGTCGCGTTGCTATTTTTGCCGTGTGTTTTATTGCTACTCGCGATGTAGTGACATCTACAATCCTGACAGCAGGTTATGTCATCTTGGCAACAGGTGTATCCCGTAAGCGTCCTCTCGAAGGAATGGCAAATAAGGAGACGAAGGTTGAGAACCCTGCCTGGGATTCCCAGGCGCCTGTACTCTTTTAGACCGACGGACATTTCACACCTCAAATGCCGATTTTATATAGCTTCATTGAATTTTATCGTAGCATAGGGTGTATTTTTATTACGAACGTAATTATTTGGCATATGATATATTTTACATTCTTCAATTAATTTATTATTTACAATTGGAATCAAAGTATTTTTATAATAAACTGTATTGATTCCGTGCAAACCGATAGCACTTTGTTCTCTTATACCATAACCTGAAATATTATTAATGTTATAATATTTACTATCCACAAAGTTATTAAATTCAGTTTTATTATAAATCCAAAAAGCACAATATGGATTTTTATTATTTACACAATATTTTTTTTCATTTAAATCAATAAAAGTATCAAATATTTCCCCATATAAATCTGTTATATATTCAATACCATCCTCAACTTCAATTCTTACAAATCCCAAATTATAATTCATTTCTAATAAAATTTGGTTATATTCTAACCAATATTGTATTGCTTTATATGGAACTAAAATGTCATCTTCTATATACATAAATATATCATATTCATTTCTTTGTTGTTGTAATAGTTCTCTACATTTCCAGGTTAAATAAAAAGGGTGAATATTTGACAAATCATGATAAATTATTTTAATACATCCATTAGTGTAATTATTAAACACCCCTTCTTGTAAATCTATATTATTTGTATGAATAAAAATATCTGTTGTATATTCATATTTATTCGTTTCATCAATAATATTATTGATATAAACAATTCTATCAATTAAAAAATAAAAAGAAATATGTTTTGTAATTTTCATATGTATTTTATATTTAAAACGCTAAATATATTCGGCATTTGAAATGTAAAAAGGTGTAAATGGGAAAACATCACACCGAAGTATCGTTTAAGTTTTTTGGTCGCAAAGTGCCCGTCGGTCTAAAGTTTAATCACAACACTATTCTTCCCTGTAGATCCAGCGTTCTTCTTCGGTCCACTTCCACGAAGGGCTGACGCAGGAACTGCCGGTGGCGGACCATTGCCAGACGGAACCACGACGCTCTCCTTGATATTCTTCAGGAGATCATCGATGTTCACGGTAGGAGCCCGAACTTCCTGAACGGGAGCAGACACGACCTTTGCGCGAGCACCAATCTTCACCTGCTTATCGGCCGGGGGTGGTTTGGGAATCGCACTAGGCGGCGGAGCAGGAGGCATTCCAGACTGCATGAAGCTCATCAGACCCGAGAGTGGATTGGTGGCCTGTGGAGGAGGAGGCACAGTGGCCGTCGTACGAGACTGGTTCTGCATGGCCGCCGCCGCAAGAGAACGGGCAATGTCCGGATTCTGACGCATGATCTCATCGATGTTCGGGATCGGTGCCTTGCGAGTCATCTGGTTTGTCAGGTGGACCATGTATACCATCATACATACTCGCATTGGGATCTTGACCAGCGGGTGCATCTTCATGTTCTCACCATACAGATCGTAGAGCTCCTCGAAATCATCCTCCAGATCCACAACATTCATCTGAGCCGCTTCCGAAAGACCGTCCAGCTGAAGTCCGAACATCTTGAGAGCCGACACATGTTTGGATCCATACTCCAGACCGCTCATGCCTGTAACGAACCACTCGGAGAACTGCTTGATGGTCGCATCCATACTCTTCTCGCGCTTGATGAACTCGAGTTCCATCTTCATCTCCTCAATCGCCGAGTCCATGGTGAACCGCTTCCGCAGGGGAACGCCCATCTTTCCAAGACGCTCGAACTTGCGGAGAATCTCGTACTTCTCCTTCATAACTGCCTCATCGGACATGTGACGGACCTGCTTGGGTGCGGGAGTATATGTCTCCGCATTGAAATTCTCCATCCCGTTCATCTGAACAGGACCCGTGGTCTCAATGCTCGGCACCAGCTGAGGTCCGGGCGGAGGGGCAGGTGCTACATCATCGAACGAGATTGTGGGCAGGTCGACCGTCTCCAGATTGGCCATTCCTCCGATCTTAGGGTTAATCAATAGATCAATGTCCGAGACGCTTGACATTCTTACTACTTCTCTTGGACGTGGTTCTTAAAGTTGAAACGCGACAATTTTTATAAAATTATGCAGAAAGTAAATGAGAGGTGGTAAGGATGGAAACACTGTGGGAAATTCCAATTTGACCGAAGTAATGAAAGAACCTCGCGACCCAGCTCTTGTTGATCCTAATGACCAGGGTGCTGAACCGGTAGCGATTGAAGAACAGTCTCTCAGGTCACGCCAGCAACATCTCATTGCCAGCATACTTCGGGAGTATGGCGGCGACGAAGGTGAGAGAACGGCTGAAGAATTTGATATAGATGGCAACGTCGGTCGAGACATTGTAGATTTCCTTAGAGACATCATTAAGGAGATGCCAGCAGACTTCGATCCCACGCCACTATCGATGGAAGAATGGGAGGATATGAAATCCAAGATACTAGACAAGAGTTTCAGGTTAGACGGAGAAGAAGGCGGAAGACGTCGCCGTCGTGGACGCACTCGCAAGATGCGTCGTCGTGTCCGCCGCACTCGCAGACACAGTCGCCGCTAAATCTTCTCATGTTCTAATACCCAAAGACCTTGTAAGAATGAATCCGCAAGATCGTCCTTTTTGGGGTGCTTTGAGAAGTGTGCCTGATTCTCAGCGGGTACGAGAGCAAGAGCATGAGCAATGCCTGTCTTTTTGCGTCCTTTATAGCTTGCAGTTGAATCTTCCACTGTCACAATGTTCGACAGTTTGTGGGTCGCCGAAACCCCAACACATCGTAAGTTCCGACACGCAAAGTACATCTGGATCATTGCTTGGACGCCAAACATCCGTCGGTCCATCTGATTCTCAACGCAAACAACCCTTGCCCCGGACCAAGACGCTTGTCGCTGGTCAAGACTACGAATAATTGAAGGAGCGAGATCCAACACAGACCCACTTGCTGCAGACGATACACACTTCTTCCATGTGTTCTGCTTCAGATGGTTATACAGCAACTTGACCAGTTCGGTCTTCTTCGTAGCATTCGAAACCAATCCTGATTTTGTCATCTCCTCGTGAAGTTGAACGGGTGTAAGCTTATTCAAGGCCGTCTTTGTAGGTGCCTTTGACTTCTTCGGAACGTGCTTGCGACATGCAAACGTTCCATTTGAAGCATGTTCATAGGACGCTGCAGTTTCACACTTGTGACACCGCACTGCTCCCACACCTGATCTCTCTCCAAGAACATCGATGATATTCCAATCAGTGATCTTGACATCGGATCGATTCGTACCTTCAAGTACACAATACGCTAGGTTGCGTAGGCCTACATCAAACGACACAACCTTCATTGTATCGTATATGCGATACAATGAAAGTGTGTTTACCGATACCGGGAGTCGAACCCGGGCCAAGTGGGTGAAAACCACCTATCCTAAACCGCTAGACCATATCGGTATTTACGAGCTGTGGGATTCGAACCCACGCGGCTTTCGCCAGCAGATCTTAAGCCTGCCTCCTTAACCACTCGGACAAACTCGTACAGGGTTTCCGTCGTGATCTAACTGAACCATGGTGCCATCCTCTTCAACGCCGTAGATGAACCATCCATGGTCAATAAGATTGCCTCGGAATTGATAGACTGTCATGACTAATTGTTTGGTACGTTCGAAGCTCGGGAACTCGCCGCGAACTTCCCACTTTGTTTGATCTTTCTCTGCTATATGTCTGTAGACTACTGAGTAGTGTTTCATTTGGTATATCTACCTGGTTGTGTGAAAATACCGCATACGGGGGTCGAACCCGTGACTACAGAGTTAAAAGCTCTATGCTCTACCGACTGAGCTAATACGGTGATGCGACACGTGGGAATCGGACCCACGACTACGGCTTCATAAGAGCCGTGCTCTACCAACTGAGCTAGTGTCGCTGGTACGCCATGTGGGGATTGAACCCACGACTGCCCGCTTAGAAGGCGAGCGCTCTATCCACTGAGCTAATGGCGCATAAAATGGATTTATTTTAAGTTCATGTTAAGAAATACACACCATAATGGATCGCATCTTCCACACTCCGGTGGGAGAGCCTACTTACCTCGACACACTTCCCGTAGACGTCATCCGCCACCACCTCATGCCATTCCTCGACTGGGAGGACCGCATTCACGTCAACAGGTTGACACCACCTGCAGACCGCACACTTCCGAACAAGATTCCGAAGGACCGCATCATCGCACACCAGATGTACATCTCTTCACGCGACATGTACTCGAAATTGCGAAGAACATATGGTTATCGCGGAAGCATGAAGAAGACCATTGCGGTAAAGCTTAACTTCTTGCGGTACGTCCTCAAGGACCACAACATCTTCATTGCCAGATACTCGTTGACTTTCCGAGAGCAGCTACACCAGAAACTTGTGGAATTTTCAGACCCGGAAGTAATCCGGCGAATTCGCTTAATCGCACAACGCACTGAACTCAATAGTCTCGTGTCGTCCTTGATGGACAAGTTAGCGGAACTCCCGTTCTCACACTACATCCAATCGGAGCCGTGGCTTACCGTGGCTGTCACTCAGAATGAGGCTTCTTTGTTCTCGCGCGAGATCTACACCGTCTGGGTGTGAACATCTGTATTCAAAATCATACGAACCGTGTCCATAATAACAGTACGAACCTCCGACTTTTCCATGTCGGACGTGTGGTAGAGAACGGAAGGGCCGATGACTGGCGTAATCTGAAAGCTGTCGGCCGGCTCGAGGTCATGACGAAGAGACTCGATCAGATTCGCAATATAGTTCTCGGCATTGTAGCGAGACAGCCAAAAGCGGTACGTCGTGCGAAACTTACTGGGACGGTAGAAGACCTCGTACATCTCAGAGGGCATCCCTGGGCAACGACAGAAACGAATGACGTCGTCCTTTGGATGACTCTCGTCCCTGTTGAAGAGATGAATGCTGAACAGCTGCATTTCTCTCTTCTAGTGGCTAGTCTTTAAATACCCCTGTCATCGTTATCAAACATGTCCACGTCAACGTGATCACGCCCTTCGTTATTCGGGGCATTCATGTAGTCGCCGTAGTTTCCATCTTCAACACGGTCCTCTCCTACAGGAAGCTCACCTTGTTCCTCAAAGTCAACGGGGAGCCCCACACCAATTTCTGTGTCAGCCTGTTCCTCGGCAATCAGTTTACGATCCTTATCTGTAATGAGCGTAGGTGCCAGACCACGGTCGATGAGTTCCTTAGTAATCGCACGCTCATCGTCCTTCATCTCTCGTAGCAAGTCGGTCAACCGAATACGCTCCTTCGCACGAAGTGTATTGGAAACAGTTTTGGCTTCCTTGACATTTGCAAGTAACAAAACCAGGGTGGTATCATTTTTCAGAGCGTTCTGAAATGCGGTCTTCCTCTGCGGAGTCTTGCTGATTTCCTTGATCATTTCGTACACATATCCTTTCGTGATATCGCGCAAGTCATCGTCTTTTTGCATTGTATCCAGATTGGCAGTGGGGTTAGGAATGGCAAATAACGTAGATAACCGATTCGCGATCATGACGTTCGTCCGCCAGTTTTCAGTCGCACCTTCCTTCATCAACTTCAGACGGGCGACAACTTCCCTGTCTTTGACATCCAGAGTGACCGGCGTTACACGTTGAGACTCGGCCCTCTCAATCAACTTGCGTTTACTCTCCTCCCGTACGAACTGGTCAATACCGGGCCTTAGCGGTACGTCGGCCTGCTTGATTCGTGCCTCTCTCGGTGATCCCCAGTAGATACGGAATGACGGACAATCCGGAGGACGTGTGATACGACCAAACTCTTCCTTGGATGGCATGGCAATATCGCCAGGAATCATGGTAATTGGCTTCATTGGTTGCTCAGTTGGTGCTTCGGCCTTGGCCATTGCTAACGAACGACGTAGCGGTTCAGAGCCCTTGAGGATCGCGGCAATGCTTCCAACGGTTAATGTCCTCACCTTCTTTGGATTGTTGAGAACCAGTCTCATTACAGAAGCCGATGAACCCTTGAACGATGTGGGATAGGCTTCAAGTGTCTTGCTCAGGACCAGAATCATACTGTCTACGATCGTGTATCCATCTGACTCCGACTTGTCGCGCGGATATCCGGAAAGAGTCAGAGGCTTGGAACCAAATGACCTACGAGGAATCAGCGGCGGGCGATGAGACTGCATCAGCAACACCATTTGAACAATCCCTGCTATACCTCCTGCATCCTTCAGCTGTGAAGCAAGCCGCCGACCAATCTCAAGAATCGGGAGAAGTATACTCATGTCAGGCATCACGTGTAACAAGCTGATCAACATAAAGAAGACTTCATCCGATGCCTTGGTCGTGTCGAATGCGGTCTTAATCGACGCAAGGCTTTTTACCTGATCGGCGATTCCATGTCCGTGGAACTGACTCGTTGGTAGCGCATCTGCATGTCGGATAAGACGACCATCATCCGTGAATTCTTCCTGATCCTGTAAGACATCGGAATTGATCTGTTCGCCACACGATCTGCATACACGGAATCCGTCCACCTTAGCTGTCCACGTATCGTAAAACAAACGACGATCGGCCGCAAGGTCTCCACTTAAAATAGCCAGGGTGTGTTGGCACACCACGAATGCGCCGTTCTTGTCCACATACGTCTTCTTATCAAAAATCGTCTCGCGAATAATGTCGGTAATGTCTCTGAGCTTATCATCTGCGAATCGGTTCTTGTCCTCTAAGATTGCGACTACATCCTTGCGTTGCTGGGGAACTTCGCGTCCGGGTGTGAGTGGTACCTTAGCGTCCCTGATCGGTTTCTCCTTGACGTCATATGACTTCGTCAAGGCACGTAGGTAGGTTTCGAGAATCTCGTTGGATGTCCCTTCCTTCCACTGCAGGCGGTTTTTGAATCCATCCTGTTTCTTCTCCTGCCGAAGAAGTTCCAGAGGAATACATTGAAATGTTACTTTCTTTTCCCATGTCCTTCGCAGAAGCCCCCGAGTTTGAAAGTCACGCCACTCTAATCCCACAAGATCGCACTCAGCAATAGTCGTTGCAGGAAAGGAATGTTCTGCATCAGCACTCGGACGAAGCTCTGTGGTTCCATTCTGTCCGGTCTGGGACATCAGCATATGGATTACAAGCTCACCGCCGTCAAGCTGATTCATCAGCCAGTACCGAGGCGATAGTCCAGGATAATACGGTTCATAGTATTCGAGAAGCTTCTCAGAGGGCTGATCAGACTTCGACGAGGGAAACTTGAGCTCGAGACTATCTGTCGCAATGTCAGATGAATCCGCGGGAGGAAAGCGAGACTTCCACGACTCCCATGGAATGTCTGATAACTTGATATCGTATACCTTGAGATACTTCATGCCTTCAACATACGGATCCTTGGTGACTGGCACAGCGTGTGTCATGATCGCATCCAGCGATGGTACAATCTCCGAGAGTTCGGCCGTATTCTCAATCATGACAGCGTCGGCAGATTGTAAAAAGGGATGCTCGGGCAGTGGATTCGGTACATCCACAGGGCGCTTCTTTGCGTAATATCCCTTGAAGTTGACGAGGTCTGATGTTCCGGGCATTGTGGAACGGATCACATCAAACCGACCATCCTCGTGTCTCCGTGTCTTTGGAAACGAAAAAACAGGAAGAGCGCGCAGGGGGTCTTCTCCCTCGCTATTCAAAAACTCGGTTGGCACGGTTAACGGATACTTGCTTCCTTCTGTTTCTGATTGAAACGGCTTGGGCAAGGACATGAGCAAGGAACGGTAAAAATTCGGCAGCTTTACTCGTCCTTCGCTAAAGAGCGGTTCATACGAGTCCGTAAATGAATACTCTTTCAGGTCGGGGGATGAATACACTGGAAAAATCCAGTCGAACTTTTTGCCATACTGGGGTTCGCGAAGATGGTAATCGTCGGCCGTTGCTACAATGTTGGTACTGTACAAGTCTCGAAGCCGTTCGACTTCGTTCTTCAGGACTTCTAATTGAAACTTTGTGGTTCGCCCCTTCGGAACGAGTTTTTCATACGCATCCGTCACTTGTTCATCCAGCGTATAGAACCGAATGGTTTCCGGACGCTGAATGGTTTCATCGTACTCGATGTCTTCAAGGACTTGAAAGTCCTCTGCCTTGAACTCGAAGACCTCCGACATTATACAGACTTGAGAATGCTTTCGCAGAGTGCCACCGCCTCCGTCTTGAATCGCTCGATGACCTTCTCGGGATCGACCTTGGAGCTAAACCGAACAATCATCTTTGGAAGCAGGGGGTGAACAATGCGATAGGACACGAAGTCCACGAGTGCCGCATTGTACAGGAGGATCTGCGCCAGTGCCCCCATCGTATGGCCCTCCTCCTCTGTCTCGACAGAGAACCACCCATCCTCCTCTCGCAGGATTGGATTCTTGCACCAGTCCTCGATCTTCTTCTTGTAGATCGTGGCAGCCTGCTTCACCAACTCCTTGGCAGAAATGACACCAATACTCTCAACGGCAAGGTCGAACCAATTGGGACGGCCGTTCTCGTCGCGAGAATACGAACGTTGGATCTCGTAGTTATCGAAGATCTTGGCCCGCTCTGCACGGAGAACCTCGTCGTCGCCCGCCACCGCCACGTAACTATCCTTATCCAACTTTGCCAGTTCGGGGTCAACGTGGTTCTTAAATGTTGCCACACAAACCTGCGAGGAACTCTTGGTGTCGACACGAAGCGACGCCCTGAAGTGAATTGACTCATTCGGGTCGAGCTTCATAAAGTAGATTGGGGCCTCCTCGTCGCGATCATACAGCAGAACATTCTGACGAGGTCCGTCGATTACGAAGTCGTCGGTTGTAACCTCGATAGGTCCCTTGCGGATCATGTCCTTCGTGGGTGGCAGAAAGCGAAGCTCAATCTTCGTATCGCGGATCACACCCGTTTCCTCGGGACGGGCATTGATCGGTAGCATCTCTATACGATGCTTCAACATCTCATGGATCATCTTGGTCGAGTTGTCGAGAATCTGAACATCGTGGATGACAACAGTTGGGATCTCGGCGAGAAGGATGCGGCGAAGACCGTTCACGAAGGCGACAGGGACATCCTTCAGCTCGGCGTCGAGGCGGTAACCGTTCAAAGAAATCTTAATGGACTCCATTGCTTATATCTTCTCTCGTTGATATCTATCCGTTTTTTTCAACGATGAGGGCAATGAGCAACAACCAGCCGATTCTGTTTTATAGCACTCGCTGCTCACACTCGAAGCAGATTATCGAGACTCTGAAGATGCTAAAAAAGGAGACACTATGCAGAATGTTTGCCATCGACGGTCTCACTCGCGACAAGCTACCGCCGTTTCTCAAGAGTGTGCCCACGCTGTTCAATCCGGAGACGAAGGATGTATACGTGGGTAAGGATATTTATGCCTACATTGCCAAGCCCGTATCCCCTCGGCGCGAAGTCCCCACCCAGCAGCCAACTCCGACTGCAAGTTCTCAGGCAGCTGCTGTCAAGCCGTCTGGAGCCCCGAGCGCCTCAGGTGCTATAGACTACGAGGCATGGTCCTTTGGAACGGCATCTGGGTTTTCCGATTCGTATTCAAGCTGGGACTCGCCGGGAAATTTCTCGGCCCAGGACCAGCTTCATTATACGTTCATTGGTGATACAAAAAGTGGTGCGGCGCCGCCTGAACCTCAGACCAAGCAGAGCTATGATGGTGATAAAGAGGGTCGTAACGCCGACCTGGCCACGCGCATGGAGGCTATGCAGAAACAGAGGGACAAGGAGTTTGCTCCGGTTGATCGCAAGTAAGTTACCAGCTCGTCTCCTTCTCAAGACGGCGTTGGTTCAGATCAGACAACTTCGGAGCCCAGCTGATGATATATGCCTTTCCCTCGAACGTGACCGTGATATCCGAGTCGGGGAAGAACTCTCGCAGTTGATTCAACCCATAATTCTTTCCAGTGTCTGTCAGGTTTTGCGAGACGTAGAACACTAGGGATGTATCGCCCCTCTCTGCGGCTGAGCGCGTAGAGTGGTAGACCGACTCTGCCCACATCTTACCATCCAGCTCCTGCTTGCGGGTAGCTACTCGCATCTGTTCGGCCTGGGCGGTGGCGGCGGCGTTCTGAAGCTGAAAGCGAGTGATAGGCTGCATGATGATGTAAAAAGACTTTGTGGTAGGTAAATCCATTTTGCCTAACGGTGGCGACTGTGGGGCGGACGAGTGCGGGACCGACGAGTGTGGGACCGACGACGGCGCGTCGATCGACGTCCAGCCTTCTTAGAACGGGCTTCTTCAAGCTCCTCTTTCTTCTTTTTCAGCTTCACTTCCAGTACTTCAACGATTGTCTCAACTGCTTCCTTTGAAGTCGCATTCTTGTATGCCTTACCGTAGTCAGTACCGCTGCGCACAGTCGAGTGCAGATAACCGGGCTTCCCATCCTTCAACGCTTTGAGCAGAGCATTGCCGTGTTCTATTTCCTTTTCGAGATCTTCGATGTCCCCCCTTAAGTCCGTTACTTTCTTGCTTTCAAACGCCATTTATTATTAAAGCATATTTTAAGTTGACTTGGTGTTGTATCTCGGCGCAGTTACGATCTGACGAACGACATGTTGCATGTGCTGAATCTCGGCAATGACGGCGACCAGTGCGTCATTATTTCGCTTAGCAAGTGCGTTTGCCTTTTGCATCTCGGCAACGATTGCGGCGAGAAGCCTCGGCTCGTAGGCGCTCGAAGTGTTGAGAATGTGTTCGGTTGCTGAATCCATGTATGATGTACTGGATTCATGGATGGGAAATCCGTTTTCTATGCAATGGCTCCGAATACAACATCACGTGATGCGCGCCGAGTCACTGGCCCAGGAGCCGTCACCAAGTGACCCTGAGTAGCCTTCTGCTACTGTATTTAGGTTCGTTTTTTATTCGTCGTCGCTAAGCTCGTTTCCATCCGTATCGGTCTTGGCATAGCAGTCGGGGGAGTAGTGGCTCTTGCGCCCACACCTGTAGCAGGCACCCGTCTTCTTGGCGGAGCGGGGTGGCGGCTTGGATGTGCAGCGTCGCTCGTGTTGGATGGCGAGTACCATGCGCTTGAACTCCTTTCCGCAGTGGTCACACCCCCACACGTTCTCTTCCTCTTCCTCACCTGCCGTGCATCTACCTGCAAAGTGTCCGATCTCACCGCACTTGAAACAAGCATCGGTGTTGCCACGAAACTCTCGCTCCAACACCGACTTGGTTGCCTCATCAAGTACTAGGGACACATACGCACCACCGCGTACATTGTCTACACCATACTTCTTCATAAGATCCTTCGTAAGGTTCGTCTCGTCATGATCATTCTTCAACGGTCGTGACTCAATGAGCTTCAAAGGTTTGTGGCTTCGCGTCCACGTTGCTCCGTCTCCGGATAGGTGCTGCTTGTAGCGTTCTGCGACATTCTTGGATTTGCCGACGTAGTACTTTCCTCCCTCGAGTTTGAGAACGTAGAGTTGCTCCATGGTGACCGAATGTCGTTTTCTTGTAAGTATTCAAATCCATTTTTTACGAAATGTTCAGCAGGTCAACCTGTCGGTGCGTACGTTAAGTAATCTTGAGGGTGAGTAATGGCCGACACGCTGAAGGCACTTGTGTTCGAGTGGGTTCTGACCAACGGGTCATTGCCCGGATTCGCTGACCGCGTCAATGCGACGAAACACCTGTGGCCCAAAACACCAGAGCCACAACGCGTTGTATGGCGGGGACAGGGAAAGGTAAAGCCAGGTATTCCCCAGCTTGCGTCACCGAGTTCGCTCCGATCTGACGTGCGTCCGGTGATTAGCACATCGGAAGACAAGGAATCTGCTTCGGTTTTCGGCGGTGATGACTGTTGTCTCTATCAAATCATAGTGAAACCGGGCGTTCGGTATCTGAACGTCGAAAAGGTTGGAGCCGGATACGTACCACCTCACGTCGTTGAATATGTGAAATCACTCATTCCGCCGTATCGCAAGGGGTTCACTTCAAGGAACACTTCGGACATGGTGCTCATCAGTGCGTTCAAGACACGTATCAATAAAGAACATGAGATTCTCCTCGAAGGCGGCGGCACGTTCACCGAGCCAGTCTCGTTTGGCGATGCTAAACCCAAGGTATTTCACACATCCTATCAAATGAATTCCGCTGGACGTCGCCCTCGTCGACGGACCCGCCGCCGGACCGCCAAATCCATCCGAATGAAAAATGTTTTTTTGTAGACTTGGAATCCGTTTTACACCTCCGATGTATAGAGAACCCCACCGGGAGTTCGTTTTGCTATTGACGATGTCACCTCAACTTTGGATGATGTCACCTCAACTTTGGATGATAACATTGTATTAAACGTCTCTGTTTCGACGTAACGATGCTTTATATTTAATAGATGTTGATTATGACTCTCTTGTCGGATTAGAACACGTTCGCGTGCTAATAGTTCTTCCTTCGTATTGCATGGATACGATTCAACAAGCTTAATGTTGATATTTTTTGCACCTACCTTCTTAATGAAGTCGGATAAGATGCCATGCCCAGACGAAGTCCTATGTTGACTAAGACGTTTTGATAGGGACTGGCAAGTACTTCCTCTATAAACAACGTTATCTTCAAATGTAATATCGTAAATCTTACCGTTCGTGTAATTATCGTCGGGAACAACGTTCTTGCGTTCCACAAGCGAGTTCAGATAGTCGTCGCTATCACACTCTAATTGATGGAGGTGCTCTTCGGCCATCATCGGCGACAGTTTTGTAAGCTCGCTCGCATCTTCAATGCTTCTACCCTTTGCTATGAGCTCTTTTGCGTGACGAAGTTTTCGCCATTCAATGGAACACTCGGAACGTCCAAGCTTACTAGCGCATTCTGCACTAGTATTTCCCGAAGATATCATTTGAAGAAGCTCGCTGTCGTGTTCTGGTGTCCAGCGCATCTTGTTATGGAAAATAAGTACGTAAGGGGCGGGTGGATCCGTTTTCTATGCGACCACCATCATCTGTTCCGGGTGCTCCAGAACCCTACTCGACGCGCACTGAACGCTGAACTGCGGGCCCAGCAGAAGGAGCTGCGGGAGAGGGGGTTAAAGGGTTAGAGTTCATAGCCCTCAATATGCTTCTTCGCATAGCAGCCAGAGGCCATGTGGCTATCGCGACCACATCGCTTGCACACTGGGGACGATGTCTCTAGTTCTTGGAAATCAACATCCTCGTTGTCTCCGCATGGGAAGTTGATCACCATGCCGTTCTCGATATTTAGCAGCTTCATATACATCCCACACTGTGTGGCATGATCGTCCTTGATGGACCGAACCGACTTCAGCTCAACCACAATGTTCCCGTTAACCACGAGGTCGGCACGCACTTGCCCTACCTCAACTCCCTCAAACATGACCGGGATTACCTGTTCTGACTTGTAGGGGATGTTGTGTTTCTTGAGTAGGACCTCCATAGCGTTGTGGTAGACACGTTCGCTGAAGCCGGCACCGAGACCCTTGAATACACGCTTGGCGAATGACTTGATTTGCTCCATCTTGAATGGAAAAATGTTTTTTTGTAGACTTGGAATCCGTTTTCTACTGCGGCGGCGTCATCTGATGGACCTCAAAGTTGTTTCCCTTCTCGAGGTACAGCGATACGACGCCGTTCTGCGATGTTTTTTCCGCGACGGCCTCGTCCCACAGCAGTTCGGCGCTGGTATCGTTCACGGCTGCGTTCTCCTCCAAGAATGCAATCCACTTGGACTTGATTGCAGCTAGCGCGTCGGCGAGGGACTTGTAGGGTGTAGGGTAGAGCGTGTGGCCGCTGTCGGTGACTTCGAGGACAATGTAGAAGGACGCCATGGTAGACGTGATATCAAGTTTCCTACTCCGATTAAATCCATTTTGGACAATGAAAAAGTAAGTAAGGAGTGTTTACTTGGTGACCTTATTCATCGATATCAATTATATATGTCGGTATAGTTGGTTTGTTTTCTAAATATGTAGAAACAATACGATGAGCCCCGTCCAGTAACGTATAGTCTCCCTTTTTTAAGGCTATCCATATTGGTTCTGTATGACCATGTTGGCGTATGATTCGTCTATGGTGTAAAACCGAGTCCAAATCTTTTTGCCCTCTGGGACGATCTTCTTCAGGATAAGGATCTTCTGAAAGACGTGCTGAATTGAAATTATGTAGTTCTCTACATTTTGATAGTGGGAACTGAAATAACTTGCTCTTGAACGTATGATAATACGAAGATATGTTCGGTGATGAAAATAGCTTTATGCTTACTGATGTTTGAACAGAATCGTGCATACTTTGAAGATATTCCATTCTACTTAGCGCTCATCTAAGATGCTTATGGATCTAAATCCATTTTGGACAATGAAAAAGTAAGTAAGGTAAGTAAGGAGTGTTTTTCTGGGCGTTTACTTGGTGACCTTGGCCTGGTTCTCGGGCGACAGCTTCTTGTACGACCGCCATGCGCACTCGAAGAGCGACTTGACCATGGACTTGTCGCGCCCGAGCTCGTGGCAGCGCTTGGCCCGTGCGAACATCATCGTGATGTTCTCAGGCGTCTCGAGGAACTCGAAGAACATGTTGGGCCGCGTGGCCCAGCGCGCGATGTAGCGGTTCGCGTACTCAGCGTGCTTGCCGTGGGCCACGCAGCACTGCTCACCAACGTGGTAGGTCATGGTGGACTGCGTCGCAGTCTCTTGGGTGTGGATCAGGTAGGCGACCTGACCGTCGAAGCTGGTGCCGCACCAGTCGCACTCGGAGAACGAAGGAGTGGAGGAAGACATCTTGGAAGGAGATGAGTTAGAGCGAAGAGCGTAGGTGGAAGACATCTAGGGCAGGGGCTTTCTGTCTTTCTTGCTGGACACAAATCCATTTTGGACGGTGGCGTAAAATCCCTTACACATCTCTCTCGGTAATGAGATAAGATGTCTACGAAGATTTTCACGGACGCATTCTTTAACCAGTTCCACGAATTCCTTGGCCAGCTAATAACTGTCTTCCCCGCCGACGACGATTTCCCGGCTTACAAGACTGGCTTGGCGCTTCTCCGCAGAGTCAACCCCTCCATGGTGATCTCAGAGTTTAAGGCACATGTGTTTCCGTATGATGAAATCATCAGGGCAAGGAACACTGACTTCTTCATGAACCACACATTCGAGGACGTCGTGTCATCCGACATGTCCATGGATTCAATTATTCGCAAGCTAAAGGATCTATGGGCTACTCTTTCCGTTAAGAGCCGTGATGCCATCTGGACTCACATTATTCTCCTTCTGGATATCGCCAAGCGGTGCTAAGTGATACAGCTCAGAGATGGCATTCTCGGGAGACTCAAAGTTCCTGAACAGAATCTGGTTCACCTCTGCAGGAGTCCACTTACCCTCTAACTCAGGGTGCTGAGCCAGGTCGTCAATCTCCTTCTCGTAAAATGACTCGAGCATCTCTTGAAGCACAGCAACTGTACAACGCTTGAAATGAACAATCATGTCGACACGGCCAGGACGAATCAAGGCCCTATCGATACGCTCAGGGAAGTTGGTGGTGATGATCAGAATACGGCCATTTGCCTCTAGCGTTCCATCCAGAAGATTCAGCAGGAACGAGAGATCGATAATCTCCTTGTCCTCCTCCTTACGGTCCATAAACGGATCCGTTTCCTTCTGCTTAGGCGCCTCCGCAACAGGTTTCTTCCACTCGCGGCGCAGAACCATATCGCCCATTGCGTCAATGTCCTCAATTACATAGAGGCGCTCAGACACGGGGATCGTGTACTTTTCCGTATTCACACCGTTATACACGTGAATCTCGTCATTAAAGAAGAGATGGTGGAGTTGTTGTTTCGTCTTGATTTCGGACAGCTGGACATTGATAATGTGACGCCGCCCAACAGACGCCACAGCCTTAATGGTGGAGGTCTTACCAGTGCCCGGCGGGCCGTGGAACATGTAACCGAGCGTATACGGAATACCCTTTTTATCATACCATGCTCGGTTCTCAAGAAAGAACTCGGTGCGGTGCTCGACCTGCTTCTTCTCCTCGAAGAAGACATTACCAAAATTTCGGTTGGTCGAGAACTTTGATTTGGTATACACGAGGTGTGTCACGGGCAGCGGATTCTGAACCGAGCCTTTTACACGTGTCTGAACCATCTGGTCAAAAAAGTAGCGGTGAGTTCCTAGCTTATTTGCCATGCGGCGCTCATAGTCCGTATTGCAGTTGTCGACAAACACCTGGAGATGCTGAACGTCATTCTCATAGCAGTATAACTTGAACTTGACAATCTCCAGCTGACCATCGGTGATCTTCATATCCTGAAGCTCAAAGTACACGTCAGACTCTAGGCATACAGGTTCGTACTCGTGAGGCAGGTAGTCATGATGGGTAACCGACAGAAGTGTCTTCATAGCAGGAAGTGTTGTCACATAGTGAATAACGGCATCCATGCGGTTGGCGTAGAGACTCTGTACCTGCTGCTTGTTGTTTCCCTGATTGATCTGAGAACCCCGTTCGCACGTGATCGACGCCCTAGGAGTCCTCAGCACCGAAGATGAGACCGCTGTTCCCTGCCGTTGACGGCGACAGCAAATGGCAAAAAACCACGCTGACCACGTTGGAAATGTCTTCACCGCAATCTCAAAACTATTGACAGCCAACAGATTCATCAAAGGATTCTTTGACTGTGGCATTTGAATCATCATCTGTGTCTTCACAATATCGTTGAATTGCATGCTTTATATGACGCCATACGATGTAATACACTTATCCAACGTAGCACCCGTCGGATGGACAGGCTTGGTCCTGCGAAGACGGAGTTCCTTAGAGGCCTTCTCCACAGTATCTTGAGACAAACTAACAAACTTCTTGACATCCCGAATGGGGCCTTGGACGTTCATAGTCGGCACATGAAGGCGCAAGGGAGGAAGTTGAATAGCAACCATGTCCTCGGACGATGAAACATACTCCCTGAACTGCTCAATGTCTAGCGGACCTCCAAACATACGAAGCATGTGTCGATGGGGAGCCGGAGTAATTGTCTTTCCGGAAAAAATTGAACGGTATAAATCCGAAAGTAAGGCATGACGGGTCCATCGGACCACGTCAGATAGCGATACGTCTCCGTATAGGTAAGCAAGACCACATTCTGGAGAACAAAAGTGTCCCTCGCATGTGTACATGTTATCGTAGGCATCGTAGGAAAGGGGGAGCACACTCGCCTTCCACGGAAACGGATGGCAACACCAAAAGCAGGCTGACGTTCCAGAGTACGTGGTCGCTCGAGTACGAGCCAGAATCTCCTTCATCGTATCTGTGTTGAACCGTTCAGCAACCTTGGATGTTTCAACACTGGACAAAATGTCCGAATAATTGGTCGAACTCTCTGCAGGAGTAGGGAGCTCTTGCTCAACCGGAAGTTTTAACGAAAAAATCACAGGAGCTTCGGGAAGATTCTTTCTCGGTGGCATTAATGTTTCTAAGTCGTGTCAGTGAAAACGGAAAGTATTTGATCAAGGACTCTCAATTCAGGAAAGATGACGGACCTTAGCACTGCCTACGTGAAGAAGACCCACCGCGAGCACATTCTCAGCCTTCCAGACACCTACATCGGCAGTATCGAGACTGCTGAGGAGGAGGTCTACCTGCACGGAGAGAATGGGTTTGCACTTAGCAAGATTGCCGTCAACCCTGGTTTCTACAAGCTCATCGATGAGCTGATCGTCAACGCCCACGACCAAGTCGTGAGGCTGAGGCAGAAGAATTCGACCACCCCGGTCAAGAGCATCGACATTACGTGTGATGCTAACACCTTCTCCATCACGAACGATGGAGAGCCTATCGACGTCGCTGAACACCCGGAGCACAAGACGTGGATCCCCCAGATGATCTTCGGTGAGCTCCTGACCTCGTCGAACTACGACCCGAAGGAGAAGAAGCTGGTCGGCGGAAAGAATGGCTACGGCGTCAAGCTGGTCAATATCTTTGCCGAACAGATGGTTGTGACGGTCGTGGATCAGCCTCGAAGCCTGATCTATGCTCAGACGTTCAAGAAGAACATGACTGAGATTGGAAAGCCTGTCGTCAAGGCGTGCAAGCAGAAGTCCTACGTCTGTGTAGACTGGACTCCCGACTTTGCTCGCTTCGGCATGACGGAGATCCATGAGGGAATGCGCCAACTCATCGAGCGTCGCGTCTACGATCTGGCCATGACGCTGGGGAAGGAGGTGAAGGTTACCTTCAACAAGACGGCCGTCAAGTGTAAGAACCTGACCGAGTATGCGAAGGCGTTTGGGTGCGATCCGGTAGTCTACGAGACTCCGAACGAGCGCTGGCACATTGCGATCGCCGACAGTCCAACGGACAAGCAGTTCGCCATGTCCTTTGTGAACGGCATCTGGACCTCCAAGGGCGGAACCCATGTAGATGCGGTCTTCTCACAGGTCGTCAACCACATCGTGGAGTACCTGGAGACGAAGAAGAAGATCAAGGTCAAGCCCAGTCTTGTCCGCGATCATCTGGCGGTGTTCATCGTCAGTATGATTGAGAACCCGAGTTTCACGTCGCAGACGAAGGAGACGCTGACGACCAAGATGTCGGCGTTTGGATCGAGCCCGAAGATCAGCGAGGATACTCTTAAGAAGATTGTCACCAAGCTGAACCTGGTGGAGAAGATCATGGAGGTCCAGTCCGCAAAGGACTCTAAGGACAACTCCAAGACGGACGGTAAGAAGCAGAGCAGGATCACGGGCATTCCCAAGCTGGATGATGCAGTGAATGCGGGAACGAAGGATTCGGCGAAGTGTACTCTGATCCTCACGGAGGGTGACTCGGCAAAGGCGATGGCCCTGTCAGGTCTGAGTCAGGAGCAGCGGAAGTCCTTCGGCGTCTACCCTCTCAAGGGTAAGGTGCTGAACGTGAAGGACACGAGTGATTCTAAGGTGGAGCAGACCAAGGAGATTGCCGAGCTGAAGAAGATTATCGGCCTAACATCGGGCAAGAAGTATACGGATGTGAAGGACCTACGCTACGGGTCAATCATGATCATGACGGACCAGGACTTGGACGGCAGCCACATTCGTGGTCTGCTGATCAACCTGTTTCACGAGCTCTGGCACGAGCTCATCGCCATTCCGGGTTTCCTGACCTACATGGCTACACCGATCGTCAAGGCCAATAAGTCCAAGGAGACCCGAATCTTCTACTCGCAGTATGAGTACGAGCAGTGGCGTACAGGTGAGGGATCCAAGGGCTGGAAGGTGAAGTACTACAAGGGATTGGGTACCTCGACGCGTGATGAGGCCAAGGACTACTTCAGCAAGGTGAATGCGGTTCGCTTTGACTACGATGACAAGGCCGACAAGTCGATTGACTTGGCCTTTAACAAGCAGCGTGCGGACGACCGCAAGGAGTGGCTGAAGGGCTACGACCGTACGGCGCTGGTACCCGCGGGTAACCGCGTACCCTACGATGATTTCATCCACAAGGATCTGATCCACTTCAGCTACTACAATCTGGAGCGGTCGATCCCGAACGTCATGGACGGTCTGAAGACGTCGCAGCGGAAGATCCTGTATGCAGCGTTCAAGCGTAACCTGACACAGGAGATCCGCGTTGCCCAGTTCGCGGGATATGTGTCGGAGCACACGGGGTATCACCACGGTGAGGCTTCGCTGAACGAGACCATTGTGGGCATGGCACAGGACTTCATGGGATCCAACAACATCCCGTGGCTGGTTCCTCAGGGACAGTTTGGTACGCGTATTCAGGGTGGCAAGGACGCAGCGTCGCCCCGTTATATCCACACCTACCTCCAGCCTCGCATCCGCAAGATGGTTCCCGAGCAGGACTTTGCGGTGCTGAAGTATCGCGATGATGACGGCCTCCCGGTTGAGCCCGAGTGGTATGCGCCGGTTCTGCCGATGCTCCTGGTCAATGGTGCGCGTGGCATTGGCACTGGGTATTCCACTTACATTCCGCCGTGCGACCCGAAGGTCATCAAGATGAAGTTGATGCGAAAGATCCAGGCGGGACATCCGCTGAGGAGCGATCCACAGCTCGTGCCGTACTTTGAGGGCTTCAAGGGTACCTACACGGAGGATGGTGTGGTCGGTGTCTACCACAAGGAGAAGGAGGACTTTGTTGTCACCGAGCTCCCGCCTGGAACCTGGACGGCTGACTATCGCGAGTGGCTGGAGAAGGAGCTGGCGGAGGGCCGTATCAAGGACTTCAGCGACACGTCCACAGATCAGCAGATCAATATCCGGATCAAGGGGATTGAGGAGAAGGCGCTCGTGAAGTCGCTGACAGAGAAGGTCCGTACGACCAACATGCACGCCTTCAACTCGAAGGGTGTCATCACCAAGTATGAGACGCTGACAGACATTCTCTGCGAGTTCTGGACTGTGCGCCTGAACATGTATGAGACTCGGCGCCAGCACCAGATCAAGACACTCAATGATCAGATGCCCTACCACAAGAATGTGGTCCGGTTTATCCAGGATCAGATTCAGGACGAGCCCGAGGTTGTGCTCAAGAAGAAGACACTTGCCGAGTGTAACGAGATTCTGGGCGAACACGAGTACCAGCACATTGACGGAAGTTACGACTACATCATGCGACTGCCCGTGTCGGCCTTCACATCTGAGAAGGTGGCAAAGCATGAGAAGGACATGGCAGAACTGAAGGCGGAGATCGATAGGCTGGAGAATACGAATGCGGAGAAGTTGTGGCTTGCAGATTTAGAGGAGGTGTAAAGAACAAGGAGTATGAGTTACCTCGATTTGTTGGTGAATCAAGACCGGGTGGCAAGAAATTCCTACTCATATGACCCACGTGTCACCATGCAGACGCCCATAGAAACAGATGCCACAGTTCAATATACAAACATTCCGGTTGGATCACACTCCGACGCAAACATAGTTCAAGCATCTCCAAAAACGACACTGGTCAAACGATACGTTGTGATGGACACGTCACAGCGCGACTGGGTCAAGCAACCAAACCCTTTTTCCAATTTGGTGTTTACATTTGGTGATCGGAACACACAGTCCATGAATCCACCTGTGTATGCAAACAATTCGTTCGTACCCACCTTTGCGATTGAGCAACAGAGACTGACAAACCCTGTCCCCGGTCTTCCCAATACACAGGGTTGGTCGATTGCTGGGACACCGTCGAATACCGTGTACCCTGCATATAACTCCTCCCTACCCCAAGGCAATTTCATTGCGTACGATACTGGATACACCATTCAGCCATCCGGTTCGGGATTTGGAAGTGTCTTCACACCTTGCAATGTAGCTGCCATTCGGCTTGTCCGCGCGGTGATACCGCAGCGTCAGTTCCTTGATTTGCCCATCGTTCCCAACAATTCCCTCTCGGCGATCATCCAAAGCAACCTTACGAATACATCGTTCTCGACATTTGCCACGTATCCGTACTTAATGCTCTATCTCAACGAGTACTATGGACAGTACGTGGGCGGTAATGAACCGACACGCAGAACCTTCTCAGTGATGACGCAAAGGCAGAGGCAACAGACGACCCTTACTGGTACGCCAGGAGGACAGCAGTTTGACTATGAGGGTTGGTCTCAGGAGGCTCTTCAGCTTCAAAGTCCAATCACGAATCTCCAGCGGCTTCAAATCAGTGTGTCGGATCCGATCGGGAATGTCTTCATTCACAATGACACACTGAACATCGCACTCATGCAAGCCACTCCTGATTCGGCATACATTCTGTGTTTCACTCCAAATTACCAGTACTTTAGTGGAAATGAGATGCGAGTTGGTGATCGCATCATATTCTACTCGAACACTCTGTCGAATATGTTGAAGTCTCCAATCATTGCTGCCCAGAATGTCGACAAGACAAAGTTTGTACAGGCACTGACCGGTGGAATCTTTCCCGTTCTCGCTCTGCTCGATTACGTCCCCGACTCAAACGGCGTGTATGGTGCTCGTGATTCAAATAGTCGTACACAGTCGTACATATCGTCGTATAACGGGTTTGTGATTGCGAACTTCTTTACACAGACGGGAACCGACGGTAATATTGTTCCTACCTATCCCAACTCAATTGATACATCCACCTATACGATGCTGGAACCCAATACATTAGTTGGGTCCAACCTTGAGTTTATGAATGTCAGTCTCCAGCCTGTCTACACTCTTGAGCTGGACATTATGCAGCCCGACACTGGAACGATAGGAGGAAAAATTGTCGTGTAACTGAGTAATGAGTTCGATTGCCAATTACAATGTTCCGTCGCTGAGTGACTTCTACACACGGTCAGCGATCCCGAATCCACCTGCCCACACGGGTCGTCTTCCGTTAGAAAAGGGAGAGGAGAAGGCGAGTATGCCTCCGTATTCCCTCACTGCTTCTGAGCCCTATGTGATCCCGACTCGTGTAGCCGAGCGAATCAACTACCGCCTGGAAGAGACACCGGTCAACGCGCTCTTCTTCAGCGAGGCGAACATTGCCAATCTCCAGGGCATGATCAAGGACACTGTATTTCAGATGAGCAAGGAGAAGAAGTACATGATTGACAATCAGAATGAGATCGATCTGAAGACCGTCATGCGCAGCTACTACCTCCAGTATGGCCGCAATGATCCGACCAACGTGGCCGGAGAACTCAAGGAGCTCAATGACCGTGTCGTGAATTGGTGTGCGAACAACATTATGGCCGAGATCAACGCATATGTCTACTACCGTAAGGACATCATGGATTTCCCTGCTCCGATTGAGAACCCCGTGGATGTACACATCTACGGCACGCGGACAGGTGAGCTCAAGAGTTTCTTCTAAGCAGATAATGTTAGTCCGCTTCTACGAACGGGTATTTCTGAATGAAGGACGTTGGTATGTTTGGGATACAGCCATTGGAATGTTCAGACCGATTGATAGCTTCGACTGGGATGGATACCAGATGGTCGTGAATGACAAAGCCTACACAACAGACCCGATGGACGATACGTACGGGTTTGGGAGCGTAGAGATGTACAAGACCTGTATGGACTTGACGAATACATACGAAGAGAAGATCCCGGGTATACCAACAGCGTCCTTTATCAACGCGGGTGCTCTGACGTGGTTCCGCGATCGTCCTGTCTCCTTTACCGAGTGTGCGCCTCGTGATGTTCCGTCTTGGAAACGGCTGGTGAATGGCCGTGCCAGGACGTGTCGCGTACACGTTAAAAACAAGTTTACGAAACGCAATCTTAAATGAGTAAATGAGAGTGAATATCATTTACAATGCTAAGTCAACGGGCCTTCATCAGGATGCCTATTTGCTAAGCGGTATGCTTGTCGTGGCCCTAGGTAAGGATGTGAAGATCCTTCACGTGCCTCACTTCCATCCTCAATGTGAGGAGGCAGAAATCAATTTCTTCATCGAGTCTATCAATCCCAGCCTGTTCGTCTATGCTTCCAAGAATATCCTGATTCCGAATCCCGAATGGACGTTCCAGTCATGGAAGCCGTATCTCCGCATGTTCGATGAGATCTGGGTCAAGACGAAGGAGGCGATTGATATCTTTGCCAATGAGGGTATTGCAACCAAGTACATCGGGTGGACATCAGTCGACAAGATGCTCCCTCCGAAGAAGGATTACAATCAGGCGATTGTGCCGGTAGGTAAGAACTCATGGCGTCACCCTAAGCCAATCATCCAGGCGTACATGCGAATTCAAAAGAGCAATCCCGAGATGTTCACGAGTCTTCCGGTTGTCCACATTGTTCACAATCTTGAGCTCCCGCCTATCCCAGAAGAGGTCTCCACTAAGTTCATGGTTCATAAGGGTGTTATGCCCGTTGCAGAGTATGACAAACTCGTACAGGAGTGTGGTCTTATGATCTCTACTTCAGCCTGTGAAGGGTTCTGTCACGCAGTCAACGAGGGCATGTCTGCAGGATGTACTCTCATTCTGTCGCCCATTGATGCCCATAGTGAGCTGTCAGACCTGGCTCGTTTCACTTCGCAATCGGCGAGTATTCCTCACCCCGAGTGTCTTGGTAGACTCATGGATGTCAGTGTACCTTCGATCATTGCTTGCCTTTCGGCCTACCTGACTGAAAACAACCGTACAAAGAAGGAGAAGACCATCAAGTTTCGCCAGGAGTACGAGACTCGGCATGAAAAGTTCCTAGAGACGCTGGACACTAGAATTCGCGAACTTGTGAAGGACATGCCTCCGTATTCGCTCCAGGAGAAGTTGCCCAAGGAGTCCGATCTTCCTCACGTATCTGTGATTACAATCACCCGCGATCGCCGAGCCTTCATTCCTCTTGCGAAGTATTGCTTCATTGCCCAGTCGTATCCTCCTGAGAAACTCGAGTGGATCATCATGGACGACGGCGATGATCAGATTAAGGATCTGGTCTCGGACATTCCAAATGCCAGATACTTCCTGAGCGACGAGAAGATGACCATCGGCGCCAAGCGGAATGAGGCAATCTCTAAGGCGTCATACGATGTGATTGTCATGATGGACGATGATGATGTGTATCCCAATAACAGCATTCTGACTCGCGTGGCAAATATGTTGGCAGAGCCCCGCAAGGAATGTCTGTTTTCGACTGTGATCCCTTGCTACGAGATTCATGAGAAGAAGTCCTTTATGAACTCACCTCCAATGAAGCTGACCATGTCGGAGCGCGTATCCGAGGCTACGTTATGTTTCACTCGTGATTTTTGGAATAATCGCAAGTTTCCCGATAAGCAAATCGGGGAAGCAGGCGATTTCATTACCGGCCGAGAGACTCAGTGCCGTGAGTTCTCTCCGCAGGATATTATTGTTAGTTTGATTCATCGTAAGAACACATCAAGTCGTAAGCCACCTGCTATGGAAACGAACGGATGTCACTATGGGTTTTCAGACGAGCTGTTTACATTGGTATCGGAGATTGGTGAGAGGATTTAGAAGAACAGACTACGCGGCCGACGCTCACGAAGACGACGGGAACGCCGGCGGCTACCAGCGGACGCCGGCGGCGGCACCATAGCCTCATCTTTGCTCTCCGGCACCTCCTCCACCTCGCCCTCGCCACCCATCATCTTAATCTTACGTCCAGTCATCTTGGCCAGAGTACGCATCATCTTACGCGCCTTCTTTGTAACCTTTCCCTTGCGAGTGCGACGACGACGTCCGCCAACCGCGGCCGGGGACAGAACGGCACCACCTTGCTGCATTGAGGCAGGAGAGAGAACGGGCATTTGTTTACTTACATATCCATATAAAATTTCTTACGCCGAACAGGAAACGCAGCTAGGTGGCTCGACAGTAAATTGCTGAGTCTTGGCAGCCGCCTTGGTCCGGAGATAATAGCAGCCTGTCTTCAATCCCTTCTTCCATGCATAAAAGTGCATGGACGAAACCTTGGATGGAGTTGGCTCGGCGAGGAACAAGTTGAGAGACTGAGACTGGCAAATAAACGGGGCGCGATCGGCAGCCATATTAATCAGCGTCTTCTGAGGAATCTCCCACGCCGTCTTATACAGCTCGCGGATCTCATCGGGGATGCCGGGTATATTTGCAACCGATCCATTGTCAGCAATGATGTTGGTGCGGATATCGGCCGTCCACAATCCGCGACTAACTAGATCCTCAACAAGGTACTTATTGACCACAATGAAATCGCCCGACAGAACACGACGAGTATACATGTTCGTTGTGAAGGGCTCAAAGCACTCGTTATTACCCAGGATCTGCGATGTAGATGCAGTCGGCATCGGGGCAATCAGCAAGGAGTTCCTCATTCCTCCCTGACACATCTTACGTAGCTTATCCCAGTCGAGATAGGTAGTCATCGGTTTCTGCTCCCAGAGGTCACACTGTAGCTTTCCCTTGCTCATTGGCGAACCGTTGAAAGAAGGATACGTATTGTCAGAATTGAGATGAACACTTCGCCAATAGTCCGACGATGACCCGAGCATACTTGCCGTCGCTGCGGCAAAGTAGATATTCTCAAAGATCTCGCGATTCAGTTTCGCCGCCGCAACGGATGTCCAGGGAAGACGAAGCATCGCAAAGACGTCTGCGAGGCCCTGGATTCCGATTCCGATCGGGCGGTGGCGCATGTTGGAGCGGGCACACTTATCAGTGGGGTAGTACGTCTTGTCAATGACAACATCCAGATTCCGAGCGAGGATGGCAGTATATTTGCGAAGCTCCTCAAAGTTAAACCGGTAGTCTCCGTCTGCTGCGTAACTCCGCTGGACGAACTTGGGGAGAGCCAGAGACCCGAGGTTACAGACCGCCGTCTCGTCGGGCGATGTGTACTCGATGATTTCTGTGCATAAATTGCTTGACTTGATGGTTCCGAGGTTCTGTTGATTGGACTTGGAGTTACACGCATCCTTGTAAAGCATGTAAGGTCCGCCAGTCTGAATCTGAGCATCTACTATCATCTGCCATAACTTCTTGGCAGGCATCTCCTTCATGGCGAGGTTCTTACGCTCATATCCACAGTAGAGCTCGTTAAACTCGTCTCCCCAGCAATCGGAGAGCCCAGGGCAGGTGTCGGGGCTGAACATGGACCAATAGGCATCCTGTTCCACGCGCTGCATGAAGAGGTCGGGAATCCAAAGACCATAAAACAGATCACGAGCCCGCTCATCGTCACTGCCCGTGTTGAGACGGAGACGCAGGAAGTCCTCAATATCCGCATGCCAAGGTTCCATGTAGATAGCAAAAGACCCATTGCGCTTTCCTCCTTGGTTCACATACTTCGCCGTATCGTTAAACACCTTCAGCATCGGCACGATACCCGTAGACTTACCATTCGTACCCTTGATCTTCGAATCGCGAGCACGGATATTATGAATGGACAGACCGATCCCACCAGCCCACTTACTGATCTGAGCACACTCGCCCAGAGTATCGTAGATACCCTTGATGCTATCGTCCTGCATCTGGACCAGAAAGCAAGAGCTGAGCTGAGGGTGTTTGGTACCCGCGTTGAACAGGGTGGGTGTCGCGTGGATAAAATACCCCTGGCTCAGAGCATCATACGTCTCCTTGATCTTGTCCATGCTTGTGCCATGAAGCTGGATGGCAACGCGCATCCACATGTGCTGCGGCCTCTCCCACACGCGATCATCACTGCGACGAAGGAGATACCCGCGCTCGAGTGTCTTGAACCCAAAGTAGTCAAACATAAAGTCACGAGTGTAGTCAATCATCGTCTCAATCACCGGGTCCTGTGCGACAGTGTAATACGACTCTGACGCAATGCCCTCGTCAAACAGCACCTGTGCCGAATCAATCAGTCGCCCAGGGGTGTTCTTTTGGTGATTGTCAATGACAAGCCGTGCTGCCAACTTACCGTAGTTCGGGTGATAACGTGCCTGCATCATGGCACACGTCTCTGCTGCGAACTCATCCAGCTGCGAAGTCTTAATGCCGTCATGAATCTGTGTACACACCTTCTGTGCCACCAGATCAGGATTCACGTGGTCCAGCTTGTCCGCCAGCTTCTGAATGCGAGAGAGAACACGATCGAACGAAACTGGCTCGCGAACACCATTACGAGTTGTTACGTAGATATGGTCAGACATCCTTGATACTGTATCCATCTCTCCTTACCTTTAAGCCGGTAAAAGTTTGCGTCCAAGTATACAATGGCGACGTCAGACAGAGTGAAGGCTTTATTGGAAAAAGAAGAGATGGATGATCTCGAACGGTTTCTATCGCGCAAACGTTGTCTCAATGCTGCGAATACGTCCATGATCTATCTGTTCCATATCGTCCAGTCGATGGGTATTCTGACCACCACAGTTGCGGCAGGATATGAACGGAAGGATCTGATCTGGGTAGGCGCAGGTCTGAATATTCTTGCGACACTGATCCACGTGTTTGAAAAAACAAATGAGTCAATCTCGAAACAGCTGACAAAGGACATCGAGGAGATTAAGAACGGAACCTATGACGGTGAAGACCTCGTAATCGATGGTCAGACAAATGAAAATAAATAAGTAAGTGTTTGTTGAATGCGCCGATGCGCTTAGAAGCGCGACCCGATGTCGAAGAGCGAGCCGTTGTGCTCGAAGGTGTTCGCCGTGGTGTAGGTGGCTCGACCGTAGTGCTCCACATTATCCCAGTTAGAGAGATCGGCGTCCTGCTCGAGCTCATCGTCCGTGCGGAGGCGCGCATGACGAGACAGCCCGCGCTCACACGAGCGGCAGTGCTGCCGCCGGCAGGACTTGATGCAGCGCCGAACCGTCTGCCACCCCTTAAGGTCTGTCGACAGAAGCGGGAACGACTTGCAGGGCAGCTGACCCAGGTTGGTCAGCATGAAGTAGGAAGGAGAGATGTCGCACTCATGCTGGAGACGAGAAGAAGAAGAAGAAGACATTTTGGCGTTGGGGGTACTACTTAGTATCCTGATCCAACTAAATCCATTTTGGACGATCTCCGTTACGGCAGAGCTGTTCTAGGTGCAGATGACGAAGTTGTGTGTCGAATTTTCGGCGTCGGGCACGGCGACATAGTTTGCGTGCGCGTATTAGTGCTCGAATGTATTTCAGTCGGAGTTGGAGAACGTGTAGGAGTTGCTGTGGTTCTACATGGAGGGGCACGAAAGGTGCTCAGTAGATACGGTGCGGGGGCAACCGAGTGACTACCGACAACTATGACACAAAGTGCCATCACTAGAGCCCGAAGCATTTTTGTATGAGAATGGTATTTTAAGTTTTCAATGTGACCTCAATATGCGTTGATTCGAGTTCCTTGACAAAGAGACTCATCGCATACGGCATTGGAATTGTGTTCTTGCTCGTGTCCAGACGGCCTTCACCGTTTATCTGGATTTCAGCACCATCCGACCGATGCATGAAGCTCTCATGGAGAAACTTAGACAGTCCATGAGCTACCATGACGTCACGCTCCATTTCACCAATCGCCAGACCACCTCCCTTCGACCGCCCATGCAGAGGCTGATGCGTGAGTAGAGTCTTAGGACCTGTTGCGCGATAATTGATCTTGTCTTCCACCATGTGCTTCAGCCTCTGGTAGTAGATAGGCCCCATGAAGATATCTGCCTCCATCATTTCACCCGTCATTCCGTTGTATAGGGTCTCATGGCCATAGGGTTCAAAACCGCGAAGGATCATCTCAGTTCTCAAGTCAGGAATGCGTCTGGATGTCGTAAATGCGGTAGCATCCACGAAGGTTCCAAGACGGAGACCCAACTTGCTGTTCATACTTTCGAGGAATTGTCCAATTGTCATACGAGTCGGAATGCCGTGAGGGTTGAAGATGATATCAGGACGAACGCCCTTGGACGTAAAGGGCATATCCGCTTCTGCGATGAGCTGACCCACGGTTCCCTTCTGTGAATGACGCGAGGCCATCTTGTCGCCAGGGACAGGGTAGCGTTCCTCGACAATACGAATCTTGACACCACGAATACCGCCAGGCATGGAATAGTGGTAGATCGCATCAACCCGACCATGTTGTCCGCGCTTCGGCAACTCAGACGCATCGCGCCACCCCTTCTCGGTTCCGTCTTCGTCTGTGATCGGAGTCATGAGGCCAACCAATACAGTCTTGTCTGTGACAACCGAGTTGAGCTTGATGATACCATCCGCATCGAGCATCTCATAGTTCACATCCTCCTTGCGTTTCACAGTTTGATACTTGGGGTTCGTCACCGGATTTCCAAACTGCGTATAGGTCGGAACACTCGGATCGATCATCTGCTCTTGAATGTCGTAGGAGTGATAGTACATGGTCTGAAACATACCGCGCTTGAGGGAGCTGTGATTCAGGATCATCGAGTCTTCCTGATTATGACCACCATACACGGTAAAGGCAACCAGGGCATTCTCACCGTAGGGCATACATCCACCTGCACCCATCATTTCGCGATACATCCACGTATGGCTTAGGGGTTTTTGCGGATTGACCGTGATACTTGAAATCGTATCGAAGCGCTTATTGTAGTTTGTGTGATACCACGAGCATGCCTGCTTCTGCTGGGCAATCGCAAAATCATTACGCGTGGCTGGATTGTGATCCAAAAAGGGAACAAGATTAGCAATCGGTGACATACAGAACGACATGTGAATCTCTGAACGCAGAGTGGGGTGAAACGGAGACAGTGAAAACCGAGATACGTCAGACTCTTGGGCGTCCACGAAATCCATAAGCTTCATCAGATCGGTCCATGAGGTAGCAGCCAATACCTTTTCAACCGTGACAGCCTCGCGGTAGACTGGACGAACGGGTCGGCCCGCGTCGCACTGAATGACATACTCATTTGCAAGTCGATTCCATCCCAGCGATACGTCGGCTCTGAACTCTCCAGAACGACGAGCATCGACGAGGGCCTTATCGAGAGTCTCTGTGTTTCCGATGCACAGGCCTACAAGGTCCGAGTTCACATACACACGCGTCCAGTACGGCATCCATGTTCCTGGCAGAATATCTTCGAGTTTACGAACTAGCCTCGTCCCGAAGAGTTTGGTCTTGATGGTTTCGGATGGAAAGGCAGTCGATACCTTTGCGAAAATGGCCAACGACTTGATGTGACCAACGCCAGAACCGTCAGGAGAATCTACGGGACATGTCAGTCCAAACTGTGAAGCATAAAGCCGGCGAGGAGGAGCTGTATTCATGTCGGGACTGATCTGAAGCACTGTGCGACGAAGCTGAGATAGGTATCCAACGTACGAAAGGCGATTGAGTTCCTGTGAAATACCATCACGGCCTCCCCACTGACCCTTGAAAGACTTGGAAAACTGGTTAAGAAGCTGATACGGTCTCCAATACGATCCAATTGTTTCGCGCTCAATCAAATTCGCAAGAGCTCGTCCTTCATACGTCTTCTTCTCATATTGGATGCGACGATCCATGCGAAGAAGCATCTCTTGTGCTATTTCGCGGTAGATACGTCGGAACTCCTGAAACATGAGGCCACCGGACGGAGTGAATCGCTTGAACTGGATATTATCGCGGTCCGAGGGACTCTTGCGTTCTAATGACACGTCGATTGCCATACGAAGCATCTGACCAAGGAGATACGCTTTGCGCCGCATTGTGTTCTCGCCTTCCACGTGAGGAAATAGAAGCTCATGGATGTTCTCTATAACTTCGGACTTGTACTTCCGCTTCGTATTCATCTCGAGGAGTTGAAGGTCCGTCTTCTCCTGATACTTGAGCATCGCTCCGTGGCTAATGATCAACTGAGTAAAAATGTCATCATATGCTAGGCGATCTCTATCCGGTATACCAGCAAGAGTGGTGTCGTAGATCTCCTTATCGGATGTTAGCCCGAGACAATAGAAAATACTCATAACGGGAACAGGGTTGATGAACCCGGGTAGAGTGATCACAGCGTTACGGTGATTACGCCCCAGGCTTACGTTGTCATTGTCATTGTATTCATTCTCAGGTGGCAGGACGAGAAAGTGAGAGTACGGGCCCTTACTTCCGTCCTCTGAGATGGAACGAATGCCAACATACGTTTCCTTCTCCGGTGTGAATTTAACATCGTCTTCGGCTCCCTTAAGCTCATCATTCAGCACTTCTGCAGTTCGCTTGCGGGTTCCAGAATAAAACATATTATTCCCCAGCAACTCCTGTGTCATCAAAACCTTCTCGGATCCCTCGATGATAAAGTAACCTCCCAACTCAAACTGACACTCGCCCACCGTGTAGCCATCGATTGCAGTCAAGTAGCAGGGCTTACTGCGAAGCATGAGTGGGATCTCGCCAATCTTGATGTTCTCAAACGTCTTGGTCTCCGTCGCTCCTTCGGGAAACACATATTCGATCACAACCGTTGCGGTGATCGTAAGAGAATACGTCTTATTGTCAAGTCGGCAGGCATGAGGAACAATGGGGCCACCGTGCTCGTCCATGGGTGGTTCAAACGAAATCAGAGTCCCCTCCTTACCACCGATGTATACGCGAATATACCGCTTATCTGCGAGTTCAAGTTGATACGGATTTGAAACTTTGACGAAGGTAGGAATTGACGTTTCAAGCATCGCATTAAACGAAGAGATGTGGTGATCTACCAGTGGGAACGGTGTATCTCGGAAAAGTGCCCTGAGCACATGCCTTGGCGCTTCCATTGTTGTTTGACGAGTAAGCATTTTCTCTGGGTAGACGAAGTAGGAGTATGTGGAGCGAAACACAAAGACCCGAATTTATAGATGACGTTGTCGGACACACTGAAGTAAAGCAACGCTTGTCTATTTATTTAGGTAAGAAACCCTACACAGATGTCATGCTTCTTTACGGACCTCCAGGTATTGGAAAAACAACAATGGCCCTCGCATCCGTTCGCAGCCAAGGAATTGAACCGATTGAAATCAACGCATCACAATCTATGAGAAGTCATGAAGACGTTACAAAGCTCATTGATTCTTGTCGTCATACACGATCTATTTCATCCCTCATTCGAGGTGATCAAAAAACCATGTGTTTAATCTTGGACGAGATCGATGGATCAGATCCTCATGCACAGAGGAAACTGTCCGAGTGGATGGTGGGAGATGAACGCAAAATACCTGTCATCTTGACGTGCAATGAGATTCCCCGCATTATGAAATCAAATCCGCGTATTCACCTTCTTCGTTGTTTTCCGCCGAAACCTTCGGACCTTCAACCCCTGTTTCCCAAAGAGGATGTCAATGCCCTTGCAAAGAGATTCAAACACGACGTTCGCAGGATCTTTCAATTTTTGCAGTATGGAGAATCCGATATATTGCCTGTGACCGCATTGTCCACTGAATTCTCATATGAAGTTACGCATATTCTCAAACAGAAAATGTGGTCTCCTCACGATGTGCTCGTCGAAGCCTCGCGAATATCGGCACGACAGACCGGACAATGAACACTGCGGGTGAACCACTCGGTGATACAGTCATTGTGAAAACAGTGGCGGCAGTGACGGAGTCGAAGACCGTTCGCCACTGTCTCCTGACACACGGTACACATCGTGTTATCAAGATTCTCAGCACGCTCAGTCGCGTTGGAAATCTGTTGAGAGGTTGGGGCCACAGTCACAGGCTCTGACCAGTTTGCGGGTAGCGTGATCGGAATGCTGACCGTGAACTGCTCTCGATTCATGGCCGCTCGTAGGATCGCCAGAACAAGGTGATTATTCCGCTGGTGAAATGCGAGAATGTCTGATCGAGTACGACCATCTACGAACCGAAGTACAGAGTAAAAAGCTTGGTCAGATTGAAACTGCGCATACATCACGTCAAGTACGTCAGAATGTTCGAAAGTCATTATACATTACAAACTATTTGCGTATAAATGCGTCCATTGGCCCGCGCACTGCGGCCTTGACCTTCTTGTTGAGGACGGGCGAACCGAGGAACATCATTCCGTCCAAGTGTGCCTCCTTCTTCTTCAGGACCGCGAGTGTGGCATCCTCCTCCGACTTGTACTTCTCAAGGTACTGTTCCTTCAGCGTGTCGAACGTAGGCTTCCTAGGAGCAACGTACCCATCCAGCTCCTCGATACACAAAGCGAACAGCTGTGCCACTGGGTTCTGTATTTGATTTGTTATGTAGAATTGGGTATCCGGAGTCAGCTTGTGAGCCTTCACGTAATCCACATGCTCGATACGATCGCCCTGGCTGGTCTTGTGCTTGTTTTCGGCTACGTAGACATACTGAAGCCGATCACCGACCTTTGGTGCCGTTCCCGGATCGCGTGCCGCCATTCGGTCAGCTAGAACACGGTGAGCAGGTAGAGTCGCACGACCTTCATACCCATCGGACATCGCCGCGTAGTCATCACGCAGCGACTTGGACACAATGAATTTCTCCAGCGGCAGTTTGTTGTCAAAGATCTTTAGCAGAATCTCATTGACGAATGACTGCGCCTTCTTAACTCCACCTCCACTCATCAGGATCTTGAGTGCTCCACCAAAGACGTCCTTGACAATTGGGGCATTGTCCCGCCGCTTCAGGACGACACCCATCGACATCTGCTTTGCCTTTGCAGGATTGGGATCCTCTTCATACTTCATTCCAACGTATCGCTTTCGACAGAAGAGGATGAATGGGTAGAGTGTCTTCTCATATGCGATCTTGTAGGGGTCCCGTCCAATTTGTCGGGTGATACTCTTGCCAGCCTCAATGCCCAGCTTAATTGACTCTGCGAGATCCTTGGTTGGGAACTTGATGAAGATGGAGTCCGTATCACCATAGATGACCTCAGCTCCAAACTCGGACTCGACGATACGTTTGGCGGTATAGAGTGCTGTTCGCCCTGCAGCGGTTGTGCATGCAGCGACACAAGTCTTTCGGATTGGGGACGTTCTGGACCCGGCTTGACCGTAGACTGAGTTTGCGACAACCTTGTAAGCAAGCTGGAGGCCGTTAAATACAGAACGTTGGCTTTCATCATATGTTTCATCCTCCATTTTTTGCTTGAACTCCTTCCGTTTCTTCAGCAAGATATCGAGCGTCAGTGGGATCACGCCAGTTGTCATCGGATTCTCTCCCTTCTGAACGAATGTACATACCGTCTTACCGCCCGTATCCTTATTGTCGTAGGAGATCTCCTCAAACACAAAACCCTTCTCCTCCAGTCCCGCAATCCATGACTTGATCTTAGTGTTCTGTTCCTTGCTCGGAGTCCTCAGAAAGCCATCCTTATCCAACTCGCGTTCGTACACCAGAGTGTCCGGCGACAGATTATACGCAATCATGTTGGACGGATAGAGAGAGTTGAAATCAAGAACTGATACTGGCTGGTCAAGGTACATACCGATCTTAGGCTCGAGCACAATGGCGCCCTCGTAGGCAATTCCGTCACCACCTTCGGCTTCCTGAGTGCGAATGATCTGGTCACGCTGGGAAGCGAAGTATACAATAGCCGAGAAGATCTTGATTCCCTGACCACGTGTGAGAACGTAGTTCATCGGAACCTTACATACATCGGCCATACCACGAGTGTTGACCAGAGTATCCAGCTTGTACATAAGAGTCAGGACCAGATCGCAGTCCTGAATACAGTACTTTGCGATTCGACCACGACCTTCTGGTCCGCCGTTCGCATGAAGGTCGAACAACTCCTGAGGGCTGACATCGTCCTTAGCAAACGACCAGTGAAGCTTGGACAGTTCCTCGGGCGTGAAGTCGGCAAACAGAATCTCGTCACACCGTACCTTGAACGAGTTAGGCGTGACATCATAGACCTGGAACTTCTCGTCCTCCTCATAGCAGGGCTCCGAGGTGGTCTCCACGAAGTTGAAGGTCACGTAGTTTCCATTGTTCAGTCCACGAGTCGAATACGTGAACACTTGGTTATTCTCCTGCTTCGTAACCTTACCCTTCAAGAAGTGCGTGGCCACGTGATCAAGCTTGAACGACTCAAGTGAGTGTTCGCGCCTCATATTTAGCAAGAGGTCGATTCCTAGGCGTCCTGTCATGGTGATCATGCGGAGATCATACTTTCCTGACGCCAGCTCCATCTTCTTCACCTCGGAGAACTTGCGGGAGTCAAGATCCTTTGGACACCGCGGGAAGTGAATGTCGTCGGAGATTCCAAGGGCCATGCAACGGTCCTCGAGGTATCCATCGTCAAATCCAAAGGTGTTGTAACCGCAGATGATGTCCGGATTCATCTCGTGAAGGTCGTCGTGAAACCGCAGGATCATTTGCTCCTCGGTTTCGCAGGCTACAAAGTCATCGGACTTTTCAACAGTCCCGAGAACGTAGACCTTCTTTGCGTAGGGCTCCATCATGTTGTCCGACCAGCGATACGAGATGCCCATCTGACAGATCGGGTCCTTCTTGGCCTGAGGAAACAGGCCCGACTCCGAGTACATCTCAAGGTCATAGCAGGCCACGAGCAGAGGGATATTTGCCTCGCAGGTTGACACGTCCTTGTAGTTACATGTCCACATTGAGTCTACCTTGTAGGCGGCCTCATCGTTCTCGTCCAGAGGAATCTTCATCCGGATTCCCTTGAACTCCAGAGGAGATGCAGGACCCAGGTGCTGCTCGTGGAAGAGCCGCAGGAATGGGTGCAGGTTAGACTCGTAGAGATCATGTCTGTTCGCCTTAGCCTTCTTGACCTCCATATGAAACTTCATCTTCGATTCACACTCCACCTTGTAGACGTCCTTCTTCTTCAGTTCGTTGAACCCTGCCATCGCGTCATACTTGGAGACCCTCGTAGAGTTCCCAGATGCCGAAGCAGAGTAGAAGTAGGGCTTGAAGCCATTGATACGGACGCAGGCGACAGTCTTGTCCTCCATTCGTCCGTAGACATCGACCACGTAAGCACCCTTGTTGTCGTGTTCATGCCAGTCGATTGGTTGTAGAATTGGCATTTCGGATACCTTCGTTCCTGTTGAGAGCGCTCGGTTCATTTTCTACGAACCTAACAAAGATGGACTACTTCTTTGCCCCAACACGTATCCGTTCGGACCAATACAGTGAGGCACAGCAGAATGTGGCCAACACTTCGACCATGACGCGTCAGACAACGGCTATTGGTTCTGGATGTTCGGACACACTGAATCCTGCTGCCGCCATGGCCGACCAGCCTGGATTTATTGCCACGGGCGGGTTTGGAACTCTGGGATGTAAGATCGATGAGAACACGGATCTCAAGTGGGGTATTCCGGGTGCGTGGAGACAGAAGGGCAAGCATGAACTCTGGGCTCGTCCGTTTGCCACGACACCTAATCTGGGTGGCGGTGACCAGGACAAGGTCAATGATGAGTCGTTCCTCATTCACTCGGCCATGATCAAGAACCGCAAGGAGGCCAATACGTTCATGGACTCTGCGTTTCCTAACTTTTACCAACCTCTTCTGGATATCCAGGCATCGGAGCACGCGAATCCGAGCAACTGGGTTCAGAACTGGACATGGGGTGGCGATTCGACTCGCTTGGTTCAGACAAAACGCGTCGATGCCAACTAGTAATGAGAATCATTGTATTTGCGGGCCGTATGCCCGATTTATGCGGAGCTTTTCTTCACGATGTAGAGTTATCTCACGAACTTATCAAGCGAGGACACGAGGTCATCTTTATGACCATTGAAACTCCAAAGGAAGGTGTAAATGGCGGACACTATCGCGGTATTCGTTACTTGCACTGGACGGCCGGTGACAAGTACTTGCTTCTGAGCGAAGTGTGGATCTGTCCACATGCTCCTGCTCTTCCAGAAGTTCGTAAAATTAACAAGCGGTACAATCGCCCAATTGCAGCAACATGTCATTACGATGGCAACTACACTGCGATTGTATTGAACAACCCTGGAAGACGCCAGGCATGGGTTGAGTTCCTTATGTTTATCAACCGGACGATGGAGCCCAATTATCGTAAGAACATTTCCCCTTGGCCACCGAATGTAGTCAAGACCGCGGTTGTTCGCCCCATTATGTTTGAGGATCGTATTCGCATCGACGAAGAGTTTACCGGCGAATACATAACGCTGGTGAATGCGAATCAGAACAAGGGCGTTAAACAGTTTATTGACATGGCAACCGCGATGCCCGAACGTAAATTCCTTGGCGTTATTCCCTACTACGGTGAGCTCAAGCTACCCGATGCTCCCGATAATATCAAGTGGGTTCCGTTCGACGACGATATTCGTACCATCCTCAAAGAAACACATATTCTCGTCATGCCAAGCTACTATGAGAGTTTTGGGCGTATCGCATTTGAATCCATGTACAATGGCATCCCCGTCTTGTATTCTAAACCCAATCCCAAATCAAAGTATCCCGGTGGGAGTACCGAGGGTGTTCAAGAGTGGATTTCTCCTGCAGGAATCTCATGTGACCGCGACAAGATCGAAGAGTGGAAGGCAGCAATTGAATCGCTTGATGATGCTGAGACATACGCCAGTCGGTCAGATCAAGTGAGAGCACATGTTCGATCAATGAACATCTTCACAGAGGGATCACGGATAGCTTATTTAGTTGAGCAGTTTGCTCGAGAGAATCCGGTGCCTGTTCCGAAGACTCCTGCTCAAGAAGCTGAGGCGACTCCTCAGCGACAGGCTCAAGCGGTGGCTTCGATCCCGCGTCCACCTGAATCGGGAGCTGGTCTCGGACTTTTGAATGGGCGACTGAGAATACGGCGTTGACCTTGTTTTGAAGATCACGGCCACGGGCACATCTCTCAGCCTGCTCTTTGTTGATACCATGATCAATCTCCGGCTTGAGTGGAATATACTTAGAACCCGAAATAATAGGAGGTGTTCCAAGCAGTAAGTCAACTGCTTCGATCACATCCTCACACAGTTCAAGGGCGCGCCTGGCTTCATCCTCAACACAACCAGCAAGCGACATAACAAGCCGGAGGTCACTCATCTTTTCTTGTTTTATGTATAATAGCCTGAATATGCGTTTCATTGAAGATCTATGTCGTCCTGCGCTTCTCTATTTAATCTTCCTGGTAATCCAGTTGGGACTTGATGCTTCGATGGGGCTATGGGTTACGTTTGTTATCAAGTTCCTGTTCGGTATTGCGGCGGTTGTCGTTCTCGATATGTTCTGCGGAATCGGTCTCGGAGTCGTGTCTTGGTTCCTCGTGGCCACACCCTTCATTGTGACGTCGCTTGCAACTGCCATCTCTCTCGGACTCGATATGGATACGATTATCCTCTCGCAGCTGTCTACTCGTGAGAAGTTCTACAATGAGTCCAAAATGGAATTAGTCCCGGCAGCATCCAACGAGATCACTACAAACTAAATGGCTCTCGGTTTCATCCTTCTCCTCGTGCTCCGCCTCTACAACTACATCACGTCCTGCTTTCGCGATCGCACCCCCAAGTACACACACAAGCGCACTGTGGTCTCAGACAGTGGATATGACGATGACGACCTCTTCGACATGACCCGCGTTCCCGAGGATACCATCGTCGTTGACGAGTACGAGCTTAACGGACATAAGAAGTGTCGTATCTACTACGAGGGCTTCCCGCTGGGTCACGCACAGTTCGACTACGAGTATGACCCATTCAAGGTCGAGGCTTACAAGCCTTGGATCTGGTTTGGCGACAAGACAACCGAGGTCGATCTTACGAACGCTATGGAGAAGTACCTCGTGCCCGGTAACATCATCGACATTGAGCTCCTCCTCAAGCTCATTCACATTCGCGAGGATACAAACATCATCTACGTCGATGCTCGGACGTTTCAGGAGGTTAAGTTTCCGGCAGAGGGAATAAGGATCCGTGCCCTAGATGCATCGGATGACGATGAGTAAAGAACCGTTCAAGGTAGCAGAACGCTACATTCAACTAAAAAAACACTGTGTGCCCAAGTCGTGGGCTGACTCAATAAACCTTATGAATGACATGATTCTCATGCCAGTCATAGTGATCTTTTTATTCATGTTGCGCCAGGCAGATGTATTTTTCATTCTATCAACAGTCAGCCGTGCCTATCAGACGTGGAGTACATTCATTGAGTATACTGAATTACGATTCGAAGTTCAGCGAATGCTTCTTCATACCAAGATGGTAGGTGGACCGTTTATTGTAACGAATGACGACACGTATATGCCCTATGTACTTGCAGATGCGGTTGTGAGAACTAGTACGCGCCATTAGATCCGCCCGGCACTAATCCAGTCGGGGTGTTGGCCGCGTAGGCGCTGTAGTTCTGCATTCCGCGAGCTCCGTCGCCCTGGAATGAAGCACCTACATTGGCAGCAGACCCGCCACCGCGCATACGACGACGACGTCCACGGGAACGGCGTCTACGATTAGTCTTGCGCCGACCACCCTTCGGGGTATACGCAGCACCCCCAGGCACCGACGTCATGTTCGGAGTCCACTCGGCCGCCCCAACGGCGATCGGGTTATTTCCCATTCCATATCCATTGCCGCCGCGCATACGACGACGACTGCCCCTGCGTCCACCTAAAGAGCATGTGCCAGGCATTTACTAGACGTCGGGATTATGTTCTACGAACACACCGAGAGTTCCTGGAAAGCAATCATATTGTTCATACCCTCGAATAATAACACCTACTGGGAGCTTATCTACCGGGATAAACGCACACAAGTCGGGGTGATGAAACATCTCCAACATATCTGCAATACGCTGCTGTCGGCTTTCAAAGTTCAGTGTCTCAAAGATACGAGTCCCATTGAGCGCCACGATGTCGTAGATCACGAATAGCCTTGGGCTCAAACGAACTGTCCGGAAAATGGTATCGCAACACACCCGCTCGTCCATGACGACAGGCAAGTTCTCCTGACGATCTCCACTGGCATCTGAGAACATAGCATGCGCCACGCCATTCTTGTCATGCGTCAGAAAGATCCAACCGGGTGTTCCACTAATTTGCGGGACCTGTAAGGGATGCGAGATCGGTCGCCCCTTCTTGACTAGGGGGCTGAGTCGGTACAGTTGCTTCATACGTTGGAACATGTACACTCTGTTGCTCTGTCTTAGTAGGCTCGGTGAAAACCTGAGGCTTAGGAGCCGGAGCCGGAGCCACCGGGGGAGCGAATGTCACGCGAGGTGCGGGCGGGTACATGGTTCTCACGACAAAAAAGACTGTGATGTGAATGACGACCAGCAGGATAAGTGATGTAAGTGCTACGGAAAGCAGCTCCCAGACGTCCATTTACATGTTATATACCTTTTTCTGGTTAAGAAACAAACCGCAATGTCGTCAGCTGATACTGTACTCGACCCTAACACCGTGGCTGTGAATTCTACCGGACCCACCGGACCCACCGGACCCACCGGACCCACCGGACCTAGCGGACCCACCGGACCTAGCGGACCCACTGGATCCACTGGACCAGTGCTTTATTCTGTTCAGTCAAAGGAGCTCGCCTCCCTGATCCTGCCTACGATCAACTGGACTCAGCCCGTTCCGGCTATCCTGATCATTGCTGCCGAGCTCGAGTCTATTGAGGCACTGGACGTCCCTCAGAGGATCAAGCTTGCCCAGGATACCCTGGAGTATGTCGTTGAGAAGCAGGCTCTCACACCCACGGAGAAGCAGTCCGCACTGTTCTTTATTGCGAATGTTCTGCCCCACGTATACACCGCCGTCGTCCATGCCTCGTCGAACCCCATGGTTGCGAGGGCCAAGGCTGTAGTGAAGAACTGTGGGCCTAGTTGCTCGGTTGCATGAAGAAGGTGACGCCGTCCACTTCTTCAGACCACATACGAGGATTGCTTGAATAGATCGTAACTCTTGCAAGCTCTACATGATAGACTCTCGACAGAACATGTAACATAAATGGGCGTGTAAAAAATATGATCTTGCCGTCCTTCTTCTGAAGGACTTCGAGAGTCTTCTCGTGCTCGTTCACTCTACCAAACCCGGTGTATAAATATCGGGTTTCGTAGGTTGTGCCCTTCATTGTAGGGGTCGTCTCCGTAACAGTGATCTCCATACTGTGATTACACGCTATTTGCGAAAACCAGATCGCGGAGCTTATCCTCATTGGCGATCGTGTCGCGCATGGTTGTCACTGCCCTCGCAATTCCATCATGGATCACCGACCACTTTGATGGGTCATTAACAAACTTAGTCTCACGTCGACTGCGATCGGGGAAGGTCTCTACAAGCTCAGACTCGGTCGCCCCAGAAAGCTCCATGTAGACACGGAGCTGAACCTCGTCGTAGATGGGCACCTTTGGGAACTTGCGTGTCCGCTCCTTTGCGTCCACGATACGGTTATGCTCGGCAACAAAGCCATCCGTCCGTCCATTGATCTCGAAACCATCGTAGACCTTCTTGAACGACTTCGTATTGCGATCCTGAACCTTGACACCGTTCACGAGCTCGTACATGTCAAGAGCAGCGTTCTCATTGTTGTTCCCACGACGGCAACGAACGGCTCCGCGTACCTCATCCACCAGGATCTCTCGCACCACGGGAGAAATATCCGAGTGGCGCAGACTGAGGACCGTGCGGGCACGATCCATGACTGCGTCAAGGACCGGTGTGATGTCCTTAAGCCCCTCGGTCTCACGAACGGCAGCGTTCACGAGTCCAGAGATGTCCGGGTCGTTGACGATATCCTGCTTCAGCTTGGACAGGGAAACGCGCTTGTTAGCGGTCATGATGGCTTGGATCTTAGACTTGAGTGTAGGGTCCCTCATCATGAGATCGAACATAATGGTCGTCTCATGTTGAAAGTGGTTGAGTCCGATGAGTCCGGCGACCTTGGAAGCGGCGATATTAGGAGTAAACATTCTTGAATATAGACTCTGTTCTGTAGCAGAAGTGTTTCCGTTTTAGGCATGAGGGTTGAACGTGATGTTGCTCGTTGCATAGGCACCTGCGATAATGATATTGTTTCCCGAGTCAATGCTCGTGCCAGTATTAGTAGTAACAGCGCCGGTAGATTGAGCAACCCAGTTCACTGATCCTCCCGAAGAAAACTGAACAATGAACCTTGAATTACCAACAGTGTCGGTTAGCGTATTGCTATACGCAGACGCATTTGAAGTATATGCAGTTAGGGTATCCGTAAACAGTCCGCTTACAGTTATGTTGTTACTTGAGTCAACTACAACAGCAGGAGTATTCGCATTGCTTGTAAGTACACAGTACCATTGAAACGCTCCGGATGAAGTATACTTGGTCAGTACTACGTTGCTCGTACCTGAAAAGCTATACGTTGCTACACTCGATGTGGATCCTGCGTTATAAAAGGTAACTGATACTGTTGAAACCCCTACAACATATATGTTATTCGAAGAATCTCTTGCGATTCTCGGTGAAGATAGACCAGAAATGTACGTCAGCCAGTTAACAGATCCTGCCGAAGAATACCGAACAATAAAAGATGAAGACGAAGGAGCAATCAGTGTCGTACCAAAAGCAGTCCCACTGACAGATGGTGTCGATCCATTGGACGCCACAAAGTTACTCACAGAATCGTAGGTAAATGTTCCAACTACAGTTATGTTATTGGACGAATCGACGCAAACGCCAGTCGCTGACGACGGCGACGATGTTACCCCACCTGTTCCCATTCGAGCAGCCCAATTCAACGAACCGGTAGACGAATATTGAACAACATATGCCATATTTGATGGCGTAGAAGCAAAAGATACATAGGATACACCCAATGCATCAAAAAACGTGATCTGTGGCGAGTATCCGACCGCAATGACATTATTGGAAGAATCTACAACCAATCCGACACCGTAGTCAGTGAGCCCGCCGCCCGCTCTTGCTTTCCAATTGAGATTTCCAGCAGGTGAGTATTGTACAGTGTGCCAATCGATACCACCAATTGTAGTCCAGCTACTTGTTGCTCCATTTTGACTATAATACGTAGTTGTTCCTGCATACGTGCCAGTGCCATTTACGTTACCATTGGTATCAACCGCCATAGAATTTAGAGTGAGTGCTATCGCGGTCGACTGCACTTTCGTGAGAGAATTAAAGAAGAATTGAACGTTTCTATTCGAGTCGTACTTCACAAGGAATGAAGTCGCCCATGTATTTGGGTTAGTTAGTGTGGTCGCAAATGGTGTGCCATTCGAATTATATGCCACAAGGTTTGATGTATAATAGCCGGCAGCGTATACGTTTGACGATGAATCTGTCGTGATTGAATTGAAAAATACAGTTCCCGAAGTATATCCAAGGTTGGTAGCCCAAACCGGGTTCCCTATTGAGCTATATTGAACTACATAGATGTTCGATGTTCCGCCAAGAAACGAAAGAGTGATTGGAGTACCGGAAGGTGGTGGCGGTGGTGGAGGTCCAGATGAAGCGCTTGTCCTCGCATATGCGTTTGCGTGAACAATCTGTCTGTATCGACGCATTGTTTAATGTAAAGACCAGATTGCTCCGGCAAATACGGCTGAGTGGACCAGCAGACCCAACGTTGTCGGGCATCCAGAACCATACGCGAGCGGTCCAGTCAGCGAACCAACGAGCTTATCCGTCAGCTTGTACACCATCGGATTCGACACAATGAAGAAGATCAGAGTCACCATGAGAACGTGAATAAACCTGGAAGTCATTTTATACCTACGATGCGAAACTCTTTTGCATTCTCACAATCGCATCGATCCAACCGGGCATTCCTTGAAGGACATTGGATACAGCAAGAGTGTTTCCTGATACAACCGTAGCATCAAACGTAGCTCCCTCACACACGATGACGATTGCGGCCAGCAATAAGTGTTGCTTCGTTTTGGCTTCGGCAGGAGACCAACGTAGACAGTACATCTTATACAGAACCTCGATCACACTGCGGGCATGAGGTTGTGTTTGCTTCCTAACGGCATCCCAGAAGATCCATACAGGATGAGTACTGTGTGCCTCGGAGACGAACTCATCGAATCTCCCAGCAAAAGCAAGCGGAGTCTTGTGTTGCTTCTTGTGTTCGCGGCAAAAGGCATATACCCATGCCATCCAATACAAGGCTCGCGTGACATCTCGAACATCCTGACGAAGGCAGTAGACGAACTCATTCAACGGTACGGCTGCCATGATGGGATCATTCTGACGCATGACGAGTCCTCCGAAGATACGCGACGGTGCCTTCAGGGACTCTTGAATTGTCACGGGATCGAAGTCATGTTGCGGTTTGATCGTAGGCAAGCTAGGAAGCTTGTTCTTTCGGCAGAGCGAAAGGGTTGCCGCGACCTCGCAGATCATACGGCGGACGTCCGGATGGTTACGAATGGATGTCATGTTTCCAATGGTGTAGGCACTTTCGACCGGAGCATACTTTTCATATGCCTCGGCAAGGTAGATGAACACATTAGGGTTCGCACGATTGATATGGAGAGCCGCGGCATCAAAGAAACTTGCCCAGAGACTGTGAACAAGACCCGAGCATAACAGTTCAAGAGCCCAGTAACATGCGTAATCTGCATGACCCAATTGCACGTTCTGAAGGAGAACCTTTGTCACGTGAGATCGTGGATGTCCACAGAATGTAGTTTTTTGAAAGTCAGTTACCATACGAGGGTCTGTAATCTCCATTACACTGTTCTAGGGGTTATAGAGGTCGTTTGAATAACGCGACGAGCAACGTAGAAGATCGACACACATGCGACGAGGATGATGAGAACATTGAGAATTAAATCATACCACGCAGTCATTGACTGTGTTTCGACGACCTTCTGCTTCTTGTCCAACTGAATCTTATTCGTGATCTCATCGATCTGTTTCTGGAACGTGGCAATCGAGAACTGCATATCATCTTGAACACTGATCAGGTTATCCTTGATACCGTTTACGGCATCGATCGTTTGCTGCTGTTCATTGGTGCGGTTCACGAGGTTCGAATACTGCTGCTGGTAGCTATCTACAACGGGCTGCGCTTCCGTGTTTGCAACGCGCTGCTGTTCAGTGGCCAACCACGTGTCGCCTTGGGTCAGGGTATAATACGCAATGCGGGCAGTTTCATACGCATCAGGATTCTGATCGCGAACATTCTCTGCTGCCTGAAGGTTCGCAAATGCTGTTGCGATTTGTTGCTCTTTATCCACTTTTCCTTGAGCGATTGCCATGTCGGCATTAAACTTTGTAAAAATGCCAGCGTATACACTTGCATTCGATAGAGTTGCATAGGGTACGATGCCCTCTGGCCCTCCTGACTGAGCCGAGTAGATTGGAGCTACATCCAGAGCAACCTTGATCGTTGGGTCCGTGGCATATGTACATGCGTAGATACCGTTGGTTGCCGTTATCTCGAATCCTGTCTGTGTTGGGCATGGCATTACACATCCAAACCCGCTGGGCGAAACGACAAATTCAGATGGACAATTCCCCATTATCTATTGGATAGATAGATTCCCGCAGCCATTCCGACACACAGTACTAGAAGTACCGGACCTTGAGCATAATCAAACGGTAAGACAAGCAAGACGACGAATGCCAATAGGATCGTAAACAAGGCCGTCTGAATGACATCCATATTTGAGGGGTTCAGAATTTGCTGTCTTACCGTATCAATATCAATAGGCGCTACAACAGGACGGGCACGGTCAATGCTATCAGATACTTCTTTGATTTGCGCACCCGCATCCGTCTCGGCCTGAAAGCCCGCATACTGTGATCTAATCGTTGAAACCTGATCGACAACCGACTTGGCGTTATCTTCATACGGTGCCATGGATTGAATCGAGGCGGCCGCGGCGGACACGCGTGTTCTCTCTGTCTCAAACGTGGATAGCTCGGATGACGTTGGCAGAGAATTCAAACTGAATGTCTTTGAATTGTCTGTGAAAAGGACACACTGGTCTTGTCTCGGGGATCCGGTTGACTGAGCATACTTGAACCCGGCCGGACACCGTGCGATACAGCTTACATTATGTTGATCAAAATCTGCCGGACAGCTCATTACTTAGCATTGGGAATAAAAGCCCTGTGTGTTCCAAAGACCGGGGCAATCAGCCGGGCATCGAGATTGGCTTGCTGGCTTCTCCATCCCAGAGCATTCGGGACGGGGGATGTTCCTTTATTAATGTACGGTGACAGGGTGGCACTCATGCGCAGATAACGGGTGTAATCAGACGTATCGGCAACCATGGCCTTGCGGGCAGGAGGATTTACAGGCATGAAGGGTGATGTGGGCATTTTGTTTATCTAAAGAGAAGATAATGGGTCTACTCGAAGATCAGCTGGCTGTCTATCAAGAAAACTACGCAAAATACCGCGTAACTGGGGACACCACAGCAAAGGCTCTGTATGAAGTAGCTCTCGCAAATGCTCAGCAAATTATTGCGGATCAGCAATCGGTATATGACAGCGGAACGACATATATTCAGGATTTTGTGAGTAATGTCAATACTACCAACCCTCAACTCGCAGTGTCCCATACTAGAGCACACGCCCTCGCGAATCAGGTTCCTCAGTTACAAGATCAGTATGAGCAGACAAAAATGATGATGGAAACACATCCTCCGCCTCCCATCAACTATACGCCGTTATTTGTGAAGGTCGGCATTGTGGTCGCACTTGGTATTGTCGCAGGGCTCGCGGCAAGCTTGTAGATGTAGAGTAAAAAGAACATACATCCGGCAATTGCTAACGAGATGGAATACCAAAAGAATGCATTGTCAACCTTCGCATCTTGGTGTTGACGAATGTTCTGAAGTGTCTGGAGTTGATCGGCACTCGACTTGATTGCGTTATAGTCATTCTGAATACCTATGAGTTTCGCGTTCAGGTCGTCGCGGTATGATCCAATCAAGCCTGCGCTTGTCCGGACCTGACCGAGTTCTGTGAGCATACTTGAAAGAATGCCGGAAAGCTCGGTGTTTAACTGTTGAACCTGGGGTAGCGTAGTCGGATCTCCTTGACGAATCAACTGTTCGTATGCCGCGTATTTGGTCGCATACTGTTGCTCCAATGCATCCATTATTACTGAGCGACATTTACATCCTCGACACAGTACCGATAGTAGAAACTCCGGCCCGCACTATCTGAGTGACGGACCACTTCGATCACGTCTCCAGGAATAGCACCGATCCACTTGGCCATCGCATCCTGCGAATCAATCCACGGCAGCTGATTCGCGGCATCTGAGATCTTGTAACGCTCCAATACTTGTCCCTTCTCCTCATCACCGAGAATACGATGGGGCATCGCCATGCGATGTGTCGTGATATCAAACTGAAGCTGGGAGATGTGCCAGAACTGTACGCGGTTCTTGGCATGCGACTTGACTACCCGCAGAACATTCTCCGAAGGCGGAGACATGGCTACAATGATAACTCCCGCCTTGAAGTTATTGTTGTTAGCATACGCAACGATGGTCTCGATGTCGTTTGCGAGGACCTTGTCCTTCTGACTGAAGCACACAAATACAGCACCGATCGTGTAGGCGGTCACGCGTTCCATCTTCTTCTCGTTCTCGATGACGATGTGCTGGGTTTCAGTGGGAAGGTGGCGGTATCCAAGCATTGTGCGAAGAGTCTTAAGAGCTAATTCCTCCATTGTGACTTCCCTTTCTTACAGATAAGAGGATTCGTTTTTTTCCACCCTTTGAACAATGAAGTTTGTTCAGTCTGCCTTGATGTTTGTGGCATCTCTTGTAGCCGTATGGTTTGCGTGGAAGACCTTTTTCACAGAGAAGTTTCAACCCGAGTTTCTTGATAAGAAGAGTGTAGAGGTGACTGTGGCAAATGAGAACTCATCGTATCGCCAGACAACCAATCACATAGACCCTGCTCCGTTTGACATGGAACCGGTGAAGGGTAAGGAGACAATCTTTCAGGTCAACCAGTTCAAGAGTTATATGACTTAGCACGGCGACTACGACGGCGACGACGAGTATTTTTTCGCTTACCCCCACTTAATACCTGTCCAATCAACATATCCCATTGTTTGTCGATTCCTTCCTGCGTCATCCTCGGAAAGCACATCGAGATTGCCTTTTTGTATTCTGGTTCTAGCTCTTTTGGATTTTGTGATTGTCTGACCATTTTCATCACTATCTGTACAAGACCCATTCTCGGGTCAGATATCGATATCAAATCGCTGTCATGTTTATTACACGAACGAGCAGTTTCGTCTTCTACTAGTCTCTCGAATAGAAACTTAAATTCGGTGTTTGAGAGATGATTCATTTCGGTATGCAAGGCAAGATGGGGCCTATTTCTGTAAAAAATATATAACTGTACTAGGCGCTCAAGGGACGGCGAGATCTCGGAGAGACGAGAACGAGACTCTAAACGACGCATCTGTGTGGATTTTCCACAATTGGGATTGGGAGGTCTTCTACATAATAAGTTATAATGAATTCCGGGAAATCTCTTGATAATTTGGGTAAAGCGCGTAGTAAAAATCTCATCGTATTTGAGCGATTGCAAGTCGTCCTCTGTCATCGTCGGTTTTCCAAATTTCTGAGTTAAATGTGTTTGTATCGTCTCTTCGGTTGGGAAAACTGATTTCCTATATGTTGATGCGAACAGAGTTATCGGCAAATCTCCAAGATTAAAGTCGTGAAACTGTTCTATAGTATTATCGTCCTTACCTTCTATTCTCTGTACTCCAGCTGATGGCAGTTTCCATATCCCGTCGATACGTTTTGAAAAGTTATAGAGGTAAACAACTGACATAACAAGTTTATGAGGATCTCCAGCGGTGTGCAATGAGATAACTGGAACTTCGTCAATTCTGAGAAGTTCTTCGATTTGTTTTTGGTTTTTCATAGGGTTGAAGAATACAGGTTCGTTCTCAGACATTGTTAAGTGTACACCGCCTAAGTTAATAAAGTTCAGAAATCCACATTGTCCCGATTGGACTACGATACTTCCCGGCGGAACATCTTCAAGCATTAGGTTATTCGATCCATCGCATAAATCGATTGCATGACCTTTCCATAAGTATACAGATGGCTTATTGCCCATTGTTACTCAATGTGTTTTTTTCGCTTACGGACTAGTTCATAATGAAATATATGAAGGTAACTATCCCAAAAGCACTTCGAGAACAGGTATGGCTACTATACATCGGTCCCCAGTTTGAGTCGAGATGTAAAGTAGTGTGGTGTACGAACAAGATCAATGTGTTTGATTACCAGTGTGGTCATAATATCCCCGAGAGCAAGGGTGGTAAAACAAACATTGATAATCTGATTCCGATCTGTAGTCGCTGTAATACGAGCATGGGCAATAACTTTACAATCGCCGAGTGGAATAAAAAGTTTGGTGCAACAAAGACCAGGCGGTCTTGGTGCCCATGCTCATGGAAGTTCAGGCGGTAAACCAAGATTCTCAAGACACTTGCGATACATTGCAATCAGATGAAGGACTTCCCATTCTTGAAGTTGCGCATACCCCTTCTTGAAGGACACCCATAACGTCTCACATGCTGGACGGCATGATACGAAATCCCCAGCCCCAAAACTACCTCGAATGATCAGACGAAGAGGCTCACTAGGACGCTCACGGATCCAGTGATAGTTTGTAATCATCTCCGTGTAATCACCGTAATATACCTCGAAGAGCTCGGGGTTCTCGAAGTAAATAGGGCTATACAACTGTTCGTCTGCATGACCATACCCTCTCTCGAGATAGTAGAGAAACTTCTCTTCGATCTTGTCACAGAACGTCTTCATGTAATGGGCGTTTCCTGTGAAGAACCCACTACACATTGAACACCGCCCGTAATCAATCACTTCGGGGAACTCCTCTTTACGAATGTAATCGATATAGCAGGTGGAGAACTTGTCACGGAAGCTCGCAAATACATCAGGTAGGTACTTTACATTGGATGGACCCATTCGTTCAATACAAATGTTCAGCCATGCAAAGTGGGTGGATTCAAATGGGTTCTCTGCAATCACCTTCTTGAGCATCGAATACCTTGCCATGCAAAGTAAGTAATAGGACGGACAGCATCGATTATGATCATACTGTGATCGAACACGTCGGTTATCCTTGATCTTATCAAGATGAACATACATGGGGAACTCAGAGAACTCCATAACAATATACCGTGTCTTTTTGGCAAGGTGTTCGGGGCGTTTTGATTTCAGATCATCCAGATTCTTCGGCTCGCAAAAAATCACCATGTTCTGATCAAGTTCCAACGTAGACCCCGCGTGCTTCAGGAAATGTTGGCTGTTTCGCTCTTTAATAACATCGACTGCATCGTCCCGTTGAGACAAGTCAAATACGCCTGTAACAACCGTCCAGCTTTTGGACATATATGATCACAGCTCAGACATCTTTAAACGTTTCAGGTAGAAGCAACAGTGTGTCATTGTGATTGGCCAAGTACCAAACGGGAGTCCACCCTTCCATCTCATAGAATGCCCACATGTTGACTTCCCATGATAACACGTTTTTTTCAATCACTGTCTTTCGAAACATGGTCCGATGGAAGGAATCAAACGTCAGCATTGCCTGGCGGTTTCCTATGAAGAAAGATCCACAGAAACGCCAAAACACATGTGAAAAAAGAGGATAGCCACGTTCCCAGCATCCTGGAATGTATAGGTCATTCCCTGGTATGATCTTGCTGATATGTTTCAACTGCTCGACTGAATCATGAAGCATATGAAAAATACCAAAGTCAATCCACGCAAAGCCATCGGTGTTGAATGGATTCTTATCCATCGCCCTACGAACAAACTCCGTCTTTGAGTTCATCAGTGTAAGATAGGCCCGCGTATCCTTGTCATGTGACCTGACAGAAGGGAGGGCTGGATTCAATCCAGCAAGTTCCTTAAACGTATCCAGGTCTTCAAGTTCAATCACTGTCGTGTGAATATTGTGTCGTTCAGGAATGCTGTTGCAGAACGATTGACTGACGAACAGATGGAGATTAATTCCTGTATCAGCAAGCTGTTGGAATTTCGCAATGTATGTATCAGGCGATCTAACACCTTGCCTGGGTTCTTTTAGGTCAATAAAAGCTGTGACAAAGGTCGTCATTTCATTAAGAGGTTTTCGAAAGTTTAAACCCCTATAAGGATTGCCGAGCGTATACGTACTGTGCTCGAGGTAAACTGCACAATGCCTGTTCCAGACCAGTGGCCCATGTCAGTTACGTCCATCTTGTCCTCAATAGGAATTTTATACCACAGATTATCTCGCATGGCCTGGAAATGCCAGATATCATCTAACACGAGAAACCCCTGGTACTTCTTCCACTTGAGCCATTGATAGAAATCGTACTCGCGCGTTCCCTCGTGCGGATCGATATCTAAAAAGATGAATGCGGACTTCAGCAGGCGATCCTCCCACTTTGCAAGTATATCGGGGCTCCACAGATCCTCCAGAACATAGTTGACGTTCTTGATCTGTGGCATCCTGTACTCATGAATGACGTCAAATGAATACACGGTATTCTCTGGATTGTGCGCAAGAGCCAATGCAGATGCTCCACGGTGTGTTCCGATGTCAAAAATATCACGTCCCTTGAAGAGGGTGGACAAATATCCTAGCAACTTATAGTGCTGGTCTCCTGGAACGTTGTGGATATCATTCCAGAATAGATCAGTGTTTGTGTGGAGTGGCTGTATAGGAGTAAAGTCGATTGCGTTAACATCCTCTTTCGTAACGATCATTTTTATAAATCAATCATCATCACTTTAGATGGCAATGGCTGGGGCTTGGTTCCCTCCGCGCGGTGACGAACGACTTCGTCCCAGAACGCCTTCAGATCAGCACTATGACTAGGTAACCAGTTGGGATCCCAGGGAACGAACTCCTTCTTCACTCCTGTCAGAATCCAATAAATGTACTGATATGTCTCGTCAAGACCGGCGCGCCAGTCATCAAGTGTTACATCGTCGGGCTTGTAGATAACCTTCTCCTTCTCATCCACTGCGAAACAACCCTTTTGCTGCGTAGCTGTATCCCACTCTGTAAAGAAAACCTGCTTGAAGCGATACTCAACATATTCGCACTCGTCAACGCCCGTACACTCCATCTGCATCTGCATCTGGTTTATGTAGGCATCTGGAATCCCAGGCGTCTCCTTGCGAGACATTGGGCACTTGAACTCGACCAAGCGTCCATACCGCATGCGGTCCGTGTCGTCGTTCGGCACAATCAGTCCATCGGGTGATGCTCCGAGAAACGAATGGACAGGATGGGTACAACAGCCTACATCGATCACCTTACAGTTCGTTGTCTCTTCGAAGATCCGTTTGGCCACAGCCTCAAAACGAGTTCCCCAAATCAATGGAGCAATGGGGTTTGCTCCAGTATTTCGAGGAGGTGGATCGAGCTTGTTCGTCATCAACTCGAGGCGGCTCGCAGGAGTTGTCCAAACCTTCGTTACCTCCGAGGCAGTGATCATGGTACCGCGCTTAGATAACCAAGCATCCGTTCGCTGATCTTGATTGCCGTAAAGACGAATGGTACGTTCAAAGCACCGGTCTCGTTTCCATACTCGTCCCAGTTCATTCTTCATGAGGAACTCGACTGTCCTCATCGCCTCCTCCTTCAGCTGTCGGTATGACAATTTCGTCAATGTCTGGCAGAACAGAACAAACTGGCGAATTCGAATATTTAGGTGTGTGAGAGGTCTGTTCTCCATCAACCACACACTCAGTGCTTCGGCCAGGGGATACTCCATTGTCTTCAGTTGGCTGGATACCCGAAAGTTCATTTTGTACCTTAGCGTGGGCAAGTAAGGCTGCCTGAAGCTCCTCGCTTGTAGCGGGGCGAAGAGCCACGCCAAACAAATCCTCACAGATCTTAGAGAGAATTTCGCGATGCTCTTCAATTTTTGTCAGCTCGGCAGGGACAGTTGAGTACGAAGACTCACATCCCTCAACCTCATGGATGTCGTTCGCAAAAGAAGACTTAGCCAGCTCATCGGCAAAAAGCTTCTTAGACTCTTCCTCTTTCAACTCTACTTTAGGAGACTCCATTTGTAGTATTGACATAAACTAGCTTTAAGCAAGAATACCGCCTTTATACAAATGACAGACACGATCACATCAATCCAAAACCGCGATCACTGGGTTCTTGTTCGCCTAGGTGCCTTCTACGATGTCCCTGCCAACCTTGATCGTATTCGCAGTATCCTTGCGGGGGAGTCCAAGATCAGTTTACGTCTAATCGATTGGCTCGTAACGAACTACGCAAAGAAGCACAACGTATCCTACATGTTCAGCAACCGTCATGTGATCGTGTATCTTGCTTACAAGTCTCACCTAAAGGCCTATAGCAAGAAGATGTTCGACCCCTTTTGCCGTTGGAAGCGCATTCAGTTTAAGGGACTGGACACAACGGTGGGGCAACTGAACTTCTTCGAATGGGCGATTCAGGACGGGGTTCTTGATTACCTTGAGACAAACTACGATGACATTCATGCCGACATGGAGGCGTGTTCCACCGTTATTCAACCCAAGGAAGTGGGTGAGCGTCGCAAGAGACATGAGCTATCTCGCTCAGCCACAAAGGCTGTGCGTCATCACGACGTAAAGGTAATTGTTAACTTTGATTAATGCAGTCTGTTCTTGATCCAAGTGTGATCTACACAAATATATCCAGAGACATCGTCGAACAAGACATCGACGTTGTGTCTGATCTGTGGACAATGGATGACCGTGATGTCTATCGAGGGACGCGCGATGAGACGTTCACTCATGCGAATGTATACTGGCTCTACGACGAAGACTTCTCTAGAGTTGGGTTGGTTGAACATTCACTGTCTGACCATTCGGAGTTTAAGATCCTGTGGTTTCAAGACGATCCATTTGCAACTCTCCTACAAGAGGAAAAGTGGCGGCAGGAAGACAGTCTCTGGTCCCTGTTCTCCGAGAACGCGACTCAGCGATTCCTTGCTGAAGGATGGACAACACCCAAGCAAGTCCTTGAACATTGTTTGGCAGGTCCGATTCGTGTTCTTACGCCCGAGATGGTTATCAAGCTTCCTACAGTGTACTCATGTAACCGATGTGGAAAACGTTCATTGGAACCCATTCCGCATACAAGTGTATCTTCATCACCGCTGGACCTACCGGACAAAATGAAAATTATTTTTATTGACGATGATTTGATCGTCTCGCGCGTACCTGCGCGATCCCGTGTGTTTAGCCTACTCGGTCTTAAACCACCGCCGCAACACGACGGCGGTTCTTCGGAGCAGCAGCCTGCAGCACAACCGCAGGAGCCCCCGTCATCCCGCGAATCATTGCAGGAGCCTCCTCCTCCTCGGTCGGAACCTGAATCTCGGCCGACGACTCAGGAGCCGGAGCCTCCGACTCAGCAGGCGCATCCTCCTCCTCCTCAGCGTCGAACACCTGAGCTGCCGTCACGCGCTGCCCTGGAGAGACCTGAGCATACGAGACTCGCCACGTCACTCCAAACCCCTGTCCGGAAACGTAGATACTCGGGCTGACCACAAAGCGGGCCTCCATGCGCTTCGGGAACACAGACTCGAGATTCTCCGGGGTCAGAGCAATCGGCTTGTTCGCCGTGTCGACGGCCTCCATGCTGACCTTCCCATCGTAGACGGGAACCTTCATGCGGAAGCTGGGCGGATACTTTCCGTTCGGCACCCACTCCCCATTGACCTTCTCCACGCTGGGAGAGATGAACGACTTCATGCTGTCGCGAAGCACGTCCTCCTTGCGCTCACGACCGAACCAGAGCTTCGACTTCTCGACAGCCGTCCGAATCGTGCGCTCCTCAAGGTCCTTGAGGAAGTTGTAGAGCTGACCGATCTCTCCGGCGTCCGCAGGGGCGCGCTCCTTCGCGTAGGAGTCGCACCCGAGCAGGCTAGCCATCAGTGAGTAGTTGGTACCGTTCTCAGTCTCCTTGATCGAAATGCCCATTCCATACCGCATCTTCGGGATACGCATCTGGAGATTCTGGCCGTTGTACTTCAGGGGAACGCTCTTGCTCCCATTAGTCTTGTTGGTGCGGATATCGCCGAAGGTGACCTTGCTGACGTCGAGATTGCTGACATTGACGATTGCGGTGACGGACATTGTAACTGGGTGTGATACTAGTACTGTAGCCTAACCCTAAATCCGTTTTGTCCGCACGTTTCCTTACTTTAAAGAAACGTCGCGTAACCAAGTAATGGTACGCTGTGCGTCTGTGAAGAGTAAGCGGGAGCCAACCCTCCAGTGTCCACATGGTGTTGTGTTTGGTTCGGATATGTGCGGTACACATCTTAAAGGAAAGATCATTAAGAAATGGAAAGACGAAAGAGTGGATGACCTCAGGATCATACGTTGCCAATCCCTGGCCCGCAGATGGCTTGTTCAACATCATCTTCGTACTGCAGGACCATGCGTTTTAGCGCGCGAAAATCTTGCAAACGAAGACGATGTATTAACGTCGAATGAAAAGGAACGTGTTCATCCCTTCGAGTATTTTTCATTTGAGGAAAACGGTAAGATATGGTGGTTTGAGTTTGGCTCAATCTGGAAAATAATGGCAGGTGCTCTTGAACCGGTCAATCCATACACACGGACTCCTCTGAGTCCAGATACTCGCAAACGATTGCGCGAGATGTGGGCACTTCGAGTGTACAAGCGATTACCTCCGCCATCCGACCCGGCAGATATCGAAGAGCGTATACGACATCGATGGAATGTACTCTGTCAAATGTTTATCGACAATGGGTTTGTTGATGCAACGCCTGATCAGTTCGTCACTCTTCCCAAAGGTTCATACATTACCATTTTTCGAATGATCCTCAACGAAACAGACGAGTCGGAAGCCAGGATACGGGCACTCTGCAGATACATGCTTCACGGCACGCTCATTGTAACCAACACTCCGACGTACATACTAAACTCTATTCGTATATTCCTCCGTATACTCATGGTCAAAAAACAGCCGTACGATATAGTCTTCTTGCTGATGTCGGCTCTTTTTAGATGCTAAAAATGAATTCAAACTGGCATGTAAGCTTCAACTCCGCAATGAACATCTTTGTTCTCTCAACGAATCCTCGCGAAGCCGCGGAGTTTCATTGTGATAAGCACGTAGTCAAGATGATCCTTGAGACAGCCCAGCTACTCTACACTGCACATTGGCTTACCGACCCAGATGCTCTCGATGATGGAGCATATCGCAAGACCCATCCGAATCATCCTTGCGCACTTTGGGCTCGTGAATCCAAAGCTAATTACCAGTGGCTTTGTCACCTTGGTTTCTGGCTCTGCGAAGAATACACTCACCGTTATGGCAAGGTTCATAAGACGGCAAAACACCTCGAATGGCTCGGCGACAATGTTCCCGAACTACCCAACACTGGACTGACCCCCTTCCGACTCGCCATGCCAGAGGAATTCAAACGCGCAAACCCAGTTGACGCCTACCGCGCCTACTACCTTGGAGCCAAGGTACGCATGCTCGCCTACACAAAACGCCCCAAACCTGCGTTTGTGAGTTCAAATGATTTACATGACCGCCGAGGGTAATAATCATACCAATCGCGTTAGAAATGTCTGCCTCTTCTTCCTCTGTTAAGTCAAACACTAAGATGCCCGCGAAGAAGGATACCGCCCCGAAGACCGTTGCCACCCCGTCGGCCGCCCCCGTTGTTGCCGCCACCCCTACCCCCGTCGTTGCCAAGGCCCCGAAGGCCCCGAAGGCCCCGAAGTCTGTCCCCGCGAAGGCGGAGGTGACGGTCCCGACGGTGGCCACCCCGACCGTTGAGGCCACTGCCTCAACGGAGACGTCCGAGGTTCAGCTTGGCAAGCTCGCCGAGCAGCTCAAGGCCCTCAGCTCCGAGCTGAGCACCCGTGTCCGCGACGCCGTCAAGGCTGTCCAGGAGGCGGCGAAGTCGGCCAAGCGTGAGGCCCGTGATTCCAAGAAGAAGAAGCGTAAGGACCCGGCGACGATGACCCCGGAGGAGAAGAAGGTCTGGGAGGCCCGTCGCGCCAACAATGCCTTCCTGGTTCAGCGCCCGCTGACGCCGGAGCTGGCCAAGTTCATGAGCCTCCCGGAGGGTTCGAAGCGCTCGCAGACGGAGGTGACGAAGTTCATCAGCGAGTACGTCAAGACGCACTCGTGCTTTGACCCGTCGTTCAAGCGCCGCATCCTCCCGAACGCCGCCCTGGCCAAGCTGCTCCGCGTGAAGGACAGCGATGAGGTGACGTACCTGAACCTCCAGTCGTTCCTGAAGGTGCACTTCATCAAGCCGACGCCGGTGGCGTAAATAACTGATAACCACAATAAAAAAGCTCTTTTAGCTCAGAGGTAGAGCACCCGCTTTGTACGTCGGCTCGAAGCAGCGGTAGGTCGGTGGTTCAATTCCACCATGGAGCATAACTCTTTTAGCTCAGAGGTAGAGCGGTTGTTTTACTCACAATAGGCCGGTGGTTCAATTCCACCAAAGAGTATAGCGTTTATCGTCTAGTGGTAGGATCAGAGATTTCCATTCTCTTAGCTCGGGTTCGATTCCCGGTGAACGCAAGTATTGACACGGATCTCCGTTTCAATACTTTCTGTTTGATGTTATAATGGCCACCTTGACTTGCCAAGAAACGTGGAAGCAAGGCAAAAAACACGACTTGGAAGGATGGAAGCCATCTGGACAAAACTGGAAATTTGTCAGACCGTTTCTTCCAGTTATTATCAAGAGAAATCCGGTAGACAAGAAATCGTTTAACTGTAGTGCGAATGAAGAAGGGAAGTTTGTATTGGTCACTCTTCCGGAAAACGACCAGCGGAAAGTCTATTTGAAATCCATTCCGGTTTGGAACAATCTCAAGAGTCTTCCAGATGGGTTGTATACCTGGATTTTTTACAAACAAACTGCTAATCTTCCTATGACGTTTGCTGCAACTAAAACATGGTCCAAGCTAGAGATGGCAACGCAACATCTTGCGATTGCTTCACGTGTTCGCGCAACAACGGTTCACGGTGCTGGTGAATTACGTAAGTCGGGAGATACCTATACATACAACCTTCTTTCGGGGAAATTTATGCAAGAATGGAAGGCAGAACTAGAGGGCGCATGCACACCCGAGAAACTTGAACTCTATGTAGACAGTAAGTTTAAGGAACAGTTTCGCGACCACAAATTGATCAAAGTGAATGAAACGTTAATTGATCCAAATAGTCCGATCACTGCCGAGGAGATTGCCCACTACACAAATGCAGGTTGGACATTCAAGATCTTTGCTACTAAAGAAGAGTGTATAGCAGCAATGAAGACCAAGGCAGGACGTCGCAGGACGCGGAGAGGCGGAAACCCGAAAATGATTCTTCAGCAGAAACAGATCAAGAAAATTCAGACTGCCAGGCGGGAACGTATCGATGCTCTTATCGAAAAAATAGCCTACAATCCCGGACGGCGTCTCTGGGAAGGGCCATCGCAGGCGAAACTTGAGCACCTCGGCGAACTCGTAACTGAACATAATCGTCTTCTGGCTATGGGTAAAGGAGGAGCGACTACACGGAAGTCGTAATCAACTCATTTGGCATTTCCAAATAGAGCACTGTGCTAAAGAACGGAGACAGTCTCTCGTCCAACACAAGGGCACGTTGCTTGCTATTTTCCTTTAACGTCTTCACTATACGCGTCAAGACCCTGCGCTTGTCTACGATTGGCTTGATTTTGATCTTACATGTAGATCCGCGCCAACCACACAGTGTAGACTGTTTACACTTGTCCTCGCTCATCTGTCCACACGGTGTGCGAACCTTGTTCACAAACTGAACAGGTTCATCCACTGAATCCCAATAGGCTTCGGAGTCTAACCATTTGCCCAAGTCCTTGTACAGCGACTCCTTGGGATTGGCAATCGCATTGTACAGGGGTTCATTGACATCCTTCTGAATATCCTTCGACAATGAAAACAGCAGGAATTCAAACACTTCGGCTTCATAGGAGATGTCATCGGACAACTTGACATCGTCCCCATTTGGAGAACCGTACACGAGATCCTCTTCCGTATGTTTGCGAATCGTACTCACAACTTCAGTTGCCTTGCCATCGCCTTCTTCCGGCCTGAAAGGAGCGCGGAATCCAGACGTTAACAAGAACTCGGAATACTGGCCATCGGCAGAGTACATATCGTCGGCCCACTTGAAGCCAGGATTACGTGTCTTGTTCAAAAAATCGCCCAGTGTCTTGCTCGTAGGCAATTCTTCATCTTCAATGTCTGCATATCCAATTCGCGAGACCACTCCACTCGGTAGCTCCATACTGACTGGCAAAACAGGGAGAATGACTTCCTGTGGGACAAACACTGCTTGAACACGTTCAAACGGATCCAGAATGACTTGATAGATTGACTTGTTGGTAGCAACTAGTTCTTTGATTGCATCGTCAAATGTTGGGAGGTTCGACATACATGAACGAGTATGCGCAGTCTGAAGCGTCGCCTTCACTGTTGCTGGAAACTTGTTCACGTCAACGACGTAATCGAACTTCGACCCGCTATTTCCCTTGCGCCGAGTCACGCGACCCAGTATATCGTGATCGAGCAATACGATCGTCCGCGTTCGAGGACCGAGTCTGTCCGCCCAGAAACCACACATAACAGTCAAGCCTTCGGTCTTGATTCGTATCACACGACAATCGAGGATTAAGGATACGTATTCAGTCTCTTCAAGAACTCCGAGCGTCTTGCTGACAAACGCGCGGTCAATTCCATCAATAATACGATCGATTTGCGTCTTGCCATCACCCATATCCTTCCATGTTCTGAAAAAGGAACATAGCATCACTTTGTCCTTGACGTCCGATGGATTGGGGATCGCTCGTTTCTCGCCAAGAAGGACAGGCAGGGTTGTGCGCGGCAATCCCATTCCGATACGGAATGTGTCTGTAGACCCCGCATTGATACGGTTCAATGGTACATTGACTGTATAGTCTGTGTTGATGCCTAGGCGTTTCGTAAGATCCTCAGGCAAGTACGCTAACCGAAAACTCGGAATAAACCCACTTGTCAAGACATAGTATTCATCTATTTGCTGCTTGGGAGCAATGACTTCTGATCTGGCAGTGGGTTTCTTGTAACAGCAGGGTACACGGTTCTTGCTCTTGGTTTTCGCCGAAGGTTCCTTCCAACCGGGATACTTTTGCTCTGCCTCACGTTTGATGACGGTGTGTGTCCGCGGATCTTCCTTTTCTGTTATACGAACCATGCCGTCGCACACCGGACAATGCTTACCGTCTTCTTTGAGAACCAACTGGTCTTCTGCTAAGGGAATCTCGTCCTTCATACACCAATACGGCGGGCAAATCGCAATCGCATCCTTGAGTGGGAGTTTCTGCGAATCTTCAACGTCTGAGTAGTTGTATTGTTTGGGAATTCCCTCTTGTTCCTCTTTCGTAAGCACGACAACCTGCTTGAGCTTCTCACACTTCTTCGGGTACTCCGAATCGAAAATCTCCTTATCAAATCGCTGAGCACGATTGTTGAAGTAGTTGTATGTTCCCAAGGCACTTGTACGAACCTTAACCTTCTCTTCCTTTGCCTGAACGGGTGCAGCAACTTCTACAGCAGGAGCAAGCTCTTCGATTTCCCCTAGAAGATCTCCCAGATCAAACTCATCGGTCTCGACGGTTACAACCGTAGGTGCGATACCTGCCGTTGATTCTACCGTTTCGAGACGACGAGGACAGACGTCATTTATTTCGGCGCGATCAGATGTCAAGACATACCGCAACAGACTGGCATACCCAAGCACGCGCTCGAGATTTGTGACGAACTTAATGATCACCTCTTTCGAGGCAAAGGAAACAACAGGATATCCACTGATCGCCTTTTCAAAGTTGAACTTTTCATCTGTCTCGAGCTCTTGGACCTTTGCCAGTAACTGGGCTGCCTCATCTTCTGTTACTCCCATTTCAGTCACAAGATCAGCGTTGTCTTGGAGGAGTTTATAGGCCTGAAGAACCCGAGGCGAAACATCAAACGGCATGTCGGAACGTAATAGACGGAATGTTTCACTTTCGTAGCTGAAGACGTTCTGCATACAAGGAAACCGGCGCATGTCAAATTCCTTGATCTCTTTTGCGTAGGAGACAATGACGGATAGATCATTGAGCTCCCAGCGTGTATCGTCCAAGTCATCGGGATCAACAAACGGCATAAGGGCGTCGAATGTCTTCAACCATGACAGTGTGGAATGAATGAGTTCGGCCGTTGTCTCGGTCGATTCCTTGCCGCGCCACGTAGAGACAGAGACGTCCTTGCTCGTTACAGCAATGCGATCAAATGAGGTTCTGGATGTTCCCCGATAAAACAAAAGTGTCGGAAGTCTCCGCTGAGGCTGTGTGTTGTTCGTCCATGCTTTCCACATGGGAATGTCGATATATGGTGTTTTGTTCTTCGGGTCTTCGACAAAGAACTTGTGTCGGGTTGTTTCTTGCTTTGCCGTGAAGTAGCTGACGACTGGTGTTTCTTTGGAGACCGTCAGACCATAGAAGATCTGTTCAAATCGCGTTCGAGGAGCAGTGAAGCGGGTAGAGATAAAGGGAATATACCACTTTGCTCGAAGGATTGATGTGGATGTCGGTTTAGGAGCCTTTAATTTGAGAAGCTTTTCCAGTTGATCATGGGATGCCTTGATAGGACCGCGCAGGGATTCAATGTCTCTTGGCGTTGTTGACTGGAAAAAAGGGAAGTACACTTGCTTCACTAACTCCGTCGCATCCGGAGACAGTTCAGTCCCTCTGATTTCAAGGGCATCAAGTTGGTGAATCGTCTCAAACAATGCTTGCCGGACAGGAACGGGACGGAAATTGGAATCGATAACTATATCGCGAGGAGGCGTGGGTAGAATCACCGACTTGTCATCGGGAACGCCAAAGATACGCCATTCTCTCACAGGACCTGTTTCAAAGACTTTTTGCAAGAAGTCAGGGACATCTTGCCATTCGTCACGAGTTACACGACGAGGTTCAATGTTCATGCCTTGACGGATCTGTGTCAGGTACACTCTGAGAGCCTCTACTTCGATTACTTGTTTTCCATGAGAGATGCGGTAAAACAACTCCATCCACCGTTTCGGATTGGATGAATAATAATCTTCCTGAAAATCGACCAGTGCCTCAATGAATAATCGGTCGGGATGTGTATCCATGGCCAGTGCAACCTGCTGTCGAATCGTTTCAATTGTGTCATCCGGGAAGAATGACAGAATTGTTGATGTTCCCGTTAGGGGGATCTCCATTATAGTCTAGTGGTGGAATTATCCGAGTGGGCTGTCCGTGATCTGCATGCCACAATACGGTGTGGGGTTCGAAGCATAGCTCACATGTTGGTAGATCCCCGCCTTCACTGCATCGTGAAGAATACGACGAAAGTTTGCCCAGAATTCAGGTGTATGTCCAATTGTCTCGGTCATGAGATGAGCCATTTCGTGGAGCATGACAAACATAACCGTATTAATCTCAATCAGCGGATACTGAGGAGGCTTCGTCTTGTCGCGCAGACACACGACGATCTTCTGTCCCTTATTTTCCGAATACGATGTATCCGAAGATGACATGTCGTTTTCAATCATTACATCAGGCTGAAACCTAGCCAAAAAACGACTGACGGGAGGATCTGAAGCAAGAGCGGGGTCGTCGCGATAATACTCCTGTAGTTTGATGAGCCTCCCATGTATGTCAGTCATGTGTTCAACAGCAGTTTCCTTGTCGGGAAGGTTTTGAACTTCGTATACCTTTCCATCGGACCCCTTCATTTGTGTCGTGTTGCTAGGGCCAGACATGAAGGTGTACGCTGCCAGTACGGTCATTCCTGCTATAGCAATGGGTATCCACATTGTTCTACTCTAAGAGTTTACGCCGAGAGACCCTCCAGCGCACGAGAGTTCTTGAAAGGGTCGGGGTCGATGGTCGTGTTCAGGAACGGACCCACCGTGCCCTGGGGGTTCGGCATCTCCGAGCGGATGTCGTACGTCGGGTTCCGGTTCGTCTGCGCGATACCGATCACGTTGATGTTCGAGTGGTAGCCAGACTGCAGGAAGTTCTGTCCCTTGAGGTCTTCGGCGCCCATCGGGTTCACGGCAGACCACGAGGCGCCGATCTTTCCAGTGGGCAGGAGCTCACTCGAATTCAGAGTGGTCTCCACGTACGTCTGGTGCGAGGCGGGGGTACGGCCCTGTCCCGATCCAGAGGAAGCGGCGTTTCCACCCAGTCCAAAGGGCAGACCCATCAGGGGGCCGGCACCAGACAGAGGCGCCGTCGAGCTACCACCACCCAGCTCCTCGGCACGATCCATCACAGCACCCCTGGCTCCCGAGTAGGAAGTAAAAAAAGAATAGAGTACCACCACTCCAACGAGGACAAGACCCATGCGAATGAGCTTCGGTTGCGAGAGCTTCATGTTTATACTGAGTGAAAGACAAATTTCATGCACCCCATCATCCAAGACATTCTTGACACCCTTAAGTCGACGGAAGTTCAGTCGGCGGTGGAGCTTGAGATTCTGAGGCCATTACTGGCGAGGATTTTACATATCCTCTACCCCTACATTTTCGGGGTTATGGTTGTCTGGATCATGATGTTCCTGTGTCTTGCCCTGATCCTGCTCATCCTGGTCCGGGGCAGCCTTGTCGACATTCTTCGGAAATAGAATGTCAACCAACTGTTCGCGCTTGAGCCCCCAGATCCCCTTGATGTTCTTCTTCTTGGCCTCGGCGCGTAGCTGATGAATGGTCATCTTCTCGACCTTGAAGGACTGCGGTAGCTCGGCGAGGGTGAGAAGCTCGATAAGTTGAGCCCTCTTCATGATGTAGTATTGCTTGATGCGAAGCTTCTTAGCGTGCTGCTTGAGTTCGACGAGAGAGAGGTTGTCCATCTTGAGTGCGTTTCCACTTTTCTGGAGCTTTCAAATCCATTTTGGAGTTTTCTCTCCACACTCTTAATAATGAAGAGAACCATTGCCATCTTGGCGTTTTTTGTCGCCGCCGTCCTTGCAGGTCTGTTCGTACAATCCAGTCTGGACTCTTCCTCGCCGGCCACCAAGGAGAAGTTTATGCAGCAGGAGAAGGGTATGCCTGTCTCCACAACGAGCACGCCGTCTGGATTCGGTATGACCGGCCCTATTCTGGGAAGCTCGTACCAGCCCGTTCTCGAGGAGCCGTATGAGACTGCCGACGACACTCGGCTTTATCAGTTCCAGGACAACAAGATGTCGGCCGACTGCTGCCCGAGTAGTATCTCCGGAGACCTTGGATGTGTTTGCTTAACGGATAAGCAGCGTACCGAGTTTGCGAATCGCGGAGGGAACCGTGCGGCGTAAGTTAGGATTTACAAATTGAAGCGTAAGAACAAGTATAATGGAAGCCGTCCGTAAGTTGATTCAATATTTCAAGGACAAGAACCCGGAGGGGAAGTTTCCCAAGGCAACGGAGGAGCTGATCGTTCACTTAGAGACCGTTCTGCTCCCTCATGTGATGCAAATTATCCAGAAGGATAACTCGCTGTTTCGCGGATATGGTCGCGTAGATATCTTTCCGGGAATGGAAGTGGAGTGGGATGGTTCGGATGACCTGTGGGCTCGCCTCCAGGTTGCTCTGATGCACGCTGTTCTCCACGGCAATCCCAAGGAGAAGTTCGGCAAGATCATTGAGATCATCAAGGAGAACATGCCCGGCGGCCGCACAGATGACATCTCCAGGATCCTCGAGGATAAGGAGACACAGGACTCGATGAAGGAGATGCTTGATCTCTTACTGAATACTCGTCTTGCCACTGTCGTAGGCGATCTAATTCAATCGCTTCCTTTTGCCGACCTTGGTATCGATTTCGAGGACACGAATGAGCTCATGCGCCTTATCCAAAATCCCACCGATAATGAAGCAGTCAAGAACTTGATGGATCGTGCTCAGGCTCTTCTGAAGGAACGTATCGAGTCAGGGAAGATCAACCAGCAGGAGCTCATTCGTGAGATTGAGATGCTGCGTGCGAAGATGACGTCGAAGTTTGGAAAGTATATGAACGAAATGGTTGTCGGAGCTCGTGAGCAGCCTGCGACGGGAAATACCGCGAGAGAGATTCTGTCGAACTCACCGGAGGCCCGTCGTGCTCGCATGCTTGCCCGTCTCCAGAGAAAGCTCGGTGAAAAGTCTCGCAGGTGATTACAAGAGATGTCTACAGAGACTTTTTGGTTTTCGGATCCTAGTGTCCTGTTCAGTCAGGAAAACTGGTATAAATTTGTTCCCACGGCTACTATGACCGTCCCTGAATCTCTCAATTCAGTTGTTCGATTCTCTGTGTATCTTGCCGCACTGCTGTTTCTTTCCTCCATGTACCCGGGCTACCTGCTGATCGTCCCGCTCGTAATGTTCTCCACACTCGCACTGAATATGATGTTCCCCAAGGCAAAGAAGATCGTCGAGTCTTTCGGAAACGGCCTTGTTGTTTCTGGATACACAGGTGATAAGACAACTCGTCCGACCGACGACAATCCGTTCATGAACCCGTCGCTTGCTGATATTCTTGACAAGCCCGATGCCCCGCCCGCCGACGACGTTACGAAGAAGGATGTTCGCGATGAAGTGAACAAGGCCTTTGCAAAGACGTCGAACATCTACATGGAAACGTCAGATGTGTTTGATCTTGTTCAAGCACAGCGCAATTTCCATACGGTCGTCACAGATGACCATGGAGGGTTTCTGAAGTTTCTCGGCAAGAATGCGAAATCGGATAAACTCTTAAGCGAGGGCTACGTGGCTGCGAAGGGTACGGTGTCTGAGCTTCCGGCCCCTACGGTGACTCTTCCGTACTCTCCTGCGTAAGCGACCACCACTCTTCTTCTTAGGAACATCTAACTCGTCAAGGATCTCATCGCCCTTCCTCTTTGTACCGCTGATCTTATTGCCCTTGTATTTCATTGTGGGAAACCCATCGGCCTCTCCATCCGGCGTGGCAGAAGCTTCAATCTCCACTGTTTCCACATCTGCCTTCTTCTTAGCCTCCTCCCACGCGGGCTTGTTTGCCTCACAGTGAGGGCATCCGTCCATGAAAAATAACACAAGAACAGGCTGCTTGAGAATCTTCTTGGCTTCCTCTTTCTTCTCACCACCACGAATAACTTGGCTCGTCATTTATGTAGAGAGATAGAAAATGACATCCCTCGAGGACTTGAAGACGCAGAAGAATCTGGGACCGACTGTTCCACCCACCCCGCATTATACCGATTACACACAGAGTCTCGAGAAGAATACGGCTCCTGGTGGAGTGATTACGACGGCGACAGGATTTCTCGAATTCAAGCCGCGTGATTCGGGAACGCAAGCAAAATACGACGCAATGCAGGATTCGTGGGAGGGAGTCAAGTCGTCTGAGGCATCCGTTGCCTCTGGAACGTTTGCACTTGATTACGCATCCGACGTAAAGGAACGCGGGGCCAAGGCTCCTCAGCAACAGCAACAGCAGAGTTGGTGCTTTCTTTCGTAAGGAAACACAATGGAGACCTTACTGTTGGTTCTCATGGGAATAGTCGTTCTTCTCATTTTACTGGGAACGCACGAGTGCTTCGTGGACTCTGCGTTCATGTCATCGGGTGTCGGTGTCGCCACCGCCGTTCAGCGTCCTCCGTCCGATACGACTTCGCCACTGTATGCGACATGGTTGAGCAAAATTGAAGCACAAGCACCGATTGGTGCAGACAATTCGGCGTACATCACAGCTCTTCAGTCGTTCTTCGATACTGTATATGAGCCCGCCACGGCCAAACCTACAACAGCGGATGTCGAGACGTTCCTTGCCGGACCGAATGTGGCGGGTAAGCCAGTAGACCCATCAGCCTTGCGACTGATTATCGTAGACGCCTTTCACATTGATTCATCATCAACGGGCGCAGCGAAAGAGCTAGAACAAGTTAAATTTCAACCCGATAACAAGTTTCTTCAACCCTCGGATGGACGAGATGAAGTTCGGACACGGAGTGAAGGAGATTACTTTCCCGCCGACCCTACATTGACTGGCCCATTACCCGAAGGCAACTACGCCCCGGTCAATCAACAACAGACACCTAGGCACACGAGAAGCATTGGGTCATTTTACGATGTCTGTTCGGAAACACCTGGAGGAGCATGTGAAGAGAATGTTTTGTAATAGTAATGAAGTGGACCTGGGTCCTAGTTGGTCTTGCTGTACTCCTTCTTGTTTTTGGAGTTCGTGAAGGCTTTGATACATATGCTCAGGCTCTTGCCGATTCGGGTCAGTCGGCAGGAGTCAAAGGTGCCGATGGAACTGTGACGGGTGTTGGCAATGCGAATAGTAGTAGTACTGCCCGTCCGTCTCAAGGGCAGACAGGATCGTCAACGAATCCCATTGGTGAAGGGCCGAATCCCAATGCAGCACCCGGACTTGTCCCGACGCCCGACTATCCCACACTTGCTCTTACGCTGAGTGATTGCGAGTATACGGCATCAAAGACGGGAACTGTTTCGACGGCCTGTAAATCGCTGTTCGATGCGGCAAATGTCTCGCTTCCTACCTGTCCAACGGGTTCGACCTACAGCGCAGATACTGGAAACTGTATTAATGCGGCCGGAAAAAGTACTCCCGGTGTATGCCCGACGGGAATGAACATCTCGTTTACTCACGATAACATGTGCGTACCGTCACCTGGATGGGCACAGCCGCCTGCAGGCCCTGCTAAACTCCCATCGGGAGGAGCGGGGGCTCAGCTCGGTGCCGGCGCGGGAGGTGGCCTCGGAGGTGGCTTCGGAGGAGGAGGCACACTACTGACTCCCAGCAGCGGACAAAATATCCTCGGCCCTGTTTTCGCCGGCGTAGGGACGAATGGGAACTATAATGGATACGGAGATGGAAGCACGCCTCCCTCCTACCCCTACATGTTTGGTCCTACGCCCTCGCCATCTACGTTAGTTCCGGGTGCTGGAATGGCGGGACCTTCGCAGGCTTGGAATGTACAGGCTGGCATGCCGTCGTATGCCCAGTCGGGTTCGGCCTTGAACTCCAAATATTTTGGCACGTCGCGTGTCCCAGGTGATCAAAACATCGTACCGGGAACGCAATACTCTACAAGCTCAGGATCGTCCAAAACGGAACCAATTCCGTTTCTAACTGACTTTTCAGCGTTCTCCAGATAATCACAATGTCGATCCTAAATACTAAGATGAAGTCCTTCGGTCTCCGCAACATCCGTGGAAGCTGCTGGGTCAACGCTGCTCTTCAAGCCGTCTACCGCATTCCCGACCTGCAATCGCGATTCGAGAAGGAGGAATTTGATACCAAGAACACAGTCGAGTCATGCCTCGCCGAGATCTGGGGAAGTTCTGGCGAGGAGGGGCTCAAGAGTCTCTACGAGTGTGTGAAGACATCTCCCGCAATGCCCGCAGGAGAGGGCATCGGAGATTCACACGAGCTCGTCGCCTTCCTCTGCGACAAGGTCCCATTCCTTGACAAGCTCTTCAGGTTCAAGATCGCGAACCTGGTCAAGTGCCAGCACTGTGACTACACCGACAGCCGCCGCGATTCCATGATCGAGTTTCCGATTGTCCCGACCAAGCCTAAGCAATCGGTGTCAGAGACGGTTGTGGCCGCCGCCAAGCCGTTCGAGATCCCTGACTGGACATGTGAGAAGTGTAAGAACAAGGGATGCACGAAGCAGTTTCTCTTGGCCGCCTTTCCACAGATCCTCACCTTCCATGTGACCTCGATCAACACCTCGGTAACCTACTCGAGCATCCTGGTCCTGAATGGAATCCAGTATGCTCTGTTCGCTGTCGTGTGCTACGACGGGGGGCACTGGTGGACCTATGGCCGCGACCTCCCTCCCGGAAAGCCGTGGGTGACGTACAACGACACACACGTTCGCAGCCACGGCCCCCAGCAGTTTCCCCTCCATGATAATATGAAGTTGCTGATGTATTATCGCTTGACTTAGTAAGAAGACATGGCGTCCTCGTTTCCAATGACTCTCGCAATTGCCACCGGTTTCATGGGTGTTCTTACCCTATTTGTTCTTTTTTCAACCGGATCCGTGATTGCTGTTTTTTGCTTATGGATGGTATGTGGCCTCATCATACTTGTCCTGTGGCATTACGGCTTCATCGATCTGTCATTCTTTAACGTGAAGTCGCCGTCGTCCGACACGAAGTCTAACACGCCGGCACCGACCTCGACATCGAACGCCCCCTTGATTGGAAGCGAAGTGTTTCACATAAGTCAAAATCAGTTTACGTACACAGATGCCCCAGCCGTATGTGCTGCCTATGGAGCCGAACTCGCTACACTTGAGCAGATTATCGACGCCTACAATCACGGCGCTGAGTGGTGTGGATACGGATGGTCGGCTGGTGGATTCGCCTTATACCCGACGCAGAAGAGTACATGGGATACACTTCAGGCTGAGCCCGATCAGACAAAGCGCACAGCATGTGGCCGTCCGGGAGTGAACGGTGGCTACTTTGATCCCAATACGCAGTTTGGTGTGAACTGCTTTGGATTCAAGCCTTCTGGAACTCCTGACCTGCCTCTCCCTCCTCCTGGAACCAACCCTGAAACCTTCTCTAGATCGGTTGCCACATTTAAGACGATGCTGAACAGCTTCACAATGGACCCGTATTCTCGCTCAACATGGTCGGGATACGATGGTACTCCCATTGGGGCAGCAAAGTCATACGGAAGTCAGTTCCAGCAAAACCTGAATGGTCTCGGTGGCAAAGAGTCGTTCGGTAACGGAGATCCTGCATATTCCGAAGGACCTGTGACGAATAGTTCGTACTCTGCTGGACCGTATGGACTTCGTGGTGGAGCTGGACCGACTGGCCCTGCTGGATCTGCCGGATCCACTGGACCTGTGGGTCTTGCCAGTACGGTAACCGGACCCACTGGATCTGCCGGACCCACTGGATCTGCCGGACCCACTGGAAACATCCCTCATGGCACCATCGCCGATCCGATCCACGTTGGCTCTCGCTGGGTCATTGAGGAAGAAGCTGACTCTCGTGCGCTCGTGTTCCGTGACTTGCTGTCGCCGACCGGAGACCATCGTTATGCGATGATGATGGAACGCGGTGCCGTAGACCTCTAAAAAAGCGTGTACTTGTTAATCACACGCATAAAGGACGGGATCTTACCTACGCCTCGACCATACGATAAGTCCTCCAACGTTTTTCCAGCAAAGCAAAGGTACGGTGATCCAGGGATCGCATTCGGTTTGTCCTTGGGACACTGAGAATAGCACAGTCCCGTATTCTTATCGGGGTGATCATCTGGGCAAATACCTCCATGATCAAGACGTCCAACAATACGACCTCCAACAATGGGATCGCAATGAGTGTGGCAGTATCCACCGTCACTCCAGCTCCAGTTTCCGTCGCAATGTGTGTTACACCCGCCTCCCGTAATCGGTTCACGACATGTCAGGGGGTCCGAGAACCATCCGACATCACTGGGTAAATTCGGTAAATTATGCAGTTTGCGATCGTTGTTATTACAGGGTTCGAGTTGAACGGGAACACCAACACCACGATTCGTCGAGTCAGCCCAGCAGACAGGTCCCACGCCATGAAACCCGTGCTTACACTTGTCGTAGCAAAGGCCCGCGTCTAGATCCTTTCCGGCAGGACAGCTATTTGGCGTCCATGTAACGATCTCCGAACCACCCAGTGATTGAGGCAAGTAAATGTCGGGAATGAAGAAGTTCTCACGTCTACAGTGAAAAAAGATAAGTAGAACCACGATGGCTCCAATCAGGAGTTCGTACATTATTTTCACATCACATTTTAAGATGGAGTCCTCGTCTCTTGACCCTAGACAGCCGGTTGATACGCTACGAACGATTCCGAGGAAGTTTGAACGGAAGGCAATGAAGACAGAACCGGTTATCTCAACCCGCAGTAAACAGATGACACAGCCCTTTCAATGGCTGTTGTTCAGTCCGCAAAAGCACGCAATCGCACCGTTTGACACACAGACACAGACAAGGCTTGATCACGTAAACAACAGTTAATTTTTGTGTATGTGATTACAAATGGAAGTCGCTATGATGGTTGGCCTGGCCGCCCTCGGCCTTGCCCTTTCGACTCATCCGGTTGCTGCTACAGAGGAACCGTTCAGGAAGAAGGAGCCCAAGGAGACCTTCTTAAACCCCGAAGAGACTCAAGATGCTACCCAGACTGTGACACACCTTCAATCCGAGGAGGGACATGGTAACATGGTACCGTTCTTTGGCGCGCGCATGACCCAGTCCATGTACTCTGGTGCGACCGATGGAACGCTGGACACCTACACGGGTACGGGCAAGAACACCTTTTTCCATAAGGAGGAAGCCCCTGCTTTCTTTGCCCCGGAGGCTGGAACGGGAAATCCATGGGGAGCCCAGGTGGAGACGGAGTTCGAACAGTCTCGCCAGGTATCCAGCTTAGCCACGAAGAACGTCTTCCCGATTGAGAAGGTGTATGTAGGACCAGGAGTCAATGACGGATACACGAACTTACCGTCGGGTGGTTACCAGCAGGATGCCGCGCGCGAGTATGCGATCCCCAAGACCACCGACGAGCTTCGTGTCATTGGTCAGGAGAAGGTTACCTACACGAGCGAGCCGGTTCCTGGTTCGCACTTCATCACGGACATGGGCATTCAGGCTCCTGTCAAGAAGAACAAGCCCGACCGTTTCCAGGTTCTCACCGGCAAGGATGGTTCGCTGGACCGTGTCAATACGGCCGTGGGCCAGCAGGTGGCAGGTGCGATCTACCCCGAGGAAATCATGAAGCTCCAGAACCGCGAGTCGACCTCCGCCGAGTTCATTGGTGGACCGCAGCTTGCCAATACGTACCTCTCCTACATCCGTGCCTTCACCGAGCCGTTTCAGGAGTTCATGAAGCTAACCGTTGAGGGTCGCCCGCCGCCGGCTGGACCTGTGGGCGGTGCTGCTCTCCAGGGTGGTCCGCAGTCGTACAATGTGATGACTCACCGTGACGAGAGCTGGCTCAACAATGTCCGCGGATTCGAGACGCCGCTCATGACGTTAGGAGGACAGGCCCCGCAGTCTGGACAGCAGGGATCTCAGCGGTACGTGGAACCCCTGCAGCAGGATGTGTATGCTCGCGATGTTGGAACACCTGGACTGCTGGATGCTTTCAAGTCGAACCCGTATACACAAAGTTTACAGTCTGTAGCTTAAATGGAGTACGAACTTCTGAGGTACTCGGAAACTGTATTGAATGTCTGTACGAAAGGCTGGACTCGGCGCCAGCTTCATGATCTGGAGCGTCAGGTCATGCTGTATCCTTCAAAAATTACTGTATGCTCATGTGTATCGAATCCGTGGGTTCGAGAGACCTTGGCGTTTCTTGGAGCACAATGGAGTCCTGCGAAAGAACAATGTTCAGTCTCGTCGACAGTTCCGTCATGAGCCGTATCGAGAATAATTTGCTTGTTCGTAGAAATGAGTTTATTCAAGCAACCTCATGGACGATGAATGTCATCGTTCTTGCAGTTGTCATCGTCGGATTTGCGTCGTTCTTGTACATTCAGTATACGACTACGGCAGCGGAAGAAGTGGTCGAAAAACACATTCCGTTTGAACCAATCCCCTGGTTATCGGCTACACGAAATGTTCGCATGGAAGAGTATGGACGTCAACTCAAGCCTTACGAAGTTGAAGCTGGAAATGGTGTACCGGGACCTATCGACGGATTCAGCGGCGCAGATGTTCGATGAGATCTTACATCCTAAACTCCCTGAAGAACCTGAGAAACCTGCACAACCGACCGAGGTTGTGATAAAGAAACCCAAACGGAAGAAGGTAGTTAAAGCCGCTCTACCTAATTCTTGAGTAAGTAGTAATGGGCTATTATCCTTACTATCCTGCACCATCAAACACAATCTCGCTCGTTTCTCCGGTTGGAGTTCTTCCCCCAAATAGCGGAGGCACAATTAATACTGAAGCTCAAATAAGCGAGACATTCGTATTTGAGACAACAATACAGGATGGTTCGTATCCCTGGATCTCAAATGCCCTGGGTCTTGTAGTTAGCGGTTCAACATCGAACGCAACGATTAGCAATGGAGGTGGTCTGGGTCTTACGATCACTATGTCAGGTACTCCTACTTCAAACAAGGGCGACGGTCCCGTTATTTTGAGTAGCATGGTATTTGATCCAACATTAAAGTGGTGCCTTTCGTTTACTTTTGATTTTTCAACATTTAATCAATCGAATTCATGGTATAAGATTGGCACTACATCGTACTACATGTACAACTTTCGGCGGGACGGAGACGGAAACATGTTGGCTGACTCGACCTTTTTACACGATAGTAACGACCCACTCGATGGACAAATTCATATGAATCCTGCTTGTGAAGTGAACATTGTCTTCGGCCTTGCACCGAGCTCCGCACACCCGGGCACCACAGAACAATCTGCTATACTCGTTATAGATGGAACGACAGTCGCATGGACCACGCTCAGCAATACGTCATCCGGTTTGCAAAACATAGTGTTTTCAGATGTCGTTTCGTCGAACCGCTACCACTCCAACACACAGGATACAACGCCAGTCGTGATTTCCAACTTCTTTGTTCAGGCTCCGTCAAATGTGTTTTCACCCACAATTGATGCGACGTTCACTGGGGCATTGCTACCGTACATAACGAATGGTCAGCCGTATACGTACCAGTCGACGTTCGTGAGTCCCGACGCTGACTTGTCGACTAGCCCAACCATCGTTCTAGTTCAATCATTTAATGGCGATATTCAGAGTCAACAAACGATTTTCACCGTGAATCAAGTTGGCGATATACCAGCAGCTACTATAGTTTCAACTCCTGCATTTCCGATTACAACATCGTTTATTGAAACTGTTCCGTTTAGTTATACGTTTTCCAGTGCTAATAACTCATATTACCAGCCAAGTTCTTCAAATGCTATATTCACGAGCTTGGGTGATACTCTTGTCGGTACCTCAATTTCGAATACCTTCTCAGACTCCAACATTACTATTCCGGGTAACTTCACACAGGTTATCGTTACGAGTGACCGTATTTACCAAACGTCCTATCTGTATGCAAACCAAATAGAGCTTCTGATCCATCTTCCGTATTTTGTATCTAACTTTGATGGTGGTTCCATAAGCTTTGATCCAGGACTAACTGCAACGCTTTCGAATAATCATGTTATTTCATTCACGACGCCTTCAACAAACATCACTCTTGCCGGAAAGTCATTGTCTAACACACTGTTACTCACGTCGCCCAGTTATCTAACAGCTTTACCGTATTATCCGCCAAGTGGTACGGATGCGGGTTATTTCCAGGCTTCGTTCCCGCAACCAGGATCAATTTTTTTTATGACGGCTAACGATCCGTCTACCAGTACGGGATTCGATATTACGTATTATTCTTCTAACGCTGGTGGTGGCTATTACTTCAACCTACTTGGAAACCCTGCGAATAACTGGCACTACACCCTATTTACCGTACCAGACACCATGACATCCAACGATACCATTCTATTTGGTACTTCATCTCCTATGTTGAATAACTATGGTAGAATAACCTCCTCGGATCCTGATCATATTTTTGAAACGTTCACTATAAATACTTTCGTGGCCCCACTTACTACATGGCCATTGGCGGGGACTCAGTTCACAGTCACGAATAAGGGGCCTTCCGACATCTTTCTTTACCAGATTCTTACTGCGACTGCTATTAATGGCTCTGACATGGCGAACTGGATAACTCCAAACCAACTTCTACATACCGATAATACCTTTACCTTCTCTGCCCCACGCAACATGGCCAACCTGACATACATACGGTTTTCAAACACGTACGGCAATCTGCAGTTTCACAACCGCAATGGGTTTTTGTATGTTGAATTAACTGCAGTTACGGGTCCCATGCTTGATTATCTGGAGATTTCTGCTACGAAAACAACAACAGTTACATCGTTTCCCCAGCCATTATCAACGTTGAAGTTTACGAATACGACAAACGCCACCTTTTCTGGGCTGAATTCGGTACTATATCGTCCTGTAGGTAGTGGTATTGATACAGTTCTCGGTACTGTTTCCAACCTCCAAGCAAACAGCAACTACTCTGTCACGTTGCCTTCAACTATCAACCTTGGAGATTATATTCGATTTTCTAATGCAACCGAAGTCTTAACCTTATCAAACTACCAAGAAACAACACAGTGGTACACGAATACTACGTCAACCGGCACAATTGGAAGCTTTTTAGATGTTCAATGGGACTTGACAACGATTCCTGTTACTTCAAATTATACATACATTGACGGGGAATACCTGTCTTTCTTCCCTACATCATCAAACCAGTATGCCGTTACGATAGCTAGTCTATCAGCGTATGATCCATACAATCATCCAATAGGTACCGCGTATAACGTATCGTCTGCTTCGTTTCGTATTGAATTCAATTGCTTTAACGGTTACGACGGAGGTGATATCCCGTTTACCCTATTCGGTAGGCCAAATATACAGGTATATCCTCCTCACTATCCATTACTCTATCTTGACCAAACAGACTCTACGGGCGGCACGGTCTTGCTCAACGAGTATGCTTCGGGTGTAGGAACGAACACTCTCAAAATCGCTTCCTCCAATGGGTTCTCGAATACGATATCGAATGCAGTGTGGAGAGTCATCGGAGCGTATGGAGGGAGTAACGTCGTACAAGTCCAATCCTACTTTACCATTATTCCTCAATACGTCGCATCGACACCGTCGTTTCCCACTCCATTCTCAACGTTGATCTACACTCCTTTCTCGTATACCTTCACCTTACCTATCACGACCCCGTATACTATGATCACATCCAATTCTGACTCGAATATTCGTCCACTCCTTGTCAACAATACATCGAACGTGGTCTTTGCTTCGACAACTGGGTTCACGTCTCCACTGACAAATGGATACCTTCAAATTGACGGGAAAGTGGGAGACAATACAGTGGCATCACTGTCAAGCTACATAAATGTCACAAGCAATGTCATCACTCAATCACCGACCTTCACAGGTTCGTTCACATTCTACAAGTATGAGCCATTTGGACCCATCACATTTACTCTGGACAGCAATGTGGTTGGTCTGACATTACAATACACCCTGTCGGACCCCCCAATTCGGTCGTTCTGTACACTGTCGCCCGATAGACGAACCTTGACCTTTGCGGGCTCCTATAATACGAGTTACGCATCAACTCTCAATATGTTCGTGCATGCGGTTGACAGCGGAGGTATCGTTCGCTCGACGATACGAAATTTTGTGACCATAAACCCCAGTCGGTTCTTTCCACCTACTTCGAATCAGGCGTTTATCTTTTATAAGAATGAAGCCATTTCCGTAACCTATGGAAGCAATCTTCCCTTCCAGACCACGGTGTCTCTTGACAGCATTCCCACCTGTACACCAAGCCTGCCGGCAGGCTTGAGTTTCGCGAGCGTATCGGAGTCGACCAGTAACTTTGTTCTTCAAGGTACGCCGACGTCTCAGTCTCCCTCTAACCAGTATCTAGTCGTGGGTTCGAACACGGCGACTAACCGAGTCGTGACCGTTCCCATTTCCATCTACGTCAAACCGTCGCGTATCGTGGTTTCTCCTAGCTCCCTTACCTTGAGTACACTGGCAGTTGGGGTACCCATTACGCCGGTAACCTTCACGGCAATCCAACCGGTTTCGCTGACATCCGCGTTCAAGTATTATTGGGACATACCGCCCGATGGGTTAGTGTTTCGAGATTTGAACGGTAACACGCTAGTACAACCCTTTACGCCGACAGATTCGAGTCTGAGCATCGTCTTAGCAGGAACGCCCACATCCAATGCAGCGTATTCGTTCATGAATACCAGTACGTTGTATGCGTTTCACTATGAGCCTCCTGGAATTGAAGTCGAGCAGCGTACCACTATCAACTATGGATTCGTGACCTCGGTTCTCTTCACGCCTGTCACATTGCCGAACATCTACGCCACAGAAACCCTGCCAACAAACTCTATCGTCATTTCTGCCGCTACATATTTCCCGTCGGGTTCACCAATCCTCTCCATAACAGCTCTAAGTTTACCTGCTGGCCTGACGTTGACATTCAGTCCGCCCAATCGCGTATACCTCAACGGAACACCCACGACTGTATCGTCCGGTACCTACACCTTCACGGCCGTGAATTCCCTTGGAATTGCAGGAATGCTCAACCTTGCGATTCCTATTCTACAAAATGTGGTTACATTCACGAGCTCAACGCCAGCGAACGCGACGTTCATTGTCTCTCGCCCTCTCACAGCACCGTTATCAACGTATTACACATACCCAATCACCTTCACCGCCACGTCGGCTATCTCCACGCAGTCGATCACATATTCAACGTCATTTGACATTACACCGTATGGTCTTGCGCTCGTCACTTCAAACGGAAGCGCTACTCTAACAGGTACGCCTACTGGACCTCTGCCGACAACCACTCTGAACATCATTGCGTCTGATGTGCTTGGTACTACAGCCTCTGTCCCTATTCAATTGACGATTCTTGCTGATGCGTATTCGTTCAACACTCCAACGTTGAGTTTTGTTCAGCATGTAGCCATCACGCCTGTTCAGATCACTGCGTCAACACTCAGTGGCCGCCAGATACTCTACTACTCCTCGTCAAACCTGCCTTCGGGTCTCTCACTCAGCCGTCTCGGAGTCTTGACGGGAACGCCAGCGAACAGCAACTCGGGAACGTTTACGGTGGTAGCCTCAACAGGATACCCGCCAGCTGTCACATCGCCAGCATTCAGTTATACCGTCACACCCGATAACGTCCTGATTCTGATGACCACAAATCCCATAGCGCTCAGTAGTACCACATTCTCGGTCGATGCGTTCCGCGCTGTCACGTACAGTGGTTACACAGGAACTCTAAGTATAGACGACGCGACTGTCCCTTCGGATACGACACTCTCTATTTCGGGAACTGTACTGTCAGGAACTCTACCTTCCTATCCGACTTCCTTTGTGTTCACAGTGGACGCCACCTATCTCAATACAACGTCAACTCTTCCGGTCACACTGTATTTTAACGGGGGAGTGGGAAGCATCTCCACACCCGTATCGGCAGGAAGTCTCGTGTTTGTTACGCCGACACAACCGGTGTTCCTTCTGTATCAGCACTGTCCGATTCAGCCGATTGTATTCCACGTTACGGGCAATACGGGATTTGTCTATTACTACACGGTTGAGGCGAACTTGCCCATAGGACTGACCTTCGATACGAGCACCGCTACAATTTCGGGAACGCCGGCCGTATATAGCGATATGTTAAGCTCCATCACGGTCTACGCAGTCAACAATGGTAAGGTCACTTTCAAAACAATTCAAATGAGAGTGATTACGCCCTTCTTCGTGAACCCACAGGAAACTGGTGCTTCGGCCTACACTGTGTTACTGCGTAACCAAGTCACTGTCAACGGTGCTCAGAATTCTCGCGATGGAGTGGTGTACCCCACGGCAGATATGTCACTTGGATCCCTACAGTCTCCCGGCGCTGCGAATGTGAATACACCGGACGTACCTTGCTGCAAAAAGTAAAAGATTTTTTGTTTAGACCTACACTCTACTCTACTCCTACTCACTCCGTGGGGATCTTCATGTCGGCGAAGTCAGCCATCCCGACCATCCCGACCTTCTTGTATGCGCCATCGATCTCGTCGTAGACCGTCCCGTCTGCGGAAACCGAGTACTCCTTCCCCTTGAACTCGACAACATCGCACTCCAGCTCCTCGGTCTCGGCCTCGGGCTCGGGCTCGGGGACCAGACCGGCGAGGAAGGACTTCATGTGGTCCTCCATCTTCTTGCTGTTATACTCGTCAGAACTCAGAGCGTTCATCTGCTCGAGGAACGCCTTCTTGTTCTCGTCACTGTCCTTGCCCTCCAAGACCTTCTTGAAGAGCTTGGTCTGAGTCGGGTTCAGCTTCTCGATGTTGACCTCGGCCTTCACCTTGGCCGGCTTGACCTTAGCAGCCTTTGCGACAGCCTTTGCGGCCTTTGCGGCCTCCTTCTCCTCCTTGCTGACCTTGGGGGCCTTGACCTTGACCTCCTTCACGACGGGGATCTCGGCAGCCTGGGGAACAGGCTCCTCCTCAACCGAGACATCCTCGTTGTCAAGGAGCTTGAAGAGATCGACGCAGAAATCGTCCGCGTCGTCGTAGCGCTTGCCGATGGTGTAGAGCTTGTGAACTGCATTGCTGATGAGCTGCTTGATAGAAGACATTTTGACCGGCCAACTTCCACTTTTCTGCTCCGACAAATTCCATTTTAGACGTTTCGTCCAAAACAGATTTGAGCGCGCCAATAAAATCAACCTCGACAAGAACAAAATGCCTCGCAATATGACTGGAGGTTCTGGCCACCGCTCTCAGCGTAACTCCGAGGGAAATAAGGCACGCAACAACAGGGTCAAGGGTGACCTTCTTCTAGAGGATATCTCGGATGGAACCGAGACAAAGGGCGTGATCGTTGCACGCGTGATGAAGCGACTTGGGTGCGGGCGCATGGAGGTGTGCCACTTCAACGACAAGGGCGAGGCATTTATGCTGACCGCCCCTCTGCGTGGCGGACTTCGTGGAAAGGGAAAGAAGACGGTTTGGGTCGACATCGACAGTCTCGTCGTTGTCGCCGAGACGGACCTGGGACGCAAGACGCATGAGATCATCTCGGTTCTCACGCTCGAACAAACAGCCCGCTATCGCAAGCTGGTACCCACGGCCGACCCGCGGCTGTTCATGAAGTCGGGCGCGGAGACGACTGAGTCCGTGGAGGACGCGATTGAGTTCGCCGAGGAGGATGAGGACGAGATTGATATCGGAGCCATCTAACAATGGTCAATATCACAACAGTAGGCTTCGGAGCCTTTCTACTCTTTTTAACATACAACGCCTATCTGGAATCCAAGCGAGTCAAGATTGAAGACCAACGCAATATCCCAGGTTTTTTAGTCCCAATGCAGGTTGGCAAGGACCGAAACCTTGGCGGGTCAAATCGCGATACAACTATGTACACTCAAGATCTTCGTCGCCATGCCGCACGGGATGGGTTTCTTGCTTCTGGGACCGTTATGAAAGAAACGACGTTTACGACAGGATTTACGACTGGGGCGGTTGAAGTCTTTTCTATTTCCTCGTAGAAAGTAAGATGGCTACAGGTCCCCAGGGAATTCCTGGTCCTCGCGGAGCGCCTGGACCAATTGGAGAACAAGGATTACAAGGACCCCAGGGCCCAACTGGGTTTACAGGAAGCACTGGGTTCACTGGATCTACCGGACCTATGGGTGTAGCAGGCCCGCAGGGATTTCAGGGCACTCAAGGAGTTACAGGTGTAACTGGATCCATAGGTCCCGGATCGACCGTAACTGGACCCACAGGTGTTCAAGGTCCCACCGGAGTTCAAGGCCCTATGGGACTTGCAACAAATACAGGAGCTACAGGACCTCAAGGAGTTCCCGGTTTGCAAGGTGCCATGGGTCCCATTGGATATCAGGGCTTACAAGGGTTTCAAGGCGTTCCTGGTTCAGCAGTGAATACTGGAGCGACCGGCACACAAGGACCCACGGGACCTCAAGGCGTAGATGGAACTGCCTCGAATACGGGAGCGACTGGATCTACCGGATATACGGGAGTATCCGGCCCCACTGGACCTCGTGGGTTTCAAGGCACCACGGGTTATACCGGACCTCAGGGTCTGCAAGGGTTCCAAGGAGTTACCGGACCTCAAGGCTCAACTGGTTTTACCGGCTACACGGGTCCTCAGGGATTTCAGGGCGTCACTGGTGTAACGGGTTCGCAAGGACCCACAGGACCTCAAGGGTTTCAGGGTTTCACGGGCAACACAGGTCCTCAGGGGTTTCAGGGAGTTACGGGTGTAACGGGATCCACAGGTCCGCAGGGGTTCACGGGATATACCGGCCCTCAAGGTTTCCAGGGAGTAACGGGCTCCCAAGGATCCACTGGGCCCCAGGGGTTTCAGGGGTTTCAGGGGTTTCAGGGCACGCAAGGGTTTACCGGTGTGACTGGTTACCAAGGTCCATCTGGACCCCAAGGGCCGCAGGGGTTTCAGGGATTCACAGGTAACACGGGGTCGCAGGGACCCACTGGACCTCAAGGGTTTCAGGGATTCACAGGTAACACGGGTCCGCAGGGATTTCAGGGGTTTACGGGTGTAACAGGCTACCAAGGTCCCACTGGATCTCAAGGACCGCAAGGTTTCCAAGGATTCACTGGAACGAGCGGCGTAACAGGTCCTATGGGACCGCAAGGGTTTCAGGGCTTCCAAGGAGTGACTGGACCTATTTATACTGGACCCACTGGACCCCAGGGAGTTACAGGTGCTCAGGGTATGTTTGGTGTCAGCTCAGATCGATACATAAGTCTGACTACGTCTGTGAACTCATTGCCAGTTCCCATAAATACATTCAGCCACGACTGCTTTGCGAATGCTTCGATCACAAATAATTTGAGTCAAGTTGGAACAGCGGGCATCACGTATACGGCGAGCACGGGCGCATTCACCGTTTCAGAAATGGACGGGTATGGAACCTACGAAATTGAATCGATCTTTGTATTGACTGCTGTGTCGCAGCCAGCATCTGTCGTTCTTTCCGTTCTGAAGAATGGTTCTGTCATTTGGACCTCGCCCGTTACGTTAGGTGTTTCGCAGTTGATCCTTCCCGTCCGCTTGTTCCAGGTGATGAACTTTGGCGATTACATCAACGTCCAGATTTCGACTGGAACGTTTTCAGCCATTGTCCTTGATGCGGGCACCACGCTCAATATGAGCCGTCTCTCTGTTGGCCCCCAGGGTCCTACGGGAAACACGGGTCCGATGGCAAACGGGACGAATATCGCATCGAGTTACGGATACTCGCAGTCTCTCAATCTTCCGAATGGTCAAGTGACGATTTTCCCGTTTGACAGCGTCTACGTCGAACGCGGTACGCATCTCCAAAACGGGACACAGATCGTGATTGAGAGCCAAGGAATTTACGAGATCATTACCTCGATTCAGATCGCAAACACTAACATAACACCTACGAATGCGTATACGTGGATCCGAGTGAATGGTGCTGATGTACCCGCAACGAATGGAGGTCTTCTCGTTCCGCCCAGCTTGTCGGCCGCATCGCTGATTGCGGTGCCGTACATGTATTCACTGAATGTCGGAGACTACATTGAGATTGCTGCAACTACGGGGTCAGCAAACGTGAGTGCCGTCGCGTTTGGTGTGGATACTCATGGTGCCTCGCCGTCTGGACCGTCTATTGCTGTGGACATCAAGAAGGTTGCCGTAGATATTGGAACTACTGGACCCACAGGCAACACTGGACCCACAGGCAACACTGGACCCACCGGCAATACAGGTCCCACAGGAAATACGGGTCCCACGGGAAACACTGGACCCACAGGCAACACTGGGCCCACGGGTAACACTGGTCCCACTGGGAACACCGGACCCACTGGGAATACGGGAAACACCGGACCCACAGGCAACACAGGTCCTACCGGTAACACGGGGCCCACAGGAAATACGGGGCCCACGGGGAACACGGGAAACACCGGTAACACTGGTCCCACCGGTAACACTGGACCCACGGGAAATACAGGACCTACAGGGAATACTGGGCCCACGGGAAACACTGGACCCACCGGTAACACCGGTCCCACGGGAAACACTGGACCTACAGGCAACACGGGGCCCACAGGAAATACGGGACCCACGGGGAATACTGGTCCCACCGGCAACACGGGAAACACAGGAAATACTGGACCCACAGGTAACACGGGGCCCACGGGTAACACGGGAAACACCGGTAACACGGGACCTACAGGAAATACTGGACCCACAGGCAACACTGGGCCCACAGGGAACACTGGACCTACAGGGAACACTG